TCATAACAAAAATAATAATTTTATTTTAGTGTCCTTACCTTAAAAATATTTATGCAGTAAAAAATATTTTTTTTCAAGACTTTTTTTCAAAAATAAAATTGGACATTTATTTTTGTCCAATTTCATTTTTTGAAAAAAACTTTTGGAAAAAATAAATAAATTTTCATTTTTAAAGCTATATTTTTTTAATCTACTTAAAGAAATTTATAATATATATTTTCATTTTTAAAGCTATATTTTTTTAATCTACTTAAAGAAAATTATAATATATATTTTTAAACATAGTTAAAGAAATTTATAATATATATTTTTAAACATAGTTAAAGAAATTATTACTATTTGCAGAATTTATTATATTATAATTTATATTTAAAGTTAATAAAATGTTCTCTGATTTAGAAAAAAAAAATATTGCTAATCAAATTAAAAATATAACAATTAATGATATCGATCTCGAATTTAATCAATTAACTAAAATAGGCCATTTCGCTAATACAATTTCATCTAGATCTAAAATAGGCAATAATATCGTCGATTATTTCACTTTTGTTAAAAGATTAGAAACTAAAGGAAAATATAATATAAACTTTTTCGATTTTATAATTAATTTAAATGAATTTAAAAAAAAGAAATTTATACAAACTATGATTACCTATTATGACAATGTAAAAAATAAAAATAATACTAAAAATGAATATATCGTATTAAAAGAAATATATAATATCTGTATTAGTGCAATTAATATTATGAGACCATTAAATTGTATGGAAATTTATACAAAATATAAATCACAAAGAGTTTTAAATTTTTGTGCTGGATGGGGAGGATCTACTGTTGCAGCTGCTGTTTTAAATTTAAATACTTTTTATGGTATTGAAATTAATACTGATCTAAAACCTGATTATGATAATATGATAACATATTTGAAAACCAAATCTTCTACTCAATTTGAAATGCATTTCTGTGATGCATTAAATTTTGATTATTCCTCTATTATTTATGATACTGTATTTACATCTCCACCTTATTATTTTATAGAAAAATACGCAAATAATGTATCATATAAATCAAAAAAAGAAATGAATATACAATTTTATAAACCATTATTTAATAAAACATATAATGGACTTCAACAAAATGGATATTATATAATTAATGTTTGTAATGAAATATATAATACTGTATTAAAAGATTTATTGGGAGAAGCAAATGAAATCTTTCCTTTAAAAAAATCAAAAAGACAAAACAATTATACAGAAATGATTTATGTTTGGTTTAAAAAATAAGATTTATTTCACATTTATTACAAATTATATATTTGTAATAAATTATATAAATTTAATATAATTATTAATCATATTTAAAACAACTGTTTTGGGATTAGAAAATATACTAATAGTATACGGTTTTGAATGTATAATTTTATTTTTATTAATGGTTTTCATAATATATATAATAGTATTATTATTTTTATAATTAATTTCACCTTTATGTAATGCTAAATGAATATGATTATAATAATCATTTTTACCAGTAAATGATAAATAATAATCATATTTATATATTGTTTTATTATCTATGTGAATATTTCCATGCACGATTTTTTTCCAATTTGTAATAATATTATTTACAAATTGTATTTTACGTTTATAATAATTTTTGAATGTTTTATTTTTATTTATAAATTTATGTAATTTAGAATTCAAATTATGTAATTTAGAACTCATTATATTATATATATATAATTAAATAAATTAATATGTTCCTCCCATACCTATTTTGGAAGTAGTAGTAGCTTTAGATTTTACATTAATAAATGACGCATATTGAGGAGAATATTTATTAGGAATTTGAGAACGTTGAGGATGTTGAGGATATTGAGGATGTTGAGGATGTTGTTGAGGAGGAGGTTGAGGAGGCATCCAAACAGATGGTATTATTTTTTTATTTTCTTCATTAGGTTTTATAAATTTATTATATGCGTCTTGTTCAACTTCTTTTTGTTTATCATTAGCGATTTGCTTTAATAATTCTACAGGAACCTGTTTTTTCATAGAAATAAGATATTTAACCATATTTTCTTTTTTCTCTCTAGTTGTAGGATAATAAGGTATATTAGTCCAATCATTAGTAGATATAACAGTATTATTGGTTTGTTTAAATTTATCAGGATTAATAATTTTTCTTTTAGGTTCTCTTAAATCATAATTATAATATTCCTCTGAACCGAATTGTACACTTGTTAAAAATGTAGATATATTAATAAAAAATATTTTAGAATTATGAATAACAAATATATTATCAGTTGGATTATCAGATTTATCATTAATATTATATTTTAATTGTGTAATTGTATTTAATCCATCAATACCATTATCATTATCTCCTCTCCAAGGGTCTTTTTTACTAATAATTCTAGATATTCCATCAAATAATTGAAGAATTTCAGGACTACCGATATTATAAAAAATAGATCTATCAATTTTTAAACCAACAGATAGACATCTTTTTTGTAAAACATTATCTTCCATTCCCCATCCCCAAAATCCAGGAAACCCATTGGTTTTTTCAAAATCGTTTCCTTTCATTACAACTATTCCGCCTAATGCGTATTTATATCCATAATAATGTTTTACGATACCAGAGGTTGTTTCATAATCGAATATTTTATTAAAAGGTATAGTATCAACATCATTAAATATAAATGTAATATTTTTATAATGATTAGGATATTTATTTTTAACTGCTAAGAAACCTATATTTTTAACAGCGCCTCTATTAAATGTTCTAGCATCACATTGATGAGAGAAATATATTTCATAATTATCTTTATCTTCAAGAATAAAACTCATATATTTGCTAAAAAAGAATTTATGTTGAGTTCGATTTCTATATGGAACAATAAAGACTTTATTAGGTATTTTAATTTCTTCAATCATTTATATTTAATAAAGTAATTATTTTTAAAATTATAACTATTAATATTAATATTTAAAGAATTAATATTAATATTAATATATGTTATATCAATTAAGTATTTTAATACTATTAGTAAATTATAATATGACATATAATTTAAATAAAATATGCACTAATTGTAAATGGTTTTTACCATATAAACCATCCTATACGATAAATGATTCTGGAATATGTAATTATAACAATAATATTTATGAATATAAAAATACACAAACAATTATAACTGATTTTCTAAAAAATTTTAAAAATAATCAATTAAATGAAGAATATATATATTTAAATGAAATAAGTAATTTACTAATTGAATATGACGTATTAAATAATAATTGCTGTGGAGAAGTAAATGAACTATTAGATATTTATGAAAATGAAAAAGCAAAAAAAAAATTATATAATAAATTTTATAAATTAATTAATTATATCATTTAAACATAATTAATATTATATTTTTTTAAAATAACTATAGGTATTAAAGAATCATCTTTTGTAATCTTTTCTAATTTTTTAAAACATTTATTTATAGTAACTTCACTTGTTTCACTAACATTTTTAATATCTTTTTTTGAAATATTTAATTTACATATTTGAGATATAAAATATACCACTCCTGCAGCAATAGATGGAGGAGTGTTTTCAGGCATAATATCTAATTTTTCAATTTTCATTGATATAAATTTACATAATTTAGTTAATTCAGTATTAATATTCAGTTTACTACAATATCTTTCAATAAATGAATCTGGAGTAGTTTTTCCTAAATTAGTTTTCTCTTTATTATCCATATCTTTTTCTAAATTATTAATAATTGATAAAGCATTTTTACATCCTTTTGTTGCACTTGTTATATCTAACTTAAATATTAAAGCTATTTCTTTAGCAGTTCTCGGATAATTATTTACTCTACATGATATGTAAATAGAAGCTGCTATAATACCATCTCTATTATCTCCTCTAAATGTTAAATCACATTCTGATATTTTTTTATGATATATAATAGCATCATCTATGATCATTTTTGGAATTCCTCCATTTTGTGCCATAACTGTAATTATTTGAAATTCATCATATTGAGATTTCTCTTTATAAGGCATTGATTGCCATTCCGCATATCGTCTTATTTTTCGCATTTCATAAGACATTGAACCAATACATAACACTTTACAACCATATGAAGATTCTTGTAAAAGCGGATTTATAGGCATTCCACATCTAGTTGGATCTGAATGTTGATTATCATCTGCTCCATAATATCTCCATTCAGCAGTTTGATCTACTAAATCTTTATAAATAATTCCACATCGTGTATTAGTACAAGTCAAAAAACCTTCTTCTGAAAATGCTAAACTACTTTCACATCTTTCACAAAATTCTCTATTTTTAGAACCATACATACATTCTAGTGAAATCGGCAATTTATCCGGATTGTCGATTTCTGAATCAAAAATATTCCATAATTCTGTTTTATTTATATTATTATTTTTTCGTTTTTGACTTTTGTCTTTATTCATTGTTTTTATGTATGTTCTATTATATAATATAATTTTAATTCAATTTTATTTATATATTTAATATATATTAAATAGTATATGGGAAATATGAATTCTAATAATTTAGAAAAATCAACAAGTGATAACTTATATGATATAATTGATAGTATCGCTACTTATTATATTTTAACTATGAATTTTAACAGTTTAGAAAAACTTTCTCAAAAAACCTATTGTGATAAATTAATTATTCTTACATCTGAAATAATTAATAACAATTTTAATAATATGGAAGTTGAACTTATCTCTCAAAAAATAAAAGACGGTATTCCTGTTAATATTTCTACTAAAGAAAATATTTCTTATATTAATAAAGATAATCTTGATAATATATCAATTGATAGTGATAAAAAACAAAAAATATGTATTGAAATCGCCAAATTTTATGTTAAAATAGCACATATATTTGCTGCTATTGTTATGACCATAAATCCAGTATATACATATGAAAATGAAAATGGAACAACTATTAAAACTGAATTATTAAAAAAAGATACAATCCCTAAAAATGCAAATACGAAATTATTACAATTGAATTTATGTAATAATAAAATTAATGAATTAAAACATAAACTATTTACTGATACAACCACAAATGATATAATTATTCAACCTACAATATGTTCTACTGGAGCTGATGAAATTAATACATCAAATAATACATCAAATAATACATCAAATACACTTTTAGATGAACCTGGAATTACAGAACTTATGGATTTGTATCTCGATGATAATTATGATTTTTCTACAGGTAAATTTATGGGAATGACTGAAACTACTAAAACTCAATTTCGTAAAGATTTACAATTATTTTATACTTCTTTTACAGGTAATATAAATATGCCTCCTGAAATAAATAAATTTAGTGATATTAAATTAAAAGATTATAATAAAACCTCTTTTTGTGAAAAATCCAATTCTGGAATTCAACAACAATATATACTTAATAAAAAAGATGAGCTATTTATTAAATATGCTGAAAATATACAACAAATGATAAAACGAGCATCTGAAAATCAATCTAAATTATTAAGTATTATTAATGAATTGTTTATTTATAAAATTGACTCCAACTCAACTAAATCAATTATAAAAATTAATAATAAATTAACTAATGCTAATTTAGACAAAATTATTATAAAATCACGACAATTAATTATTAATTTATATATTACGTGTGAAATGGATTATCTTAAAGGTATTAAATTATACGATGCAATAGTTCAATCTAAAATATTTGAAACTACATATAAACAAATTACACAACACGAAATAGATGCTTCTAAAATGATATCAGAAATTAAACAAATTGTAAAACCAGGATTTATAGATTCATTATTTAAACCGCCATTACAACCTTCTACTAAATTAACACAAATTAACACAATTTTACATCCATCTCTAGATCCAACTCAATCTTCAACTATAAATCCATCACCAACTCAATCTTCAATACATATTTAATTATATTTATTATTTAATATATATTTATGAAGCTGAAGCTGCGGCAGAACGACCTGCGGCGGCAGCGGCGGAAGCGGCGGCAGAAGCTGCTGCTGCGGCAGAACGACCTGCGGCAGCAGAACGACCCGCAGCGGCAGAAGCGGCAGCGTGTGCTGAAGCGGCACTAGATGCACTTCTTGCACTAGCAGCTTTTGCCGCTGCGTGTGCGGCTGATTTTGCTGCTGCATGAGCAGTTGCAAATCTTGATGCTGCAACACTTGCTGTAGCTTTAACTCTTCTAGCGGCAGCTTTATTTGCATGAGATACACGACGAGTTCCTCTTCCTTTTCTTCTTCTTCCTCCTCTGGTTGCCATTATATATTATATATATATAAAAAAATTTTTTTATAAATTTAAAATTATTAATTCTAAACTTTAATTCAAACTTTAATTCTAAACTAATCCTAAAATAATTAATTTTAAACTAATTAATCCTAAACTAATTAATCCTAAACTAATTAATCCTAAACTAATTAATCCTAAACTAATTAATCCTAAACTAATTAATCCTAAACTAATTAATCCTAAACTAACACTCTAAACTAACACTCTAAACTAATAAATTAAAACTAATTTAAATAATAATTATTAAAAATAAATTATTTAAACTTATGTTCTATTTGATCTAAAACTTCATCACCATAAATTAAATTTCCTGAAGGTTTATATGATTTTATAGGAGTATATTCCTTTTTATTAATTTGTTTAGATTTATTTAACACATCATCCGCTTTTTTTAAATTAAAAACATTATCAATATTATTTTCATTTAATATTTTTAAATTATCATCTTCTTCAATTTGTTGTTCTCCATATTCATTAATAATAATACCTGTTTTTTTTTTCAATTCTGTTCTAACATATGAAGGTACATAATGTATCCAAGATATAAATAATAAATTTGGATGAATATAACGTACAATAAATCCATTAGTTTTCAATTTATCAATTAAATATGCTATACAAGCCGCTTGATCAAACTTTGGAACTCCAATAATAATTTCAGGAACTAAAAACCAACTGAAATGTTCATCTTTTTTTTGTCTAGAGATAGTTTTAATTCTGATATGAATACGATTTAAAATTTTATTAAATAATGATAATTTAAATAAATCTTGTTGATGTTTTTTTTCATATAATTCATCAATATTCAGTTTTTCAGAAAAGTCATCAATATTTTCTAATGTAAATATATTAGCCATTAAATTGATTTTAGAAAAAAACTTATTAAAATTAATGTATTAATAATAATACATTAAATGACAATTAAACATTTAGTAATTTCAGGAGGTGGACCGATTTTAATTCAAGTATTAGCCGCGATTCAATATTTAGAAACACACAATTTTTTAAATATGTCAAATATAAAATCCATATATGGTACATCTGCAGGAGCAATTATAGGAACCATATTGTGCCTTAATTATGATTTTGAAACAATAAATGATTATATTATAAAACGTCCGTGGAATGATGTATTTACAATTAAAGTTCAAAATATATTTGATGCTTATACTCAAAAAGGTATATTTAATATAAAAACGATAGAGAAATGTTTTAAACCATTATTTGATGCTAAAGATATTGATATAAATATAAATTTAGAAGATTTTTATAAATTATCAAATATAGAATTGCATTTATATACATTTGAAATAAACGAATATAAAATAGAAGATATTTCTTATATAAGTCATCCGAAATTATCCTTAATGATTGCAATTCAAATGACGTGTGGATTACCAATTTTAATTTCACCTGTTTGTATAGATGATAAATGTTATATTGATGGTGGTGTAAAATGTAATTACCCTTTAAATTATTGTATTGAAACGTGTAATAATTCAGATGAAATATTAGGATTTAAAAATAAATATAAAAACGAAATAAATAACATTAATAAAAAATCAACATTAATAGATTTTTTATTTAATTTTTTATTTAAAGCTGTATTTAGTATTAATACAGATGATAAACAGATTGATTTAAAATATGAAATAATATGTCATGCGGAATCATTAAATATTGATATGTTACATAATGTGTTAAGTAACATAGATGTTAGAAAAGAACTATTTAATATTGGAACTCAAAATGCTACCAATTATTTAAATAAATTAAATAATCCTATTTAAAGAATAAATAAAGTATTTAATATTCCTATTTAAAGAATAAATAAAGTATTTAATATTCCTATTTAAAGAATAAATAAAGTATTTAATAATCCTATTTAAAGAACTGTATTTAAAAATTGAGTTAAAGTCACTTTCGTAGGTTTTGCATCATATTCAATCACTTGTCCTTCTTTTAATAACTTAATCGTAGGATAACCTTCTACACTATATAAATTCATCATTTTATCTACTTCTGCTGTTTCTTCAGAACAATTGATTTCTGTAAAAATAATATGATAACCATTTATTTTCTTATCTTGATATTCACTTTTTAATTCATCCCAAATAGGTTTTGCAGTTTTACAATGAGGACACCAATTCGCAAAGAAAAATAATAATTCAGCACTTTTATTTTCTTGCGAATTATTCGAACTCGATTTTATTTGAGGAGAAACATAATAATAATTATAAATTATTATACTTAAAATAAAACCAATTATAACAACACTACTCATTATTAATATATTTTTAATATTAAATATACTTTTTTGTATAGACGACGATTCACCACCAGATGTAACATTTCCAAACCTCATCATTATATTGTATATATAATATATTATTAACATATTCTTTTAACGAATCTAAATTAGATATTATATATTATATATTATAACCACTATATTACTAATAATTAAATACTTATTTATTATTATTTTATATTATTGTTTTAACTAAATCATTTATATATACTTTAATACATCCTTTTAATTACAAAAATAAGTAATAATCCTATAAAAAATGTAAATACATAACTACACATAATATTCATATTTATTTGTGATTTTACTTCTTCCGTACTTGAAGAATCATTCGCTATTTTTAATAAATTAGTTTGTTTATTATTTAAATATATTATATAAATAAGTAAACATATTACAAATATTTTCATCAATACAGATATTGATGAAAAATATTTTAATGGACTAATTATAAATATTATTATTATTATTATTGATATAATAGAACAAAAACATATTTGTTTTGTTACATCAGTAAATATTGTTAAATTAAATGGAGTATTTAAATTCATATATTATATATATATTAAAATCATTTTATTTTTATTATTTTTATTGTAGTATATTATAATGAAACATACTTATTATAATAATAATAATCACAATAAAACCAAAAAAGTATTTTCTAAAAAACATTTTAATTCTGGTGAAGGATTTTTAACAAATGTGTGGGGACCTTTAATGTGGACTTATCTTCATATTATGAGTTTTAATTATCCAAATAATCCTACTATGGAAAATAAAATGCATTATAGACAATTTATTTTAAGTCTTCAATATGTATTACCATGTAAATACTGTAGAATTAATTTTACTAATTTCTTAAAAAAACATCCATTAAAAATGACTCATATGAGTAATAGAAATACTTTTTCACGATATATATATCAACTTCACGAATCTATTAATACAATTTTACATAAAAAATCAAATCTTACTTATTCACAAGTTAGAGAAAGATACGAACATTTACGATCTAGATGTATTGATGAACCACCACCACCATTACCAATAACATCCAAAAATATTACATTGAAAAAAAAAGAAAAAGGATGCACTGAATCTTTATATGGTAAAAAATCTAAATGTATTATTAATATTGTTCCACAAGAATATAAAAGTAAAACTTTTAATATTGATAAAAAATGTATATCTAAAAAAAATAAATTTAAATTATAAATTATAAATTATAAATTAAATACACTTTTATTAATTCATTTATTTTTTCTCTCTTGTATATCTAATTCTTTTTCTATATATTCATTATTTTTTTTTAATTGTTGTATTCTTTCTTTAACAGTTAATTTTTTTGAATTTTTAGGACTACCTGGACTTAAACTACTTTGACTTGAATCTGATTTAAACCCTGTACTAAAAGAATTTCTAGTTTTATTTGTTCTTTTCTCTTTTCTCTCTAATTTTTTTAGTGTTTTAAATTTCTTTAAATACATTTCATCATTGTTCTTTTTTAATGTATCTAATTGTTTCTCTACATTATTTGTTTCAACTTCAATTTCTTTTGCATCACGTATTAATTTTTTTAAAATATCTATTTTTTTAGAATTACGAGAAGTTGGAAATTTTAAAGATAAAATACTTTTTTGTTTTTTTGTTATATCTTCTAATTCTTCTTCCATTTTTTTATAATGTTTATCAAATGAATCATTTTTTGCTAAAGATACTGGTGATGATGGTTTTGAATTATGTGATGATAAACTTGAATATGAGTCAGTTTTATACGACTTAAAAGGTGATTTTTTTGCTAAAAGTTCTAATTCTTCTTCCATTTTTCGATAATTTTTATCAAATGAATTATTTTTTGCTAAAGATACTCGTGATGATGGTTTTGAATTATGTGATGATAAACTTGAATATGAGTCAGATTTATACGACTTATCAAAAGGTAATTTTTTTGCAAAATTATCTAATTCTTTTTGCATTTTTCGATATTTTTTATTACGTATTGATGTTGATGAGTGAGTTTTATTTGTTGGTTTTATTTTTCTTGATTTTATATTTCTTGATTTTATATATTTTGGTTTTCTATTACTTAAAGATGATGACGATGATAAACTATTTATTTGTTTTTCTCTTAATTTTCTTAATTTTTTTGTAAGTGCTCTTGTGTTAAGTATTTTACTTTTTATATGTACAGATAATTTATCTGAACTTTTAGAACTTAAACTAGGAGTTCTTACTGTAAATAAAGATGAACCTTTTGAACTTCTAGAACCTCTTGAACTTAAACTTCTACTTCTTCTTTTAGAACTTCTAGAACCTCTTGAACTTTTAGAACTTAAACTAGGTGTTCTTACTGTAAATAAAGATGAACCTTTTGAACTTCTAGAACCTCTTGAACTTAAACTTCTACTTCTTCTTTTAGAACTTCTAGAACCTCTTGAACTTTTAGAACTTAAACTAGGTGTTCCTACTGTAAATAAAGATGAACCTTTTGAACTTCTAGAACCTCTTGAACTTAAACTTCTACTTCTTCTTTTAGAACTTCTAGAACCTCTTGAACTTTTAGAACTTAAACTAGGTGTTCCTACTGTAAATAAAGATGAACCTTTTGAACTAGATCTAGAACCTCTAGAACTTAAACTTCTACTTCTTCTTCTAGAACTTCTAGAACCTCTTGAACTTTTAGAACTTAAACTAGGTGTTCCTACTGTAAATAAAGATGAACCTTTTGAACTAGATCTAGAACTTTTAGAATTAGAAAAATCAGATGTTCCTAATAATGATGGATTTGAACTTTTAGAATTAGAAAAATCAGATGTTCCTAATAATGATGGATTTGAACTTCTTGATTTTATATTTCTTGATTTTATATATTTTGGTTTTCTATTACTTAAAGATGATGACGACGATAAACTATTTATTTGTTTTTCTCTTAATTTTCTTAATTTTTTTGTAAGTGATCTTGCGTTAAGTATTTTACTTTTAATATATGGACGGAATCTTTTTGATTTATTATAACCATATTTTTCTATTCTTGATTTTGGTAATGAAGACAAATATTGTCGTCTTGATTTTCTCATATGTGACAATCTTGAACTAGATTTAGAACCTCTGGAACTTAAACTTCTACTTCTTCTAGAACTTAATGAACCTCTAGAACTTAAACTTTTAGTAGAACCTCTAGAACTTAAACTTTTAGTAGAACCTTTAGAACTTAAACTTCTACTTCTTCTTCTATTTAAACTTCTTCTAGAACTTAAACTACTTTTAGAACCTCTAGATCCTCTAGATCCTCTAGAACTTAAACTTAAACTTCTTATAAAAGAACCTAAACTTTTCATAGAATTTATAGAACTTAAACTTTTAGTAGAACCTTTAGAACTTAAACTTTTAGTAGAACCTCTAGAACTTAAACTTAAACTTCTTCTTCTTCTATTTAAACTTCTTCTAGAACTTAATGAACCTCTAGAACTTAAACTTTTAGTAGAACTTCTAGATCCTCTAGAACTTAAACTTAAACTTCTTATAAAAGAACCTAAAGTTTTCATAGAATTTATAGAACTTAAACTTTTAGTAGAACCTCTAGATCCTCTAGAATTTCTAGAACCTCTAGAACTTAAACTTTTAGTAGAACCTCTAGAACTTAAACTTCTAGTAGAACCTCTAGAACTTAAACTTCTAGTAGAACCTCTAGAACTTAAACTTCTAGTTCTTAATCTTCTTCTAAATATATAACAATTTCTATCATAACATTTCCTCATTCCATTATTACAACGTCTAGAATTTAAGTTTGTTTTTAATACACGATTTTTACATAATCCATCAAAACACCTCCTAGAATTATTTGGACATCTTCTGATTCCATACATTATTATACAATATTATAATATTATATTACATTCCAAATGATGAAAAATCATTTAATACAGGAGCAGGAAGATAATCATTATTAATAGCATTATAGTTAGGAACTTTTTTACATTCAAATGATGATTCAGGACAACGTGCACAAGCAGGACAAGCAGGACAAGGTTTTTGTCTAGGATATGTAGATGATTTTGGACAAACAGGACAAACAGGAGGAACCACTTGAGATTTAAGAATATATAAATCTGCATTATTAGGTGAAATTTGACTACCAGGTATTCCATAAGGTAATGAACTATTATAAGGATTATAAGCAGCAGTTCCAGTAGAAGTAGTTCCAGTAGAAGTAGTTCCAGTAGCAGTAGTTCCAGCTACGGTAGTTCCATTAGGTCCTTGTGCGTAATATGCGGTATTACCTTGAGGTCCAGTTACAGATCCGGCACTACCTCCATTAGCACCATAATATTGTGTAGAAGAAGTATTATAAGGATTATAAGTATTTGTAGCAGTAGTTCCAGCTACGGTAGTTCCATTAGGTCCTTGTGCGTAATATGCGGTATTACCTTGAGGTCCAGTTACAGATCCGGCACTACCTCCATTAGCACCATAATATTGTGTAGAAGAAGTGTTATAAGGATTATAAGAAGTATCATATGAATTATAAGAAGTATCATAATAATTATAAGAAGTATCTGTAGTTCCAGTAATAGTAGTTCCATTAGGTCCTTGTGCGTAATATGCGGTATTACCTTGAGAACCAGTTACAGAACCAGCACTAGCACCATTTTGTCCTTGATAAGATAAAGCAGTAGAATTAGTTTGTATAGGATAACCAGTGCTACCATAATATTGAGTAGAAGAAGTATTATTCGGATTAGAATAACTACCGGATTGTGTATAAGTATAACTGCCTGAAGAAGTTTGAACTTGAATAGCTTTTTGTCCATTATTCGCATTAACTACAGTAGCAGTATCTCCATTAGGTCCGTAAAATTTAGTAGCAGTTCCATTATTACCAATGTAATTAGTATAATTTTCAGTTGTAGATGCATTACTAGATGATTGAGATGTGAATGTGATAGGTGATTGTCCATTAGCAAATGTAATTTGTAAAGACTGTGTTCCATCACTATTAGTAATAACTACAACAGTCCCTCCATTAGAACCATAAAATGTAGAACCATTAGTTAATTCGGCAGATGATGATTTATAGTGATTATAATTATCATAAGGTACATTAGATGTAGATGTAGTAGATGTTGTAGATGATGTAGTATTATTATTTTTATTATTGCGAATATTTGATACATTAGTATTATTAGTAAAATTTTCAGTATTACTATTACAATTACCTCCTAAAAAAGAACATAAAACTAATCCTAATAATAAAATCAAAAAAAGAAATAATGCTTCAGTATTCATTGTATAATTTATAGAGTGAAAAAAGTTTAAAATTAAATTAAATAGATTAAAAAGATAATATATATATTATAATAATGAAAAAAGGAATTAATGAATTTGAATTAAATAAAAATATAAAAAATAAAATAAAAATACCTTCTACACAACAAGTCTTAAAAAAATATTATAATAAAGATGAAGTATATGAGATAGGTGTAGATGAAGTAGGAAGAGGTCCATTATTTGGAAGAGTTTATACAGCAGCTGTAATTTTACCTAAAGATGATAGTTTTGATTATTCAAAAATAAAAGATAGTAAAAAATTTCATTCAAAAAAAAAAATAGAAGAAGTGTCGAATTATATAAAAACAAATGCATTAGCTTGGTATATAAGTTATGAAAATGAGAATAAAATAGATGAAATAAATATTTTACAAGCAACTCAATTATCAATGCATAATTCTATATATGAAATAATAAAATTGTTAAACTTAAAAGAAAATAAAAGAGAGAATATATATAATTTATTAATTGATGGAAATTATTTTAATCCGTTATCAATAATTGATAAAGATACTGATAAAAGTGTAATTATACCATATAAAACAATTATAAATGGAGATAATACATATGCGTGTATTGCTGCAGCATCGATATTAGCAAAAGTAGAAAGGGATAATTATATAAATGAGTTATGTATAGAAAATCCATTTTTAGAAATAAATTATGGTATAAATTCAAATAAAGGTTATGGTACAAAAAAACATATAGATGGAATAAAAAAGAATGGTATAACTATTTGGCATAGAAAGAGTTTTGGAATTTGTAAAAAAATGTAAAAAAAAATAATATATATAAATAAAATTGAATTCAAATTATAATAACACTTAAAAGAATAAACTAAAAGATAATAATGAAAGTGTTTGTTTTTGATACAGAAACAACAGGTCTTCCAAAAATAAAAATAATAAATCCAGATACTTTAGATTTATGGCCACATATAGTTCAATTAAGTTTTTTAATTTATGATACTGAAAAGAATGATATAATAAAATCATATGATGAAATAGTTAAAATTCCTGAAAGTATAATAATTTCAAAAGAAGTTTCAAATATACACGGTATAACAAATAAAATTTCAACTAAACAAGGAAAATTATTACATAATATATTAGAAGAATTTTTTAATAATTTAAAAAATGTAGATAAGATAGTAGGTCATAATGTATTATTTGATATAAATATGTTAAAAATAGAAATTTTAAGAATTATTTATATAAATCCAGATAATTTATCTGTAGATATAATAAAAAAATATAAAAGTTATTTCTATTTATTAACAAATTATAAAAATATTTCGTGTACTTTACAAGATTCAATTGAATTATGTAATATACAATTAACTAATAAGTTTGGACAATCTTATTTAAAATTTCCCAAATTAATTGAATTACACGAAAAATTATTTGAATCAATTCCAAAGAATTTACATAATTCATATAATGATATTTTAATAACATTGCGTTGTTTTATGAAATTGAAGTATGATATTGATTTAATGAAACATTGTAAAAAATTTAAAAAATTAATAAAACTGTTAGAATTATTATAAATATTATAAAAATAATAAATTGAGAGATATGTAAAAGTATTTTAATTATATAATAATAATAATAATAATAAATAGATTGATGGTATAAGTATTTAAATTTAAATAATATTAAATTTAAATACTTATGAATTATATAATAATAAATAATAAATAATATTATGCAGAACACATTTCACATATTTCATCAACAGCATCTGTATCTGTATCAGTATTAATTTGAGTAGGTTCAATAGTAAATTGTTGTGCTTGATGTTTCGCTTTTCTTCTTAAATAATAAATGCCTGTTTTAAGTCCTTTTTTCCAAGAATAAAAATGCATAGAAGTTAAAGAATTATAATTCGGATCTTCTAACCATAAATTTAAACTTTGACTTTGACAAATAAAAGCGCCTCTATCAGCAGCCATATCAATAAGATTTTTCATAGGTATTTCCCAAACAATTTTATATTTATCACGAATATGTTGAGATAATATAGTCAATTGTTGAATAGAACCTTTATTAGCGATAATATTATTTTTTATTTGTTCATTCCATAATCCTAAATCAGTTAATTCTTTCATTAAATATTTATTAATAACAACGAATTCTCCAGCTAATGTGCGTCTAGTATATAAATTGCTGGTAATAGGTTCAAAACATTCATTAAATCCAAGAATTTGAGATGTAGATGCAGTAGGCATAGGGGCAACAAGTAATGAATTTCGAATACCATTTTTAATAATGGATTCTTTGAGTGTATCCCAATCATAACGATCACTAGGTTTAACATTCCATAAATCAAATTGAAGAATTCCTTTTGATGCCGGAGAACCTTTAAATGAAGAATACGCACCAACAAAATCGGTAGTATATTTCATACGATTTTGTGTATAATTAGTATCACTTGAATATAAAGAATTAAATTCAACCACTTTTTTAATATATTCTAAATGATCATAATGATTTAATATTTTATTAAACAACTCTAGTTTATTATTATTTTGAATACATTCAATTACTTTGATTTTTCGTTCAATTGCGATTTCATTACTTTTTTCTAATGAAGCGTGATAAATAGTTTCAAAAATAAATTTATTTAATTCTACTGCTTGCTGAGAACAAAATGAAATATCCATCATAATAAAAACATCAGCTAATCCTTGTATTCCAATACCAATTGGTCTATGTTTAAAATTACTAGCTTTTGTTTTTTCAGTAGGATAAAAATTTATATCAATAACTTTATTTAAATTATTGGTAATAACTTTTGTAACTGTATGAAGTTTCTCATAATCGAATTGTTTAGTTTCTAGATTAACAAATGAAGGTAAAGCAATAGAAGCTAAATTACAAACTGCGGTTTCATTTTTATCAGAATATTCTAAAATTTCACAACATAAATTGGAACTTTTAATAGTTCCCAAATTTTGTTGATTTGATTTTTGATTGGAAGCATCTTTATATAAGATATAAGGTGTGCCGGTTTCCATTTGAGAATCTAATATTTTAAACCATAAATCTCGTGCATTAACTATTTTACGTGCTTTACCTTCTAATTCATATTTTTCATATAATTGGTTGAATTTAGTTCCATATACATCAGATAATCCAGGACATTCATTAGGACAAAATAAAGACCATTTAGAATTATTTTTGACACGTTCCATAAAAAGGTCTGAAATCCATAAAGCATAAAATAAATCTCTAGCTTTTAATTCTTCATCACCGTGATTTTTTTTTAATTCTAGAAAATCTTCTATATCACCGTGCCAGGGTTCTACATAAATAGCAAATGATCCATTTCTTTTTCCAGATTGATTTACATAACGTGCAGTACTATTAAATACACGTAACATAGGAACTATACCAGATGTTTTTCCATTTGTTCCTTGAATATGTGAATCTTTACATCTTATATTATGAATATGTAAACCTATTCCTCCAGAATATTTTGAAATTAAAGCACAATCTTTTAATGTATTATAAATACCATCAATACTATCTTCTTCCATTTGAATTAAATAGCAACTGGATAATTGTGGATTTGGAGTACCACAATTAAAAAGAGTAGGTGTTGCGTGAGTAAAATATTTTAATGACATTAAATCATATGTTTCTTTTATTAATTCAAGACTTTTTTCATAATTATTTATATCTCCATGAATTCCTATTGCTACACGCATCCACATATATTGAGGTGTTTCTACAATTTTATTATTCAATTTAAATAAATATGCTTTTTCCAAAGTTTTAAATCCAAAATAATCAATTAAAAAATCTCTTTTATGATCTATCATATCATCAATTTTATTTAAATTACAATTTACGAAATTCATTAATTCTTCTGATATTAATGGTTTTTTCTCTCCTGTAAAATTAGTAAAATTATATAAAGATAACATAACATTTGAAAATAACAAATCTGTATTTTTTTGATGATTTGATATAATAATATGAGCTGATAATATGGCATAATCATTATTTATAGTAGATAATGAAGCGCATTGTTCTGCAGTTAATTCATCTATTTTTGAAGTTGGTATAGTATCATATAATTGGTCAATTACTTTCATTATAAGTGAAGAATAATTAATATGAATATTCGCTTCTAATCCGATTTTTTTTACTCTCTCTAATATTTTATCAAATGAAACTTCTTGAAGAGAACCATCACGTTTAGTCACACGCATTTCTCCGGAATAATCCATTTATTATATTATTATATATATATATATAGTTTTAAATTGATTTTAGTATATTAATTACAGTTATATATTATTTAATATATTATTAAATATATATTATATATATGTATCCAAAATTATATTTATTTATTATTGTAATATTAGCTCTTGGATTACCTATATTTATTCCATTTAATAAATTAGAAGGATATTCTAATTATACTTTAGATATGGAAATGGGAAAATTTCCTGAATCAGTAACTAATGTACTAGTTCAAGATACATATCCATCAATTGGAAAAAATCAAGTTTCAGATGAAACATCTAACAAAATGTGGTGGCGCTATCCTACATTTCAGGTAGGATCATATTCACAAATTACAAATAATATTAGATACCCATACAATCCAGATGATGCTAGATGCACCGCAGGTGATATGTGTTATGCTACATATAAAAATAAAGGATTACATACTAATTATATAAAACCTCTACCACCAGTTAATTCTACATGTGGTGGAACACGTGTAGGTTATTTTACAACATAATTTTTATACTATTGTATATTTATTTAAATAAGTATTTTATAAAATACTAAATAAAATTATAATAATCATATAATACAGTTATTTCTTTAAATTATTATATTTAACTAAAATTATATAAAGGTTAAAATTCAGGTATAATATGGACGGAGCGGATTCAATTACTTATATTTTAAAAAATAATATTGAAGGAGATATTGTTGAATGTGGTGTAGAAAGTGGACTTTTTGAACATATATGGATAAATGAATTAATGAAAAATAATGTTGTTCGCGATATATATCTATATGACACATTTGGGGGATTAGTGGAACCATCGGATAATGACTATACATGCAAAGATACTCAACTTTATCAAATGAATAAAGATGAAGTTTACAACACTTGGAAAAGTAAAATAATTGATGAAAATACAAATGGGTGGTGTTATGTGCCTTTACAACATGTTAAAAATAGATTAAATTCAACTGGTTATCCACAAGATAAATTACATTATATAGTAGGTGATGTAATGGAAACATTGAAAGACAAGGCAAATATTCCTGAAAAAATAGCAATATTGCGATTGGACACTGATTGGTATGAATCAAGTAAATATGAACTAGAACAAATGTATGATAATGTTGTAAGTGGAGGAGTCATAATATTTGACGACTATTATCATTGGAATGGGCAAAGAAAAGCAACTGATGATTTTTTTGCGAGTAAAAATTTGAAGTATGATTTTGTAAATATAGGTAATAACAAAACGTCGGCTATTATAAAAATTGTTTAAAAATTGTTTTTTTAATAGATTAAAAAATATTTCCAAATAATGAATTATTTGGAAATATTATGGAATTTTCACTACAAAATATACAACCTAATATTCTCTCTAACAACATTTATCAGGTAAAATGTAAAATAATTTTAATTTAATTTAATTTAATTTAATTATTTTATTAAATTTTAATAAACAACCTGTTTCCTGAATTGATTCTTGTTTATATTCTTTTTTAATTCTTTTTTTAGGAGCTCTATGTTCATATCCAGTTAAACGTTCTAATTCAATTATATTCCATATTTTAGTTAATTGATCTATATTATTTTTAAACCAATTTTTATCTCTTAATACTAGAATACAACTTATTTTTTCTAATTTCCAATAAATATATTTTACATAAATATAATTATATTTATCCGATTGATATAAAGCAATAGATTCTTCTTCCCATTGATCAATTTCAGCAGAATATTTTAAATTTAAAGGTTTATATAAATAAAATGGAGAACCTTCTTTTTTATGAAAATGTATTATAATACCTTTTTGTTTTCCATCTGCAGAAATAGTTGTATCTATTTCAGTTATATCTTTATCTTTATCTTTATCTTTATCTTCTGGTTCATTAGTATCTATAATTGTATTAATATTTGTAATTATATCTTCATCATAACTATATTTATCTAAATATTCAATAAATTTTGTTTCTAAAAAGTCACATTCATTTAAATTACATACTTCCATTTGAAGTTGCATTTGAACCCAATATTCTTTTTTTGGAATACCTGTTATTTCACGACTAACTACATTTTTTATTTCTATCATCCGTCCATAAAGATTGGATGATTTATCATCATTAATTCCATCTGGTGATGCTCCTATAAATTTATATATAGGATGTTGAATACATCCAAAATCATATAATTCTGTTTTATATTTATTTTCATAAATTAAAACTGAAACTGGTTCATATTTTTGTCCCCAATGTAACGAAGTATTTGTATTAATCATTTTAATTTCACCTATATCTTCATTAAACATTTTAATAGGTTGACATTTTTCATATATTAATTGATTTATTGTTGCTTGACTTTCAAATACTTTATATGCGTTACTTGCTGTAATTAAATTATGTCTAAAAGAATACCATTCAGGTGTTCTTTGAGTTGGTTGTTGAATATTTTTTAAATTATGAATGATATTTTCAATAATATCAACTTGATTTTCATTTTCTACTGTATCCTTTATTGTATCTTTTATTGTATCTTTTATTGTATCAGGATAAAATGTATTAATGTAAATATTAAAAGTATATTCTATAATATTATTAATATTATTTTCAATAATATCATTTATATTATTTATATTATGATATTGTTTTTGTATAAAAATAATATAATCTTCTATCTGAAGATAATATAAATCTTGAATATCTTCTAATAAAATATTATAAAAACCAACATTATTTATAATATGTGGATTATATTTAATATAATCATCGATTAGATAAAAGAAAATTTCAATTAATTCAAGTATATGTTCTTCTGAAAAAATATATTTTTGTATATCTATAGAATCTTTATCTTCATATTCGATTTCATATTCTTCTTCATCTTCTTCATCTTCTTCATCTTCTTCATCTTCATCTTTTTCATCTTCTTCATTATCATTATCAATATCAATAGTTTTTTTTACATTATTTTTGAAATTATTATAAGCATCAGATATAATATTTTGTAATTCTATCAATTGTTTTAATTCGTTGATAAACATAATATATATATATAACTTTAACTGTTTTTAATATAATTAATAAATTATATAATAGAATTACATTCTGGTATTTTATCATTAATTAATAATTTATTTCGTATTGTAATTGAATTTTTTTTAACTGAAAGTGATTTTAATGTTGAAACACGTTTATCAATATTTTTTAATGTAAAATGTTTAGAAATTTTAGTATATGTTAAAGCAGGAATTTCTTTAATAAGTCCATCTGTTTTATTATAAACAACATCTTTTACTCTTAATAATTTTTTTTTATCTAAACAATCCTTTAAAAAAATAATTAATAAATTAGTTTCTTCTTCATTTAAATTATTTATATTTTTATATAAATCCACAAATTCTAATAATTTTTTAGTTTTAATAGTTTTATTTAATTTACACCAAGGTTCATTACTATTATTTATCATTTCCTCTTCAAGATATTTATCTAAATTATGTATATCATTAGATGATTTGGTTTCATTAAATGGAATTCCATTTAATAACATTGTTTTATATTTAATATTTTTAAGTTCTTGACATTCCATATCATTATTCTCTTTAACAGTAATTTCTTCCATATTGTATATATTAATATATAAATAGAGTTTAACTCTATTTTTTTTAATATTTAAATATTTATAATTTAAATATTATTTTTTATATTATATAATGGAAAACAATTTAAACAATACAAATACAAATATCAATATCGAAAACAACTTAAACAATAAAAATATCAATATTATTGATAATACACGTACACATAAAACAGTAATACCTACAATTAAAAAAATAAAAAAACGAGTTGTCACTAAAAATTGGAAATTTGCACCTGAATATTTTGATTATACAAATCAATTAAAATTAATAAATGATATTTTAAATAATAATTTAGCTGATAATATAACTAATATTATTATTCAACAAATTAATACTAAAATATATGGATATAAACAACAAGATATTTTAAAAAAACGATTTAATGAAATCGAATTTTTAAATTTCGATTTTATTATTCATAAAATGATTGAATGTGAATTAAAATGTCGTTATTGTAAAATTGAAATGAATGTATTATATGATATCTCTAGAGAGATAAAACAATGGTCTGTTGATAGAATTGATAATACACTTGGACATAATATTAATAATTGTTATTTATCTTGTTTAGAATGTAATCTTAAAAAACGCAGACGAACTGATGAAAAATTTTTATTTACTAAACAATTAAAAATTATTAAATCCAATATCGATTAATCCTCTTCTTTTCTCTCTTTTAAAAATAAATAAATAAATAAATAATAATAATAATAATAATTTAGTTTATAAATAATATTTATAAACTAAATTATTATATGGAATGGAAATGGACAAAAGGAGAACCTTACGAGAGAACTAAAAGATTAAAACAATTATTAGAAATAGAAGATACTGAATTTAGTAATGAAATGGATAATTCCGCATACTCATCATCTTTAAATTATGATGAAAATACTTGGGAAATCTTAAATAAAAATATATCAAATATGGATTTTAAAATATCAAATAAGAGAGAAGAATTAGATAGTAAAATTTCGGATAGAAAATTAGTTCAACAAATAGGATATAACCCTTTTTTAGGTGAAAATAATTATATAGATGATATAACTATACGAGATGAATTTTTAAAACCAATTAATACTACACAAGGAACACTAAAAAATAAAAATGTAAATAATAATTAATTATAATAGTATTAATATTTAAATACTTATTATTTATAGTGAAATAAACAACTTAAACAAAAAATTAACATTTAAATTATGAATAATAATTCTTCTTCTACAAATTATACCACACAAAATGATTTATTATTACATAATTTAATAGACTTTTATAAAAATGAAAATTATCTTACACGAATGTTGAAAATTATTACAGGTGAATCTAAAATATCTTTACGTATTGTTGATTGGTTTGCTACTAATTATGCTAAAAAAAATTTTACTTTATATTATATTACTAATAATTCTAGTTATACAACTAGATTTAAAGTATATTTTGATTATAAATTAAAATTAAAAGCATATAGCAAAAAACGATTCGATCCTTTTTGTCGATGGGATAGAATTAGTATTCCATATAAAAATGGAACATGTATTGAAACTACTATCGGACAATTAAATTTTTTTAAATGGGCTATTGAAAATAAAGTCATTGATTTTATTGAAGAAAATTATGATATTATTGAAAAAGATATGAATACTCGTAATAGCACATCTAAAAGAAAAGAAATTATTATTGATAATTCAAAAACACGCAAAAAAAGAGAAGAATTATCTATTTCTGCTACTAAAAGTATTAAAAAAGAAGAAGTTGAAATTGTTGTTCAATTTAATTAATTTAAATTTATCATAGTTAAGTATTTAAATATAAATTCATATTTCTAATATGGGAAATTCACAATCAATTCAAAAAATAAATTATCAAGATATACAATATATTATTCATAATTCTGATAATTATATATTAATTAATACTTTAAATATTAATGAACAAAATTGTTTAATTAAAAATACAATTAATATTCATAAAGAAACCGAATTAATTAATGAATTTATTAAAAATAATAATAAACAATTCAAAATCATTTTATATGGACGCAATTGCAATGATGACACAGTATTTGTTAAATATAATCAATTTATTTCATTAGGATTTTATAATGTATATATATATTTAGGTGGATTATTTGAATGGTTAATGTTACAAGATATATATGGAGAAACCGAATTTCCTACAACTAAAAAAGAATTGAATATTTTAAAATATAAATCTAATAATATATTAAATATATATTAAATATATGTTAGGAGGTACTGTAAATAAAAATGATAATTGGTTTATACAAATTGTAGATGATTGTTGTAAATATTTATGGTTGAATGATGTTAATTTGACACAACAATTGAAAAATAAAACTAATTATAATTATTATGAAAAAATATATTCAACTGAATGTGATAATTTATCAGTTGAATGCAATTATGGTCAGGGTGCTATAATAGAACTTCCAAATAAGATTCTAAATTTAAAGGGTTATAGCGTAGGTGGATTATATTATGTACCATTTAAATTAAATCCTTTTAACCAAAATATATCACAACCACTATTTGATTGGTGGGGAGTAAAAGGAACAGGTACTTTAGAAAACGAACACCTTAATGTTACAGGTAATTATTTAAAAAACGATCACATTCATTTTTATAATAGAACTCAAGTTGAAGCTGAGCAAAAATCTGTACCAATCGGTCATTGGCCTCACGATATTCAAAAATTAATAGAAAAAAGTACTAATCAAGGTGAAACAAATAATAGAATTTTTAGTTTTGGAACATTACAGTATCCAACTTATAGAGTTTTACACGAAAAATGTAAAAATAAGACAATTTCATCAAGTGAATTAGATGAATTAAATAAAATAGAACAAATATTTGAAAAAATATTACAACAAAATATTCAAATTATTAAAATATGGTGTAGAGATTATAAATTTAGTTATACTTTAGGATATTGTATTATTTGTAAAATGATTAAATATATTAATATTTGTACAATTACTTTAGCATATGATAAAACAATATTAAAAAATTTTATTATAGAAGGAAAATTACAAAATTGTGATGTGTATCATCAGACGCAGATAAATCTTGAAATATATAACAAACTTTTTAATGATGTTACAGTTAATTATCCAAAATATAAATTTTCAAATCATAGTCGTAAATTTAATTTTGATTTTATTAATATAAATTATGAAACAACATTTATTCAATTATGTAATATATTATCGTTGATATCATCATCTAGTAAATTACCTATAGATATCGTAGGAAATGTAGGTTTACGTAATCAGTTAATAGAATATATAGAACCTATAACTCATCAACCACAAATAACAACTGATGATGTAAAGGAAGAATCCACTCCAGATGATGATGATGAAGCAGATGCGGATGAAGACACATATGGAGATAAAAGTAATTTAATAACCATAATTCTAAATCCATCAGGTCAATCAACCACAAAAATTGAAAATTTTCTGGGACTAGATGTTACAAGTATGGATATATCTATTTATATAGATTTATTACGAAAATATATAAATGACACTGATACTGATACAGAAAATAAAATAAAAGCATTAAATCAAATAATAGTGTTAACTAAAAATCAATATAAAAAGTATCTTACTAAATTTAGTAAAATTACAAATTTAGTATATAAACAAAAATTACTTCAAACTGAGATTTTAAATAATTTAAGATATTTTAATTTTGATAAAGATTTATCAATAGATGAAAATATAGATAGTATACAAAAAAATATAACTGAAATTTCTGAATTTCATAATTCTATAATAGAACACCTTAATCAACTTACACTTGAAAATAATCCACCACCAGCACCACCACCACTAATATCACGAGCACCATCACCACCACCACTATCACGAACACCATCACCACCACGAACACCATCACCACCACCAATACCAGTACCACCATCACCACCACCACCACTACCAGTACCACCACTAATATCACGAGCACCATCACCGCCACCACCATTAATACCAGTACCACCAAAAATTACTAGAGATGATGATGATGATGATGATGATGATGTTGTAATGACTTATGACATTATAAGTGACAACACAAAAGCAAATAAAAAAAAGAAGAACAGAAAAAAAGCAGTAGCAGAAAAAGAAAAAAAAGAAAAAGAAGAAAAAGTAAAAGTTGAACGTTTACTGGAAGGAAAAAATGAAGATGAAATAGAACAGTTGTATAAGGAAATGGCAATAAAGTTGAATAATGGTGAAACACATTTTATTCCTGGTTCAACTGATCGTGTAAGAGTTTCATTGCTTTTATTTTGTAGTAAATCTATTACAGAAATATTTTATTTATTAGAGGGATCTAAATTAGAGGGATCTAAAGTTGTATGGATTACTGATGGTAAAAAAGATTTTGTAATTGCGATCTATATTTTGTATTATTTAACAGAAATTAATCGTACTAATTTATCTTCGAGACAAATATTAAACTTAAATAAAATAATAAACATAGTAAATAATTTTTTGAAAACGAGTGGTGATACTGAAAGTGAAAAATGGACCAATTATCATTTAATTCAATTAAATTTACAACTAACTAAAAGATGTCTAGATGAAATTGAATTACAAAGAGTGTGTGAATATATTAATATATTCACATCAAAAGAAAATTATGATTATGCGAATGAAAAATGTATGGAACAATTTAATGGATTACGTGGAATATATCAACAACTACAAATGATAAAGCAAGTTACGGAAAATGTAAAAAAATATGATGAATATAAATTTGTAACTGCGATGCCTCTACTTATTTATGTATTAAAACATGGCATTTGTGATTTGCAACAAACACAATATTATGCAGAAAGATTATTTAAAATGCAAGATAATGATTATTTTATAGCAGTAAATACTAGACAAATAAATGAATTATTACCAATTTTACATAATATAACAATGGACGACTTCAAACAAACAATTTTTGAAATAATAACTGATATTAATTTAAATTTAATTTTAAATTTAAAAGATATAAAAGATATAACAGAAAAAAATAAAGCGAGACGTACATATATGTTACAAATAATGAAGAATGCTACAAGAAATGATTACTATATTATACAAATAATTATATTACAAATGTTTTTAGATACAGATGAAAATATTTTACTTGATAAAAAAATTAAAGAAAAAAATTTAACTATTTCAATTTCTGATTATAAAACAAAAACAATACATAATTATATTGTTTGTTTAGAAAAATATATAAAAAATCTTGTAGATACAAAAGAAAAAGTAAATGAAACAAAAATATATAAATGTATACAACCGTTACCGGAAGTTGTAGTATTACCCGAATTTCCTGAAGTACTAATAAATTTTGTATTTGATCAATCGATACCTAACTCAGTAATAAATCGTTTTATTACATTATTGGATGAGGAACAGGAACCAGTAGTTCCATCAGTTTCAACATTTCCACTAATTCCAGTTCCTCCAGTTCCATCAGCAGTTCCATCAGTTTCAACATTTCCACTAATTCCAGTTCCTCCAGTTCCTCCAGTTCCATCAGCAGTTCCATCAGTTTCAACAAAATCCATAGATAAACCCAAAAAACTAAGTGGAGGAAGTTTATATAATTTTCATAAAAAAACAAATAAATATATAAGAAATAAAAAACACAAAAAAACACAAAAAAGAAATAAAAAAACACAAAAAAGAAATAAAAAACACAAAAAAACACAAAAAAGAAATAAAAAACACAAAAAAACACAAAAACGAAAATAAATTAAATATATTCACATATTTCGATATGATACTTATTATTTGTAATACTTATTTTAAAAGGTTTTCCACAACCATAAATTAAATTATTAATAATATAAAAATCACACATTTCTTTTTTGCTATGTGGGTCAATTTGAATATTATTATTTTTAAAAATACCGTGTCTAAATATACCACAATTTAGTTTTTCAATAATGATAAAATTATTACAATGAGGACATTTTAATATATCTTCTATTGGAGTTGTCATATTTGATAATATTAAAGATATTATTTAAATATTAATAATATTTTTAATATTATTATATATTAAAATCTGGAACTTTAATTTTAAAAGGTAACAGATGTAAAAAAGGTACTAGAAGATGTCGAACACATAGACGAGGTCGATTTTATCAAAAATGTAATATTTAATATTAAATACTGATTATTGTTTTTTTAAATAATGTAAAAATTATAATATTATTTCAATTATTAAAAAAAATTGAAATATAAATATTACTTAAAAACAATGATATTATTAAGTAATCAAATCAAATGGATTTAAATCAAAGAAAATTAAACAAATCCGAATGGAACTCTATTGAGGTTCCCGTTTCTAAAAATGAATTAGAAATTTTACTTTTAATTATTAAAGGATATGATGATGTTAATATTAGAATAAATAACAACTCTTCCATTTTTACATTTTTAAAAATGGAATATAATTTAAAAATGGAAGATTATTTATATAATAAATATTTACGTGAAAGATGTAGTAAAATAGAAATTGAATTAAAAAATAGAAATCCAAATTATATTAAAATAAAAATAATTGATGATGTAAAAATAAATTCTGCGAATAAAATTAGATTAGAGAGAATTGATGAATCATCTTTAATACAAAATAATATATATGAATTTATTATATTAACACATATTGAAGCAATGTTACATTCTAAAAATAATAATAATAATAAAATGTATCATTATCATTATTATACATTATATAAATTAATTAGAAATAATATAATTAATTTAAATCGTCATCTTAAAGAATTAACAAATAAAATATTGGAAATTTATATTAATGATATTAATTACGCAATAATAATTTCAAATGCGGTTGAATTTATTGAAAAAAATGGAGATTTATTAAAATATGGAGATATGATGCTTTATGAACATCAAAAAGAAATATTCACCTTTTGTAAAAAAATAAATCCAAAAATTATATTATATATGGCACCAACTGGTACTGGAAAAACACTTACACCTATAGCATTATCTCAACAAAATAAAATAATTTTTGTATGTGCAGCAAGACACGTAGGATTAGCATTAGCAAAATCAGCTATTTCAGTAAATAAAAAAGTCGCTTTTGCGTTTGGTTGTTCTTGTGCTGATGATATTCGTTTGCATTATTTTGCAGCAAAAGAATTCACTAAAAATAAACGCACTGGTGGAATTGGTAAAGTCGATAATAGTGTAGGTGATAATGTTGAAATTATGATTTGTGATATTAAATCATATATTCCTGCTATGTATTATATGTTAGCATTCTTTCCGCCAGAAGAAATAATATTATATTGGGATGAACCTACAATTACTCTTGATTATACTAATCACGATATTCACGCTACAATTAGACAAAATTGGAAACAAAATAAAATACCAAATATTGTATTATCTTCTGCTACACTTCCTAAACAAAATGAACTTACTGAAACTTTACCTGACTTCTTAAATAAATTTTCTGGAGCAGAAATTTATAATATTGTTAGTCACGATTGTAAAAAATCTATACCAATAATTAATAAAGATGGATATGTTATGTTACCTCATTATTTAGATGATAATTATTTGAAAATAATAGATATTGCTCAACATTGTAATAATTATTTAACACTTTTGAGATATTTTGATTTAAAAGAAGTTGTTGAATTTATTAGTTATATTAATGCACACAATTTTGGAACACTTAAAACACAATTAGATAGACATTTCGAAACACTGGATGATATTAATATGAAAAATATTAAAATGTATTATATATATTTACTTCAAAATATTGAACCACATCATTGGATTACTATATTCACTCATTTTAATAAAATTAGACAACCTAGAATATTTGAAAATCAAACTATTGATATAAAAGGACAACCTATTATTAAAATAAATAGTATTGGTCCTGGTTCTGGTGATTCTTCTAATCCATTATCTGGAAAACCTATTGTTCGATTAACTAGTGAACAAATTATTCCAACACAACCTATACCTATTAAAATCGGTTCTTCTGGAATTTATGTTACAACTAAAGATGCATATACATTAACAGATGGACCTACTATCTTTATCTCGGATGATATTGAAAAAATAGCCAAATTTTGTATTCAACAAGCAAATATTCCACCATTAGTTATGGATGAAATTATGAAGAAAATTGAATATAATAATATTATTAATACTCAATTAAAAGATTTAGAATCACGTGTTGAACAAATTAAAGAAGCAGCTGATGCCAAAATACAAAATTCAGTATTTGGATCTCATAACGGTCATACTATTGTTGGGAGAAATAAATCTTCTAAAGGAATTAAAAAATTAAATAAAGAACAACCTGATGAAATGGAAAATAAAGGAACATTGTCTAAATTAACTCAAGAAATCACTTCATTAAGAAATATGATTAAATCTGCTACATTAAATGATACTTTTATTCCAAATAAAAAAAGACATATTGATAAATGGACTAATAATAATATTAATACAACTGGTGCATTTACTAGTAATATTGATGAAATAACTGTTTCTGATATTATGGCATTAAATGGAGTGGATAATTCTTTGAAAATTCTGTTAATGATGGGAATCGGAGTTTTTATTAATCACGAAAATATTACTTATACTGAAATTATGAAAAAACTAGTTGATGAACAAAGATTATATATGATTATTGCTAGTAGTGATTATATTTATGGAACAAATTATCAATTCTGTCACGGTTATCTTAGTAAAGATTTACAACTTACTCAAGAAAAAATTATTCAAGCTATGGGTAGAATTGGACGAAATAATATTCAACAAACTTATACTGTTCGATTTAGAGATGATACACAGATTTTAAAATTATTTACAGCAGAAACAGAAAAACCCGAAATTATTAATATGAATATATTATTTAATAGTAAAAAAGTCATTTGTCAATCTAATGTATATATTGAAATTCCAGATGATGAAATGGATTCAGTTAAATCAATTGGATGTGTTTAAGTATTTGAATTATTTATAATGTATAAAAAAAAATTATAACACAAATTTATAAAAAATTTATATTATATTATATTATAAATTTTTTTATTATATTATATTATAAATTTTTTTATTATATTATTATTTTTTTATTTTATTTTAATACAGCATAGTCATATTCTATTACATTATCTTCTACTAGTAATTCTAGAGTTATTCCTAATGGAATATATCTTTTTTTATTTATATATATTTGATTTATAGTTTTTAATTTTATTATAAAACGTGTAATATTATCCATATCATTTTCATTGAATGGATTAATACATAAATGTAAATTTATATCTATTATATTTAATGCACATTTATCATGCAAAAATAATTGTGATAACATAGTATCATTATCAAACGCAAATGGATGGTTTGAATTACAACTTAAATCTACCAAATTTTTAGGTAAATCTAATTTTTGTATTAAAGTACAACTAACATTTAAATGAAATAAATTTTTATATAGTTGAGGTAATTCAGTTATTAAAGTACAACTACAATTTAAACTATTTATACTAAAAGGAAGTGGAGGTAATTCAGTTATTAAAGTACAACTACAATTTAAATTGTAGAATTGTTCTAAATGATCTAATTCTGGTAAATAAGTAATTGATGTATGACTACAATTTAAATCTGCTAGTATTGGAGGTAATAAATCAGGTAATGAAGTAAGAGTTGAATTATTATTACAATATAATACTTGTAATGCCGACTCTTCTGGAAATATAGGCAAACTTATTAATTGATTATTAGAAATATTTAATGATTTTAATGTAATGGGTAATTCACCTATTGTTTGTATTTGATTATCTTCACATAATAATACAAATAATTTAGGCGGTAAAATAAGTAAACTTTTTAATTGATTCCTAGAAACATCTACTTTTATTAATGTAATAGGTAAATTTGGTAATATACTTAAGTAATTTTTATAACAATCAAACTCTTTTAAAGAAGTTGGTAATTTATTTAAATTACGTAAGTAATTATTAGAAATATTTAATACTTCTAAAGAATCAGGTAAATCAGGTAATTCGTGTAATGAATTTCCTGATACTTTTAATATTTTTAAATGCATAAATTGTAAACAATTAGGAAATTGTTTAATTTCTTGATAATTCGTACATAAACTAATTATATTTGGATTATTTTTTATTAAATTATCAAATAAATAATTTAAATTAAAATTAGAATAACTTCTAGAATCTTCTCTATTTATTCGTAAATGAGTAACATCAGAAGGAACAGGTTGATGTTCATTTTTAGACTCGTCGTTTAAAGTTAAACAATAATGACTTTCCATTATATCTTTGTTAAATGTAATATATTTATTATTTACAAACTATTTCAATTTTTATTTAATACATAAGTATTTTAGAATATTATATTTTTATTTTTTATTTTTTTTACTTTTGTTGTTTGTAAAATTATTTTTTAAAACAGGAATTTTAAAAGATACAAAACAAATTGCTGAAAAAACAGAACCATTTTTCTTTTTGACATTTAATGAATTATAAATAAAATCTTTACCTGGATAAATGGTTATTCCTTTATCTGTAATATTATTTTGAAATAATTTTAACTCATTTTGTATTTTACCTAATCCTCTTCTTTCAATCAATTCTTTAATAGATTTTGATAAACCTCATTTCTGTTTTTTTTTTTCAATATCTTCATTAGAAGGTTTTTTTTCAGTATTTGAATATTCAACCGCAAATCCACCCATCCATTTCCCTTCTTTATTGAAAACATATGTTGTCATAATACCAGAACTAATAAATGATCCTTTAGGTCCATTTGTTTGTGCTTTTATACATTCAAGGACTTCTCCCCATTGTAATCTTTTGAGACCTTCTTCTTTGGTTATTTCTTTTGAAATAGTTGGAATCACACTTGTATATTCAACAATATTACAATTTTCAATTCCTGCCTCTGTTAAAGCTTGGTCATATGAACCAGTTTCATATTTTAATCCTTTTGAACCAGCATCTGATTCACCTTTTCCACTTGTTAAAAAATATTCATATGGTACTCGATTACCCAATGTAATACTCATATATTATATTAATATAATATTTTATAAATTATTATTAATTTATAAAATAATTAGCATTTTTAAGATGAAATGTGTAAATAAATAAATAATATTGATAATATATAATTTAAACTCCTTAATTGGAGTAAGCTAATCCACCCATTCCAGACATAATTCTCAACACATTATAATTAGTGGCATAAACACGAACTTTTGCAGTTTTGGTTCCTTCAACAGTTGCATTAGATAAGACTAATTGAAGAGTTGCGTTATCAATTCTTGAGAAGTTACACGTTCCACTTGGTTGATGCTCTTCAGGGCGTAGAGCAAATGAATACACGTTAATACCTTCATCAGGATTTCTGGTATGTGCCTGGTAAGGTTGAACCCAAGAAAAGTAAGATCCTTCACGCTCTGAGAAACGATCTTGTCCATTAAGTTGTAATTTAGCAGTAACAACTGGATTTTGACCCCAACAATGCATATCAAGAGACGTTTCAGTAAGCACAAATGTTCCAGCATCTGAAACACCTGAATTATCCAAATGAGGAGCAGTTGTTCCAGAGTTCAATAGAGCACTCATAGCAGGATCAGTTCCAACTGGATATTGCACTTGAGGTCCTCCCAAATTAGCCTCGTTATAAGGATTTGAAGGACCGTGCCAGTACCCAGTAAAACCAGGAAATTCATCACCAGGTTGGTAATCTAAAGCACCAGCATCTTGGAATAGACCACGAGCATCAATATATGCTCGTGAATCAGAAGCAACCGCAGCAGGTCCTCCAAATGCGTGAACTGCATTTGGTAATGCATCAATTGCATCAGTATAATTAAATGGTTGAGCACCTAATACTTTAAATAAAAGAGCATCACACGTTAAAGCAGAACAATAATCCACATTTTGATCGGGTTGAACAACCCATATCAATTCTTTAACAGGATGATTAAAGTTAAGCTTAATTTTATTCGAAGATGAACCAACAGATTCATCTCCTGTAAATTGCAGCTGACCAATTAAATATTCGTGAGGGTTTTGTGCCATTCTACGACGTTCGTCAGTATCTAAAAATACATAATCTACATAAAGAGAAGCAGCCACCAATGATTGATTGTAAGCAATAGTTGCAGGAACTGGACGTCCTACAGAATATTGTCCACCTTGTCCTGAATAAGGACTGGTGTTGCAGTTCAAAGTAGTTACTGCCCATAAACATTCATCAATTGGACGAATATCTAAATTGATTTTCACTTCGTGATACTGTAGAGCAATTAATGGTAATGCCAATCCAGGATTCGTGCAAAACCAAAATTGAAGAGGAATATATAAAGTGGTTTCAGGAAGAGCATTACGAGGAGCACATACTTGACGAGGAGCCATCGAATCACAAGGAGATTCGACATCGGCAAAAGAAGGATCAGTGATAAATGTTAATTGAGTAGTATTTCCAATTATTTTAAAATATCCTCTTTGTTGTTCTGCAGTCATCGTCAACTGATTCCAAATATGCATCCAATCACCATATTGACGATCTATTCTTTGACCTCCAATTTCAACTTCAACTTGAGCTATCAATTGTTCTCCTGGATAATCTAACCATCTAGCATATACACCTGTATTTGAACCCGTAGTATAATTTCCTAAACCCATTAATTGATTTATTTCTGGGAGAGTCACTTGAAGATAAGTACGATAGGCTAAATCTCCATTTCGACTAATTACACATTGAACTCTTCTTCCAAAATCAGCCTGTCCATTAAATGTTTGTTCTATTGATTCAATTGCAAAATTCGTATATCTTCTATAAGTCACTTTCCAAAATGTAATTTGAGGATTACCAGTTAAATAAACGTCTTGAGCTCCATAGGCAACAAGTTGCATTAATCCGCCTCCCATATTTATATTATTGCTAAAGAAAAAAAATTTGAGATTTTTAATTAATTCATTTAATTATTATATTTATACTTATTTATTTTATACTTATATTTTTATTTATTTTTCTCTCACTTCATTATAGCAATCAACTTATTTTTATTTTTGAAATTACACTTTTTATTTTTGAAAATTACACCTTTTATTTGTATTATTGAAATAAATACAAATAAATTAAAACCATATACATCTTTTATTTTTTAAAAATTTAATTATTATGAAAATATTTTATTCACGTCTAATGTTGTTTTCATAAATTTTTGTAAATAAGATTCTTCAAATATCTCTTTTTTACCTTCATGATTTTTTGTTAAAATATAAGAATTATTCATTTTTTTAACAGACCATCCTCTTTCTATAGAATTATATAAAAATAACATTTTTTGAAATGTTATAATATCTACTTTTATATTATTATTTTCTAAATCTGTTACAAAATCCAAATTTATATTTATATCCATATAAATAATTTTTAGAAAACAATACATCAATTTTAACTATTTAATTCTAATATATTTAATTTATAAATTATTAATTAAATAACTTTTAATTATATTAAACAAGGAAGATGCCTAGTTTTAAACCAAAATCCAATAAAAAAATTAAATTTAATAAAAAATCTTCTATTACACTTGATACTAAACACAAAGAATTCTTAAATGAATTTGCTAAAGATGAAAATAATAAAATCCCTAATTTAAAAATTGAGAGAAATAAAATAAAAGATAATTTAAATAATCTAAATACTCTAAATACTCTAGAACAAACTCTCGAATTAACAGATAAAATTAATGATATCACACTACAAATTAAAAAAATGAAAAATAATAAAAAAAATTATTTTCTGGATAATTCTAAATTCATTTTTGAATATTTCGAAAATAAAAAAAATATTTCTAATGGAAATATTAATTCTTCATTTAATAAAACACAAATTATTAATTCTTTTTTTAAAATTAATCACGAATTTGATAATGATGCTATAGTGTTAAAAGAAAATAATAATATTGCTCAAAAATATTTAAGTAATATTGATGACGCTTTTATTGATGTTAATTCTTTTATTTTTCAAACTGATATATGCACCATATGTCGTAAAGGAGAATTAGTTCCTCTTGAAGATGAAGGAATATTAGTTTGTAATAATTGTTCTAGAACGGTCCCTTATTTAATCGAAAATGAAAAACCATCTTACAAAGAACCTCCTAAAGAAGTTTGCTTTTATGCCTATAAAAGAATTAATCATTTTAAAGAAATATTAGCGCAATTTCAAGGAAAAGAAACTACTCAAATTCCAATTGAAGTAATTGAAAATATTAAACTCCAAATTAAAAAAGAAAGAATTAATTTAACACATATTTCTAACATTAAAACAAAAGAAATTCTTAAAAAACTTGGATATAATAAATATTATGAACATATACCATTTATTAAAGATAAATTAGGAATACGACCGCCTATTATGTCTCCTGAATTAGAAGAAACTTTATGTAATCTTTTTATTGAACTACAATCTCCTTATTCTAAAAATTGTCCTGATGATAGAGTTAATTTTCTTAATTATTATTACACTGCATATAAATTATGCGAACTTTTAGGAGAAAAAGATTATTTACAACATTTTCCTATGTTAAAAGATCGTGAAAAAAGAATTGAACAAGATGAAATATGGAAACATATTTGTCACGATTTAGATTGGGAATTTATACCTACTATTTAGGATTATATGGAAATAATTTTAATAAATTGGTATTAAAAATTGAATAATTTATATCATTACTATTAGCACCTACTCCATTACCATAACATTTCCCTCCTTTTTGTCTGTTATATCTTGTTTTTTTATTCTTTTTTTTATAAGATTTTTTTTTTGTATATTTTTTTAATGATTTCATCATAATATATAATATATTTATATTTAATTTTAATTTAAATATATCTCTCCTTTTACATATTTTTAAACCACAAATTTAAATTACAATTAATTTAAATATATTATAAATATTCATAAAAAAATAAAAAATAAACCCTTTCGGATTTATTTTTTATTTTTTTTATTTTTTTATTTTTATTTTTTTTATTTTTTTATTTTTTATTTTGCTTAATATATATTTACTAAAATTTATCACTAATATATATATAATATTTTTACTAAAATTTATAACTAATATAATATTTAATAACAATAATATTCATCATCTGAATCATATTCATATTGTTTAAATCCATAATCATATACATATGGTGCATAACTTCCCTTATAATTAAGAGGAAGTCCTAAAAAAGTGTTTTTCATTTGTCGACTTTCACTACATTCTTCCTCCTCTTCTTCTTCCTCTTCTTCTTCTTCCTCTTCAACAACTTCTTCTTCTTCTTCTTCCTCTTCAACCACTTCTTGATCAAATATTGATTCTAACTTTACTACATAGGAACACGGATGTGGTGGTAAAATTGGTTGTAATGGTATAATTATTGGTTCTGGTTCTGGTTCTGGTTCTGGTTCTGGTTCTGGTTCTGGTTCTGGTTCTGGTTCTGGTTGTTGTTGTTGTATTATTCTTCTTGTTCTTGTTCTTGTTCTTCTAATACTTTTATTTTCTAATACTATCCAAAAATATTTCTTCTGCTTCTTATATACAATGCGTGCTGTTGAATTCAGCACACGATCTTGAAACGACACTGCTTTTTCAGTATCATTCCAAAAGATAAAATGAACGTAAACAGCATTGTATTGCTTACCTATTTTATTATTAACTTTATTGACAAAGTCAATGTGACTTACCTTTCCAAGTTGCATCAAATTTTCCATCACCGCCTTAATCGTTTCTTTGCTAATGTTAGCAAAGACGTAAGGAATGTAAAGACTGATGTTGCGAATTGTTGACATTATTTTTCTTTGCGGTTCGATTAAATATACTTTTTATTATAAATGAAAAAGTATTTCATTTTTTTTTTCATAATATGATTTATACATTTATCATAAAATTTATAAATTAAAATGATACATATTTTTCTTAATATAATATTTTTCTTAATATATTAAAATACTTTTCCTAATATTAATTATAAATAATTAATATTTAAAGACCACCAGGAAATCCTACTAAATTTGCACCAATTCCAAATCCTGCACCACTACGAGCAGTAGCACCGATACTTGGAACATAAGTATCTAATATACTAAATGTAGCTGCCGCAGTTAAAGAAATTAATATAATTTCTTCCATATTTAAAGAACGTTTAGGAATAGCATAAGCAGCTATAGCTACCATTAAACCTTCGACTAAATATTTAATAATTCGTTTTACGAGTTCTCCTATATTTATTAAACCGTTCATTTATAATAAATAAAAAGAAAAAAAATATATATATTGCGATAAAAACTTAGAATTAAATAATTATATTATTTAAATGAATACTCCTAAAGATTTTAAAAAACTCGCTTTTCAACAAAAAAAAATTAACGGAAAGCATAATCCTAAATATGTAGATTTGTTAGAAGAAGATAAACCTATAGCAGGACAAAAATTTGTATGTGTTTCATTTTGTTCTCCTGAAAAAATCTTAAAACAAAAAGAAATATTTCTTTTTGAACAATTTCTAAAGCAATGGGATTTTAATAAATCTATGGATAAATTTATTCAATTTTTAAATTTTATTTCATTTAAATATAATATGTCATTTGATGACATATCTAATGATTTTAAAGATTTCGTTAAAGAAGAAAAACAAAATTTATTGCAAACTGAAATGATGGATGAATACAAAACTTATATTGATAATAATGAAGAAAAACTTCAAAAACAATTTGATATCGATAATAATTTTCAAACTAATACTAGAGGTATTAAAATTAGAGGTTCTTATCCTTCACAAGAAGAAGCTGAATTAAGATGCAAAATGTTAAGAGAAATCGACCCTAATCATGATGTTTATGTTGGACCTATCGGATTATGGATGCCTTGGGATCCTGAAGCTTATAAAACTGGAAAAGTAGAATATATGGAAGATGAACTCAATCAATTAATGTCTGAAAAACAAAAAAATGAATTAAATGCAAAAACCAATTTTGAACAACGAGTTAAAGAAAGCAAACAAAAAGCAATTGAAGAAAATATTAAAAATGCCGAAAAATCCGGAAATACTTTAACTCAAACCATTGATGCACAAGGCAATTTAGTTGGAACATGTAATTTAAATACACAAGAAAATACATTGAAAGAAAAAGAAGATGTTTCTACTACTGATGTTTGCAGTGAATTATTCGAAGGAGATAATATTGTTGTTGGAAAAACAGATTATGGACAAAGCGAATTAATTAGCGGACCTTTTGCTACAAAAAAAATAGAATAAATTAAATTATTATATATATATTCGTTATAAATAACTAAATATATACATATATATATTTTATATGGAAAATTTGTGTTATTTTGTTAATAGTAGAGGAATATTAAAATCGTGTGATTTTTTTTCTAAAAATCCAAAATCTTCTTGTAATAATGATATCGGATATTTAAAAAATATACAAACAGAACAGTTTGATAATATGTCTATTTATGTCTGTAATGAATTACTTATTTATTTTATTATTAATATTGTTCCATTAATTAATACAAATTTTATTTTAGTATCAGGCGATTCTGATTTAACTGTTCCAATAGATATACTCCCATTTAATACATCTAATATATTTAATGATTTTATAAATAATTCATATTTATTGAAATGGTTTATTCAAAATACATCAATTCAAAATCATTCAAAAATATATCAATTACCAATAGGTCTAGATTATCATACTATTTCTAATAATAGTTCTTCTCCATGGAAAATGCCTGGAGAAGGCATTTTTCCGTGTAATCAAGAAACTACATTAGTTAATATCAGAAATACAATGAAACCTTTTTATGAACGAATACCTAAAATATATGTAAATTTTAACAAAAATAATGATAGATTTAATCATAGAAAAAAATCTTTAGATAATATTGATCCTAATTTAATTATTAATCAATTATCATTTATTCCTAGAACTATCACTTGGAAAAATATACTAAATTATACATTTGTATTATCTCCATTTGGAAATGGAATGGATTGTCATAGAACTTGGGAAGTATTATGTTTGGGTGCTATTCCTATTGTAAAAGCACCTAATTTTACACGTTTATTTCAAGATTTACCTGTTTTAAATGTAAATAATTGGAGTGATATTAATGAAACACTTTTAAATGATACTATTGCAGATTTTAAAAATAAAGTTTTTAATTATGAAAAACTAGAATTAAAATATTGGATTAATTTAATAAAAAGTAATTAATTTATAATTTATTATAATTAAAATACTTTTAATTTGTTAATTATTTTTACTTCTTATACTTTTATTCAATAATATAATACCATTCATTATATTTATCATCCTCAACCAAAATAGTGTTCTCATTTTTCATTGATATATTATTAATATTATTAATATTAATAATATTAAGTATTGGATATATAATTGTATCATCATCATCTTCTTCTTCTTCTTCTTTTACATCAATTTCAAATTCTAATTCACTTATATTATTTATTAACTCATCATCATCCTCGTTAATAAAATCATCTTCATTAATTATATATATAATATCATTATTATAATCATTTGTATTTTTAATTTCAATTTCAATATTTTTTAAATGTTTTTTTGAAAATTTATGTTTATAGTTTTTTTGTTGAATTATACAATTACACACAAAACAACAAATATAATGTTTTTGTTTTGTTTTATTAAATTCAGGGTTTGATTTATATTTATATTTATCTCTCTTTTTGTTTTTGTTTTTGTCAATTAATTCCATATTCATTTATATTACAAAATTATATTTAAATTGATTATTATAATTTACATTGAATATAATAATATATTTATTTTCTTTTTCTACTTCTTCTACTTTTTCTACTTCTTCTACTTTTTCTTTTTTTACCTCCGTATTTAAAATGACTAGGATTAACTTGATATTTATTTCGTTCATCCCAATCATGTATAAAGATTTCTTGGTTTGGATTAGATTCCCATTTTCCAATTTCAGGACCATTTGATACATATGTAAAAACATCATTTTGTGTAGCTTTTATTTGTGTTGGTCCCCCTTTTATTGAATATTCGAAAGGACGTATAGCTTGATAATGTGATCTAACAGGATGAGGATAATTTTGAAATTCACGATGTATATCACTTGCTGATAAATAAGGCAAATTAGACATTATATAATATTATAATATTATAATTATAAGCTTAATATTTTCTTCTTCTACTTTTTCTACTTCTTCTACTTCTTCTACTTTTTCTACTTCTTCTACATTTTCTTTTTTTACCTCCTTTTATCAGATCTTGAGGATTAATTTCTCTAAAACGTACTGTACCCTGTGTCTCTATTGGTATACGTAGTTGTGTGTTTCTGTTAGTAAATATATTTCCATGTTGACCACTCACGGATTCATACCTAAGATCATCATTTTTGCTAATATGTATCGGTATCGGTCTCGGAGGTATACCTGGTGGTCTCGAACCAGGTATACCTGGTGTAAAAGCCTCGAAAGATTCAGTAGGGTTCATGTATGTCCTCAAAGTACCCAACTCAGGAGGAGTTTGACTATAGTGTCTGTTAAGCTGGTCAACACTGAAACTCATTATATAATATTATAATATTATAATTATAAACTTAATATTTTCTTTTTCTACTTTTTCTACTTTTTCTACTTTTTCTACTTTTTCTACATTTTCTTTTTTTACCTCCTTTCAAGACCTCTCCTGGACCATTCTCATCATATAGTTGTAGTTGTGTAGGGGTCCTAATAATTGTTATTATATCATTAGTTGTTGTTTGTAAATATTGATTACGATTTACAGGATGAGTTACAATTGTAAAAATTTGGCCTTGTTTAAACTCTATTGGGTTAATAAATGTACCATTAATATATCCTGTAAAAGAATTTAAATTAGTATACTTATTACCTGAAATAAATTGATTAATATCACTTTCATTACCTATATCAAAAATACGATCTGTCATTTAATATATATATATATTAAAAATATATAATAAATTGTTAAATGTTTAAATCGTGTTGTTTACCATTTATTTGCTTTTTTTACCTCCTTTCATCACATCTTGAGGAGTTTGACTATAGTGTCTGTTAAGTTGGGAAAGACTGAAATCCATTATATAATATTATAATTATAAGCTTAATATTTTCTTCTTCTACTTTTTCTACTTTTTCTACTTTTTCTTCTCCTACTTTTTCTACTTTTTCTTTTTTTACCTCCTTTCAAGAACTCTCCTGGAGTGGGATCATCCGGATTATATATCCTAAACATTTTATCACCAGTAGGTACTTTATATACATTAGACTTGGATGAATCACTAGGTTGTAAATGAGTAGGAGAATAATTATCCTTGTCGTAAATGACTGTAAAAGTAGAACCAACCGGAAATTCATTTGATGGATCTATGTGAAATGCTTTAAAATTAGTAACCATAGTTCCATCCGGTATTACACGATTATGAATATCATATATATCATAAGTACTACCATCATCTGTCATTTAATATATATATATATTAAAAATATATAATAAATTGTTTAATGTTTAAATTGTGTTGTTTACCATTTATTTGCTTTTTTTACATTAATTTTTTGACCTGCTCCACGTTTTTTTACATTTGCAGGGTCATATTTTTCATCTTCATCATCAGAATTTAGATTTTTAGATAATTCCCAGAATTCTTTAGACCCTAATTTAAAATCATTATGAGAATCTGCTTTATACCAAAACACTTGATCGTGTAATTTATTAGATTTTGAATTATTATTTATAACTAAACACTCATAATTTTCAGTGCATTGATCCATTACTTGACAAAATGCTTCAAATGTAGGAAACATTCCTGCATAATTTTCATAAATTCGTTTTCTATTTGCTATATAATTTTCTCTCAAAATAAAAACATAATCAATATTTGTTCGAAGTGTAGGAGGAATCCCAAGGGGATATTGCATTGTGATGACTAACATTATCTTCCAATGTCGTCCATTCATAAATAATAATCTCATTAATTTATCACGTGTCCAAGTGTTATCATATAAACAATCATCTAAAATAGTAAATGCACGAGGATCAATTGTAGTGCGTTTATATATCTCCAATTCTTTTTTTACTTGTTTTAAAACAACACGTTGTCTTTTTAAAATATTTTCAATAATAGCTGTATTATATTCATTATGTATAAATAATTTTGGTACCAATTTACTATAAAAACCGTTACCTTCTTCAGTTCCAGATATAACTGTACCAATTGGTATCTCTTGTTGATGATATAATAAATCTCGAACTAAAAACGATTTACCTGTGTCTCTCTTGCCTATGAGGACTACAACAGGACCTTTATTTTCAGTTGCTTTAAAACTAATACTTTTCATATCGAATTTTTTAAGTTCTAAAGTCATATATATATTATATGACTTTTTTTATAAAAAAAAACGCATTATATAAATAAATAAAATACAAAATATATTTTTATGTAAAAATAATAAATATAAAGTATTTATTAAATAATATTATTAAATAATATTATTAAAATACTTTTAATTTATTTTATTATTTATTAGATGATCTTGTTTTTCGAGTTACAGAAGTTTTTGACTTAGTGTTTTTTCGTGATGAAGGAGATTTTGATCTTGATCTTGATCTTGACCTTGATCTTGACCTTGATTTTTTTTTTGTTGATCTTGTACTTTTTCGTAATGGAGGAGAATACTTTGGTGCTGATGCTTCTTTTAAATTTTCTTGAGGAGGAGAAATTTTAAAAGACGTTGGAAAAGAAATTGGAAGATGAGGAGGAGAAATTGGAAGAGATTTTGGAGGAGAAATTGGAAGAGATTTTGGAGGAGAAATTGAAATGGATTTTGGAGGAGAAATTGGAAGATGAGAAGGAGAAATTGGAAAGTGAGGAGGAGAAATTGGAAGATGAGAAGGAGAAATTGGAAGATGAGAAGGAGAAATTGGAAGATGAGGAGGAGAATATTTTGGTCCTGATGCTTCTTTTAAATTTGCTTGAGGAAAAGATTTTGAAGAAGAACTTGGAGGAGACTTTGGAGGAGAATATTTTGGTCCTGATGCTTCTTTTAAATTTGCTTGAGGAAAAGATTTTGAAGAAGAACTTGAAGAAGAACTTGGAGGAGAACTTGGAGGAGAAATTTGAGGAGAAATTGGAGGAGAAATTGGTATTGGTTGTTTTAATATTTTTAATGTTCTCAAATGTTGAGAATATACACCATTTGGAGAAAACATATATAAAATAGAATATATTAACTGATTTGTTACAAAATTAAGTTTCTTATTTAATAACTTTTTTGTTACCAAATTAAGTTCATCATTAGAATACTCTAATGGACTTTGTGCATTATTATGTACTAAAAATGAAATAGTTATATCTTCATTATTACTTGATGGACCTTTATATAATTGTGATAATTTTGTTTCACCGTCATTGTTATGACATTCAGGAATATCATAATGTGATGTTATTGTCGTTTGAATAAATGTTTTAAACATTTTATTTTTTTTCCAAAAACTGATTAATTTACTTTTATCATCAATCATACAACTAAGTTCTAATTGCCATCTCTCTAAAAAATAATTTTGTGTTATATTAATAATACTGATAATTTCTCTAAAGAAAGTTCTAATTTTTATATCATTGAAATAAGATTTATTCAATGATTGTAAAGTATTATTTTCTATAAGTAGTCTACATAGTGTTTGTATATCGGTATCATGATTATTAACACGTATATACATTAAATAATCAATAATTAAATCTCTAATCCATGTTAAAAAAGATGTAGAACTTGGTAAACTGTATAAATCAGACATTTTAATTAAATGTCCTTTATCAAGTGTTTTTCCCGATGGTGATTTTATAGTTTCAGTTAATATACCTGCTATAGGAAACCAAGTATTTGCATATCCAGTAACATTTGAACGACCACTTGATCTAAAAAAACATATATTTTGTGTAACATAATGAGTATTAGATACATTAATAATTAATAATGGTCTATAAGAATCACCTCCTTCATGATATATTATACAAGATTCTGAAACATCTTCATCCTCATTTTGTTCAGTTGCATATTTTGACATATATTAATTAAATATTAATTATTTATAATAATATAATAAGTTAAAAATAGATATAAATTATATATTAATTAGCTAAAGTAATGAATATTAATTATTGTAAAAGAAAAAATACAGATCTTTTTAAAAGTTTAGAAAAACCAAATACTCTTTTTCTCTCAAATTTACAAAATTATATACCAATTTATCAAAGAATATTTAGTTTAAACGAAAGCAATTACAATAATGTGAATTTGAATAATTTATGGCATATATTAAATATTGATAATGAAAAAAATATATATGAATGTAAAATCAAAAATAGTATCACAAATAAGATTAAATCATCAAATCTTTTTTTTAAAATGGCTCCATTATTAGATCCATATAAATATTTAATTGGAAAATACACTTTAGATGAAAAATTATTAAATTTACCTCAATTAAATTCAACAGAAGAAAATTGTAATAGTAAATTTTTAAATACAAATAATTCTGCTTATGTAGATGGTTTATTTGTATATTTAACTAGTAATTTAATGCAATCTCATAATTTTATACATGGAATAGATTATTATGGTTCTTTTTTAGGAATAAAGAATGATTTTATATTTAATGTATATGATGACATAGATTATTTAAACAATTCAGAATTTTTTAATAAACAAAAAAATATATTATTTAAAATAGATAATTATGATCATTTATTTAAAAATGAGTCATTAATACCAATTACTATAGAACATAATATAACATCAAATTCGACTTTATCAATAAAATCTATAAATAATGATATATTTGAAAATATATTTCAAGAAGAAGATAAATTAGAAGAAGAAAGTAATATTGTAAATTTAGAAGATTTAAAAGAATTATCAATAGATTTAAGTAATTCAAATATTTTAAATTTAGACAAATCAAATTTGAATATGAATTCACTAATATTAAATTCAAATACTAATTCTACATGTTCTTCTAGAACATCTTATACTAGTAAAAATTGTGAAAATTGTGGAAATAGTGATTGTGAAAATTGTGAAAACAATGAATGTGAAAATTGTGAATGTGAAAATTGTGAATGTGAAAATTGTGAAGGTGAAAATTGTAAATGTGAAAATTGTAAATGTGCGAATAAAGATGATGATAAAGATGAGATGGATGATGTAACAGAATATACAGATGAAACAACAAGTAAAACGGATGATGATGATGAAAAAATAGATGTAACAATACATAAATTTCCAGTTCAAGTAATATGTATGGAACATTGTGAAAATACATTTGATGATTTAATATTATCAACCACTTTAAAAACAGAAGAATGGCATTCAGCATTTATGCAAATAATAATGATTTTAATAGTATATCAAAAAGCATTTAACTTTACACATAATGATTTACATACAAATAATGTAATGTATAATTCTACAAATGAAAAATATATATATTATTGTTATAAAAAGAAATATTATAAAGTTCCCACATTTGGAAGAATTTATAAAATAATAGATTTTGGTAGAAGTATATATAAATTAAATGGAAATTTATATTGTAGCGATAGTTTTCAAATTGGAAATGATGCAGCAACACAATATAATATCGAACCTTTTTTTAATAATTCCAAGCCAAGATTAGAACCAAATTATAGTTTTGATTTATGTCGTCTAGCGTGTTCTATATTTGATTATGTAATTGAGGATTTTGAAGAAATAAAAGATTTATCGAAATGTGATCCGATAAAACGTTTAATAGTAGAATGGTGTTTGGATGATAAAGGTATAAATATGTTATATAAAAATAATAAAACAGATCGTTATCCAGAATTTAAATTATATAAAATGATTGCTCGTTGTGTACATAATCATACTCCTCAGGTTCAATTAGATCGTCCTGAATTTGATAAGTATTCTAAATTTAAAGGAAAAGTTCCATTAAATACTAATGTTATTAATATAGATGATATACCTAGTTATGTATAAATTATATTATATGTAATATATAAATATTTCAAAATTTAAATTAAAATTTTTGAAATAGTAAAATAAAATATAAATATATTTTATGACTTCATTTGGTTTTATAATTACACGACATGTTAATTCGGAAAAAACGAATAAATATTGGAATCATTCTGTAAAATTACTTAGAATATTATATCCTTATGTAAAAATAGTTATTATTGATGATAATAGTGATCAACAATATATAAAATCACAATTTAATTATAAAAATATTCAAATTATTCAATCTGAATTTCACGGTAGAGGTGAATTATTACCATATTATTATTATATAAAAAATAAATTTTTTGATAATGCAATAATAATGCATGATAGTGTATTTATTCATAATAGAATAAATTTTGATTTATTAAAAAATATGAAAGTGTTACCATTATGGTTTTTTTATCCAGATAAAGAAAATTTGAATAATACATTAAACATAACAAACAATTTAAAAAATTCACAATTAATTAAATCCAAATTATTACAAAATGATATAATTGGAATGCCTAATTCAAAATGGTATGGTTGTTTTGGTGCTCAAACATATATCAAACATTCTTTTTTATTACATTTAGAAGAAAAATATAATATAACAAATATGTTATCATTAATAAAGAATAGACCAGATAGATGTTGTTTAGAGAGAATATTAGGTTGTATATTTTGTACTGAAAATTCATCAATATTGACAAAAAAATCATTATTTGGAGATATAATGAAATATCAAAAATGGGGATATACTTATGATGAATATATAAATAATTTAAAAAAAGGAAAAATACAAAAACAAGTAATAAAAGTGTGGACTGGTCGTTGATGTTCTCATCTATTTACACTAAATACTAAATACTAAAACCCAGGACTATCTGTAAATACTATCGGATGTGAATTATCTCCATTTTTCATTATAATCTTAATTTGTTCTAAAAAAAAATAACCACATATAACACTAAAATATACTAAAAGTGTATCTTTAATTAATAATTTTAATGGTTTTTGTTCTTTTTCAATAAATCTTAGTTCAATAATTTTTATAATTAAAAATATAAAAGAAATTACTGTTGCAATAATAAATATATTATTCATTTAAATATTAAAGAATATCTTTATTTACGTTTAACGCAAATAACGCAAATAAGCAAATAATGTAAATTTAAATTAAAACTTCAAATTCATCAATAAGTAAATCAGGTAATAATTCTAATTTAGGTTCTTCAATATTATGAATATTAATAGGGTCTAAATTGATAATATCATTTGATATTTTTATTTTCACATTATCATCATCATCATCATCAGTTTCATTTTGTCTGTTATAATTTCTTATTTTACTAATTTCTTCTAATCTTTCTATATTTTTAGGTGCATGTATAGTTTCAATCTCTCCATTTATATTTTTAGCATAATCAGTATCATTAAAACTTAATTGTGAATGATTAGTTAAATTATCAATTGTAGTAGATGGTGTAATTGTATTAGATGGTGTAATTGTATTAGATGGTGTAATTGTATTAGAGGGTGTAATTGTATTAGAGGGTGTATTATCAATAGGTGTTTTTATTTTTTCTTCAATAATTTCTTCAACGATTTTTTCTTCTGTAGTTTCGCCCATATATGCTTTTAAAATAGCTTCAATAGGTATACTTTCTCTTAATGTATTTAAGATGCATTCTTGAACGATAATTTCTAATTCTCTATCGTATTTTTGAGTTTGTAATGAAGAGATATTAATTTCAAATAAATAAACATTTTTATATATTTTTCTGGCAACATTAATATAAGTTTTATGAATAAAATCGTCTAATTTTGGAATATTAATATCAATTTGTTTTTGTTTTTCTCCTACACGCATAGTGGTTAAAATTTTCAATTGAATAATATGGACGCAAGTGACTAAATCTTCTAAATAAATACATCCGGATTTTTCAACAATTCTTTTTCTCTCTGTTTCTATAATTTGAGTATTCCATTTTGGTATTCTGGATATTAAATTTTGAAAAGTCATTAAATATTTGGAGAATTCTCCATTATCAGTGCAAAGTTTAATAGATTCAGCAAAAATAGATTTATATCCATCTATTATTAAAGGTGTTAATATAGTGATTAATCTAGCTCCCCATTCATTTTTAGATTCGTGAAGAGAACTAACGTTAAAATCATCCATTTACATAAAACTAATATTATCTAATGATAAATCTAAACTTAAAAAAATAAAATTCAATATAAATAAAATCAATAATTTTTCATTTCTAAATTCTTTTCTTACACGATTAAAACAAATAAGTAATTCGAATCGTTTTTCAGTTGTTATAATATTTTCTAAAAACTTTGTTTTTTCTAATAAATTCATAATTTCTAATCCGCTGTATGCTTTTTCATAAAGTTTATTACATAAATTAATTAGATCTGGTAAAGTGATATTTTTATTAACATATTTTAATAGTTCTTTTTTTAACCATTCGATGTGTTGTATTTTAAAATCTTTAATTTTAAAATTTTCATTTAAATTATATTGATATAAATTAATAATGTTATTATTAAGGATAGGTTCAGGAACATATATTTCACAAAACCGTGATAATATAGGTTTCATTAAATTATATTTATCTTCAGCGATAATAAAAAAGCGAGTATTATGACTAAATAATTCAATGCATCTTCTTAATGCGGATTGTGCATCCATAGTTAATTTATCAGCATTTAAAAGAATAATACTTTTAAAAATATTACCTCCATTAGAATTTATATGTGTTTTTGCGAAGAATTTCAATTCTTCTCTGATAAATTTTATACCTTTACCGTGAGAGCAGTTGACATACATAACGAATGTTTTTATTTTATTTTTATCATTATCATAAATGTTATGTATAAATTCATTAACGATGGTTCGTTTTCCGCTGCCGGATGGTCCGTGAAATATGATATTAGGTATTTTATGTATTTCTTGAAAATAATTTAATTTTTGTTTAATTGATTCATGAATGGATAACATACTATAATTTATTTAGTATTTTTATATTTTAAAATTACGTAATTATATTTACTTTAAATTGTTTTAAAATATGTAGTATTTTAAGTATTTAAGTATTTTATATTAAAAAACGTAATTATTATTTCTTTAAATTGTTTTAATATATATTAAGTTTCTTTAAATTGTTTTAATATATATTAAGTTTCTTTAAATTGTTTTAATATATATTAAGTTTCTTTAAATTGTTTTAATATATATTAAGTTTCTTTAAATCGTTTTATTATATTATACAGAAGTAGTTAATGAATGAGTATAAGGATTATTTCTAAAAGCTGTTAATATTTCAGGATTTATACGGTCACAACCTGCTGATTCATTATAATATTGCGGAACATTCACCGCACCATAAGTTGACACTGAAGGAGGTAACGTTGTTATTCTCGAATTCGCAGGATTCATCCTTCCATTAAAACGGTCCGAATCATCTTTAATATTACTTAATTTCATTTGTTGATTAAAAATTTGAGTTCCACCTTGATTTGGTCTATTTAAAATCGATTGAGATTTAATATCATTGTTATGTTGTCTATAAGCCGCATCATAATTCATATCACCGTAACCGGTTGCCGCACCACCTGCTGAAGTAAAATATTCACAACTTGTGGTATCTCTTTGAGTTAAATCCGGATTCGAATAATTATTTACATAATGCCCTTCTTTTTGATTATTTATATTAAATTGAGGAGAATATAAAGTTGTTTCCTTAATTGTAGTTGCCGTTTTTTCATTATTGTTATATACATAACTTTTTGGCATACCACTCGCTTCTCCATAAATTCTTATATTATTTATTGTTTCATCTTTACGTGTCGGTCGTAAAATATCCATTAATGGCGCAATCACCGCACCAATCGCACCACTAAAACCACTTCTTATCGTTTCAGGTTGTTTTACAGTTGTTCTATTATTTTCATAATTTGTATGACTACGTAAAAAATTATCACCATCTGTTATTGGACCTTGACCTGTCGCTTTTGAAGGTTTCACATTTAAACCCGGCAATTGAGTACGTCTACTAGTTTGATAATTTTCTGGAGCAACACCTAATTTTTTATCTGTTGAAATCGCAGGACCCATATATTCATTACTAATATCATTACGTCTTACCTGTCCCATTTCTTGAATCGAACGTAAAGTTTCACCTTTTTCCGCACCTGTGGTTGTTAACCATCTATCTTGAGAATTTATAAAAAAAGTATCTGGTCTTTGTTTTTCAACACGACCTATCATTTGAGCAGTTGCCGCATTTTTTATAAATGAATTCGCCGGACCTTCATGATCTATTAATTCATACTCTAATTTAGGATTGGTATCAACTCTTAATTCATCTATTGTTTTGGGTAACCATTTATCACGTGCCTCCATACCTGAATTATAACCACCACTACCATTTATAGCATAACCTTTATTCAAACCTGGACCAACCATAATAGTATCAAAAGGCTTTACATTATTATTTTTTATACCTGGATTCACACGTGATTGATAAAAATCACTTTGATTCGGCATACCATAAGCCCATTGCATATTTTGCTCTGGTTTAAATAATGGAGCTTGTTCTATTTTTTTTATTACTTGAGAACCAGAACCTATCATATTATCTAAAACTGATTCGGATATTTTCATATCATATGTTCTACCTTTCACTTTTCCACCATTAAATGGAATCATATTATTATGTTTAAATTGTTCTGAATTTAAATAGTTACCTGTTAATGAATAAATCTCTGGAATATTTGAATCTACTGGAATATTATTTCTTACTTTTTGTTCATATATATTTTGGTTAAAATACTTATCTGTTGCTGCATTTGGATTTATATATTCTTGAGTTGTATTTACCAATTCGTTTATATTTGATACTGGGAAATTTTGAGGAGGAATATTTGTATTTGGAAGATAATTATCTGTTTTTACACCTAAATTACTTCTTATACCCATATTCGCAAAATTCTCTTGTCTTATTTGTTTTATTTCTGATTTACTAGAATTATCATTTGGTTGATTTGATATTATATATATACCACCTAATGCTAGTAAAGGTATCGCTATTTCCATTTTATATATAGAAATTATTTTATTTTAATTTAATAAATTTTATTTTAATTTAATAAAATTTATATTTAATATACATTTATTTGCTAAAGATTATTTAAAAATGTAATTTACCTTATAACTAACTCATATTTTATAGTTAAATTATCTGAAAATCAAGGGCATATGTAGATATTTTTATTAAATTAAGTTTTTATTTATTTATTCTTTAATTTATTAAAAATTTGTCTTTAATAAATCATTTTCTCTTTAAATTCATTCATTTAATAATTAATATTTATATTTATATTGATTGACACGAATTCGTTTCATTACACGTTACTGGACCACCTATATAATTACCTTTTATTAACATATAACTGGCAGGTAAATCATTTTTTGTTTCATTTACTACACATTCCCTTTTCGGAGTAAAATAATCCTTTTCTAAAATTCTTGTACTTAAATTATTCTGAAAAGGCAAACACGTATTTATTTGCGGATTTAATGGAGGATAACCCCAATCTACTTGTTCTAAATCACGATACCACCAAGCAGGATTTGTTACTCTAGATTGATCCGTAAATAAATTAGTACACGATGGATAATTTATTGCTTCATTTTTAACATTATAACTTTTATAATTATCTTTTACTAAACAATCTTTTCCTATTTGTCTATTTACACCTTTTAAATCACTTTCTAAATTTATCGTATTTGTTCTTAAATTACCGCCCCATTTTTGAATTATAATTTGAGGATCTACTATATAACACGGACTTGAACCATTTCCTGGAACATTTAAAATCCATCTTCCGGGATCTGTTGATTGTTGCAATTGTTTCTTTATTCTACATTCATCATTATTAAATCTAGTACACGCCATTTATATTTATAATATATATTTTATATTATATTTTTCATTATTTTTTCATATTTTTTACATATTTTATATATATTTTTTTTTTAATTTAAAAACAACATATTTTATTAAATATGGAATTATCATTTAAAAAAAAAGAACCTACTTTATGTTTAAATATGATTCTAAAAAATGAAAGCAAAATTATTACAAGATTATTGGATTCAGTTTTACCTATTATTGATACATATTGCATTTGTGATACCGGTTCTACTGATAATACTATTGATATTATTAATAATTATTTTAAAGATAAAAATATACACGGGAAAATTATTACTGAACCTTTCAAAAATTTTTGTTATAATAGAAATTTCTCTTTAAATTCTTGCATCGGAATGTCCGATTTTATTATATTACTTGATGCCGATATGATTATTCAATTAAATAATTTTAATAAAAATTTATTAAATACATCCAACAGTTTCACTATTCTTCAAGGTAATGATTCTTTCTTTTATAAAAATATGAGAATTATTCAAAATAATGGATTATATAAATATATCGGAGTCACACACGAATATGTCGATACACCACCCAATTCTACTATTTCATCTTTTGATAAAAATCAAATATTTATTTTGGATTATGGAGATGGCGGATGCAAAAATGATAAATTTCAAAGAGATGTTAAATTACTTATACAAGGCATTCAAGATGAACCTAATAATGATAGATATCACTTTTACCTCGCTAATAGTTATCACGATAGCGGACAATTTACAGAAGCCATATCATATTATTTAAAACGTATCGAATTAGGCGGATGGAAAGAAGAAATATGGTATAGCTATTATAGAATCGGATTATGTTATAAAAATCTTAATCTTATACATGATGCTATTTTTTATTGGATGGAAGGAATGGAATATTACCCTCAACGTTTAGAAAATGTCTATGAAATGATTCAATTTTATAGAATTAATAACAAACATAAACTTTGCAATTTATTCTATAATTATGCTATTAATATATTGAATACTAATGATAAACGAGATAATTATTTATTCTTACATAATGATGTATATACTTATAAATTATTTTATGAATTCACCATTTTTGCATCTTATGTCGGAATTCATAATATTAATAATCAACTCATTTCTGTTTTTAATAACACTACTAATGATCTTGACTTAAATAATGTTTTACACAATATGAAATTTTATAAAGATATTTTAATACAACAATCTAAAATAATTTTAGATAATAATTTTACTACTACTATTAATAATCAAAATATTAATTTAAACTCTAGTTCAAGTTGTTTAATACCTTATAATAATGGATATCTTATGAATATTCGATATGTCAATTATTATATTAATCCTGAAGGCAGATATCTAAATTGTGATAATAATATTATCACTATTAATAAATGTATTCAATTTGATACTGATTTAAAATTAATTTCTGAAAAATGGATCGAATTAACATTCGATAATAGAAAATATATCGGAGTTGAAGATGTACGCATTTTTTTTGATATTTATACTAATCAAACTTTATTTATTGGAACTTCATTTCATTTAAATGATACTATCGGCATTGCTACTGGTAATTATGACTTAATTAATTATACATTAAATACAACTGAACTTACACAAACCTTTCACAATACCGAGTGTGAAAAAAATTGGGTGTTTGTTGATTATAATAATTCTACACATATCATTTATAATTGGCATCCATTACAAATTTGCAAAATTAATTCTAATAATACATTAGACCTTGTCATTAAAAAAGAAATGCCACTAATATTCTCTCGAATCAGGGGTTCCACTTGTGGTTTTAAATATTTAAATATTTCACTAAATACTGAAATATGGTTTGTTACACATATCGTTTCTTATGAAAACCCACGACATTATTATCATATCATTTCTGTATTTGATCAAAATATGAATTTACTTAAATATTCCGCACCATTTAAATTTGAAGGAGAACCTATTGAATATTGCTTAAGTATTTTAGTCGAACACAACCGAGTTCTTATCAATTATAGCACTTGGGATAGAACTACACGAATTGGTATTTATGATAAAATATATATCGATTCTATACTTAAATATACTTAAATATTATTAATATTATATAAATGGAACTATTATTGTTCCATTTAATATCAAATTTGAACTAAAATTTCCAATAATTGATATTGTATATAAATTCGTATTATTCGTTTTTGTTAATAAAGTTGAAAAACCTATAAATCCTGAATTACTACATGGACTAAATACATATCCATCACCAGTTATATTATCTTCTTTAGTTGTATAAGACACATTTATGGCTATACCACTTGCTATTCCCCAGTTTGAAGTATGTAGTAATGATTCTGGAGGAGGTGATATATGTGTATTTAATAGATATGAATTTGAAGAATTAAATACCATTGGTGTTGGAGATGTATTTGTATAAATTACATAACTAAATGCTTGACCATATAATTGCGATGGTATATATATTTCAAAAATAGTTGTATTTGTGCTTGAATTATAAATTGTTGAATTCGAAAATAATGTAAAATTATTATTTATTTTATATGAGGTTGATTGAGTCGTTCCATCATTAAATATAATATTTGAAACTGATACATTATTACAATTGAAAATACAATTCTCACTACAATCTATTATTATATTACCAGAATTATCACTAATTATTGAACTATTATTACTAACATCTATAATTTGTATTCCTGTAATAAATTCTAGATTTGAAACTGTTATATTACTACAATCTAAATTTAATTTATTACTTGTTATTATTAAATTACCTAAATTATTACTTGTAATTGAACTATTATTATCTTGAATATTTATTCCATAATTAAAACTCATAGGAGAGAAATAATTATTATCTATAATTAGCTGACTATCATTATTATTATTATTGTAAGATAAATTTAAATTTTCACCAGTATTTATTTCTAAATTCCCAGACGAATCAGTTGTAATTATATTTATATTTGATGAATTATTTATAATTAATGATGTGTAATTATATGCTGAATTGATATAACAATTAGATGATATATATGCAATTACCATAATATAGTATAATTATATAATTTATAATTACAACTTCTAATTAGAATATAACAAAATATATTACATAATCCAATTAAAATAAATTATTGATTAATTGCAGATAAATAACCATCAATTTCATTTTAAATTATTATAATAAATAAGAATTATTTAATTACTAATTAATTAATTAATAGATGACAAATAATTAATTATACAACTAAATTATTTATAACCATATATCCTTGCGACCCAAACAGGATTATTTCCTAACCCCATAATACTTTGTAATGATAAACCTGTAATAGTGGAAGAACTATTTTGATTAATTACTACTTGTATATTACGAATACCTTTTACTCCAGGGTTATTATATATTGAATTAGATACAATTCTTACCATATTATTTGATTGTAAAGTAGTATAACCGACATTGAATACATCAAATTCAATATGAGAATTTGGAAGACAAGCACCAGTCATTTGAATAGGAGTAGTTGCTAATGTTTGAGTATTTAATGATATAGCAGTTAATGCTCCACTTATCATATCATAACCATAAATATCTCCAATAGTAGGAACGTTTAATCCACTGAATCCGTTCAAACTAACACTTGGATATGCTATAAAACTATTCTCTCCAAATGTTAAATGAATTTTATAATTCTTATAAGTTGTATTAAATATAGAAGGAAGGGTATAAGTTGTAGCTAACGCTGCCCCAGTAATGGTTCCTGTTAAAGTTTGTAAATAAACCATACCAGTTGATGCTAATGAACCAGTTATTGTTCCTACAACAGTTAAACCAGTTGAATTTATAGTTGCAATGTTTGTTCCATTTGATTGAATATTTGTGATTCCGTTAGTACTATTAATTGTCATAGCAGCACCAGTTCCTCCAGTAATTGTTAATGCTCCTGAAGAATTTGAAGCAATACTATTCGCATTAATAACAGAACCACTTAAAGATCCTGTAAATTGAGTAGCAGTTAATGTAGAAGTTGAAGGATTATATGTTAAGGGAGTAGTAGTATCATCTTGATATAAAGGTAAACTTGTTCCAGTTGATGCTAAATTCTTTGTAAATGGTATATAATATGTTCCAGCAGTATTATCACTTATAACATTTACATTTGTAGCAGTTGTAGCAGTTGATGAATTACCACTACAAGAAAGAGCAGTTGTAGCAGTTGATGAATTACCAGATAAAGCACCAATGAAAGTAGTTGCAGTTAATGTAGAAGTTGAAGGATTATAAGTTAAAGGAGTTGTTGTACCATCAACATATAATTGTTTTGCTACTCCTGTTGTTTTAGCAAAAGGTATATAATAAGTGCCACTTGTATTATCACTTGTAAGATTAATAGCATTCGCATTTGAAGATGTTCCAGTTAAATTAGTAGAAGTTAAAGTATTTGTTGATGGATTCCAACTTAAATTACCAGTGGCTGACGTTAGTATATTTTGATAACCTGATGTAGTTAAAAAAAATGAAATTGGATAATTTCCACTTGTAGAAGGACCAGGATTTGTATTTACTTGATTAGCAGTAGAAGCAGTAGAAGCATTACCATTAAAAGTTCCGTAAAAATTAGTAGCAGTAATTGAATTGCCATTAGTAATATTTTGGGAACCATTCAAATTTAGTCCATTTTCAAAAATTGGCGGGATACTATTAGCTCCGTTTATGTAAGTTGAATAAATATAACCGCAACCAATTGTTCCACTATTAAAATTATCATTTACTCCTAATAACAAAGTGTTATGCGATAAAGAACAATATTGTTTGTCCTTACTATTTTGCATAGTAATTAAGTCTGTTCCGTCAATACTATTAAAATATAATGAATTTGCTGTAAGATTACAAGTATTACTACCATCAGGATTAGTATAATCATTAATTGTTAATGTATTATAATTTAAAGAAGAATTTAAAGTAGGTGTTCCACCATTAACATCATTTTGGATAAGAAAACTATCTGATGGACCAATACTAAAATAAGTTTTAGTATTTTCAATATTGATTTGAATATTATCAATGTTTATATTGAGAAATGATGTAGTACTCTTATCAACAAGATATAAACTATTTGTAGATAATTGAGTTTGTAATGTAGAATTATCACTATAAATTAATGTATCCGGATAAATGTCTAACTTATTATTACCATTAGTCATAGATAATTGATTTGTATATAAATAAGTTTGTAATTGAGTATTAAAATTATCACTATAATTTAATCTATCAGGATAAATGTTTAAAGTATGATCACCATTATTCATGGTAATAACTCCATTAACACTTAAATTAGGTGAAGATAAATAATTGTTATTGGGATTATAAGTAATAGAAGTATTATGGGCTGTAAATAATTGTTGAGAACCAATAACACCATCAGTCATAATTAAATTATAATTAGCATCATTTGTTGCATCATTTAAATTTATAGTTGAAGCATTTGTAGAACCAGCAGGACCAGTAGAACCTGTTGAACCAGTAGGACCTATAGGACCAGTAGGACCTGCTTGAACGGTAAATGAAGTATGAAGATGAGAATATGTAGAAGGACTTTCATAATAAATTCTTCCATCAATATTAGCACCCCCAGCAATTTTGATAACATATATTCTTATAAGTATTGATTCATAAGCAGATATATCAGTATATGGTAAAGCAATAGATAAAATTATTTCTTGAATTGCATATAAACTATCCGTAATTGCAGTTAAATTACTATCAGTACCAATTTGTGTTTCTACTCCTCCAGGTGTTCTACCAAAAATACGATATAGTAAACTGGCTTTATCTTTATCAGACACACCGTTTACATTCGCAAAAACATTTAAATCCCATATACCATAAGGAATATAAGAACCAATATTTAAATTTGCAATAGTATTACCAAAATTTCCAATATCTTGAAGAACAACAGTTGCGTTAAAAGAAACATCACTTCTTGGAGCAGATGATTCCGTTAAAGATAAAAGTTCAATTCCTGGTAAAAAAGGTTCAGAATAATTTAAATAAAAAGTTAATCCTCCTGAATTACCATTAGCACCTTGAATACCAGTAGGACCAGTATAACCGGTATAACCGGTATAACCAGTGTAACCAGTATAACCAGTTAATCCTTGAATTCCTTGAGGACCAGTGTGACCAGTATAACCAGTGTGACCAGTATAACCAGTATAACCAGTAGGACCAGTTGTTCCTATTTGCGTCCAACTGGTTCCATTATAAAATTCTAAATTGGTTCCGTGACAACAAATAGTTCCACCTGTAGGACCTAATGGTAAAGATGATAATACAGGTAATTGTAAATAAGTAGGAGTAATATTAGTCTTATATCCTGTAATATTAATAGGGTCTAAAATTGAAAAACTTGGAGGTGAAACAATATTTACAGTAGCATAAATATTACCAGGTGAATCCATAAAATTAATATTATTACCTAAAACTGTTAGTAAATTTACAGAATTTGCTCCTGATAAATACGTATCCTTAGTGCATCCCATACTTAAATTTCCATTATTAGAACCTAATGTAATATCTCCATCAGTTGTAACTAAACTAATATAACCAGTTGAATTTGTTGTTAATGATATATTATTAGTTGTATTTAATAATAAATTTCCATTATTATCACTACTTATTGTACTAGAAACAGAACTATCTTCTATATTAATACCTCCGGTTTGAGTTGATTGTATAATTAAACCTTGATGAGCATTTAATACAATACCTGCATTAGATGAAAGAGCATTCATAATAAAATTATCATTTCCATCAGTAGTAATTTCTCCATAATTAATATTATTATTATAATTGATAAATTCTACATTATTTGTAGTTAACTTAATATCACTAGTATCAGTAATTAGATTAATTGCTGAGTTATTTGTTTCAAATGTCATACCTCCACCAGAAGTAAGTTTTATATTTGAACTTCCATTAGGAGCATTAAGATTAATATCATTACTCGCAGTTATATTGACCTTATCATCAGTTGAAGTAAGATTTACTGATCCAAAACCATTCAAATAAACACTATTATTAGCAGAAGACATAGTTAAATCATTATTACTATCACTTGATAAAGTATGTACGTTATCAATATTATGATTATTCATATTTAAAATTGCGTCTGAAATTATATTTTCACTTTTTAATACTAAATTTCCTGAATTATCACTACTTATTGAACTATTATTACTTGCGTCTTGAATACTTATTCCTTCAGTAAATACTATATTTGGTATTACTACATTACTACAATCTAAAATAAAACTTCCACTACAATCTAAATTTATATTTTCACTTTTTAATACTAAATTTCCATTATTATCACTTGATATTGATGATCCAGAATTATAATCATATTCTTGTATATCCTGTATAAGAATTCCATTATCAGTATATATTTCATTTTTTATACCACCTATAGTATGTCCTCGTAAATTAGTATAATTTAAATATGTATTTCCATCCATAAAAATATTGTTTGATGAATTTAAAGTTAAATTACCATTATTATTACTAATAATTGAACTATTATTACTAGCATCTTGAATACTTATTCCTCCAGTATATTCTATATTTGGTATTACTACATTACTACAATCTAAAATTATATTTTCAATTGTTGTTAATATTAAATTTCCTGAATTATCATTACTTATTGAACTATTATTTACATTATTATTAGATTGAAATATTAATGCAGTATTAGTTGACGACGACGCTATGAAACAATTATTTGATAGATTAGTATTTTTTATTGACATATAAATAATATTTATATTATTATTTTTTTTTTTTAATATAAAAAAATAAATTGTAAAAAATCAAATCTATTTTACAAATATACTTTATTTATAATTATCTATTATCAATTAATTAATAATATTTTGAAATGATATAATCATTGAAATTGAAATTTTAACCAACTAGAACTAGTACCATCATAAAAGTATAAAATTTCATTTACTAAACAAATCATACCAGCTGCGGCTGGAGTTGGATGTGCTATTATGGAAGGTAATTGTAAATAAGTAGGATATATATAATTTGAATTAGTTGAATCTGTAACTGAAAAACTTTTAGATGAAGGAGTAAAAACAGCAAAAGTATTAGGAGTATCTGGATGATTATCTGTAATATTAACAGTACTATTTGAATTTAAAAATAAAGTTCCATAATTATTACTTGTAATATTTGAATTGTTAGTAATATCACCAATTTGAATTATACCTCTAAAAGTTTGATTCCCAGAAATAACTACATTTTCACTTGTAGTTCCTAATACAATTTGATTAGATGCTGTAATTGTAGAATTATAACCTATAGCTGTTGAATTATTCCAATTATTCATTGTAGAATCAATACCTGAATTATAACCTATATAAGTGTTATAATTTCCATTAATATCATTCTTTCCTGAATAATATCCAATTGCTGTATTATAATTATTTAAACTTTCTAGTAATGTTTTATTTCCTATTGCTGTATTATCATTACCTTTATTAACTATTAATGCACTATTTCCTATAGCAAGATTACCATAACCCGTAAAATTATTTTGTAATGTACTATTTCCTATAGCAAGATTACCATAACCACTACTATTATTTTGTAAAGCAAACGTTCCTATAGCAAGATTACCATAACCAATACTATTATTTTGTAATGTACTATTTCCTATAGCAAGATTACCATAACCATTACTATTATTTTGTAGGGAATCAATTCCTAAAACAATACAATCATAACCAACATTTTCAGAATTAAGTTTTGTTCCGATTATAATATTATCTAAAATATTATCTAAATTTAAATATACATTATTTATAGTTGATGATGTTACATTACTACAATCTAAAATTATATTTTCAATTGTTGTTAATATTAAATTTCCTGAATTATCATTACTTATTGAACTATTATTTACATTATTATTAGATTGAATTATTAATGCAGTATTAGTTGATGACGACGCTATGAAACAATTATTTGATAGATTAGTATTTTTTATTGACATATAAATAATATTTATATTATTATTTATTTTTTTTAAATATAAAAAAATAAATTGTAACAAATCAAATATATTTGATTTATTTTATAAAATTATAAACTAAAATAAGAATTATAAGGTATTCCAAATCCATAATCACATTTTAATTCTATTGATCCATTCATATAATAAGTTCCATAAGTATTACCAAAATTAAGAGTTCCATAATCAATCGTACAACTATAAATAAATGATGTTGATGATGATGGTAATGGTGTTTGCGTAAAATTGCTAACACCAAGATTTAGTGTTGGAGAATTAGTATACACTAATAGATCAGAAAACTCCCCAAGAAATGAACCTATAGCTACATTTCCTATATAAGAAGATGGTATTGTAGCTGATGATGATGTTAACTCACTAGTAATACTATAATTATTTTGTTTTATAGTTGTTATATTGTTTTGAATATAATTTATATTAAGTGAAATCATACCACCACTTGACGTAAGATAACTAGTAAAGGGTGTTTCAGCTTGACCTATTTGTGCAAACATAAAATTAGTTCTTAATGTAATAAAAGAGTTAGATAAATCGGTAATATTTTCATTTATCCAACTAAAAGTAATAGAATTTGAAGACAAATCCTGATTTGAAAAACCAAGAGAAAATGTATTTGTCGTAATTCTATTCCAATAATTTCCATCATACTCATTTATAGAATTATTAGAAATGTCAATTACTAATGCTCCAGTAGAAATACTTGTAGGTGGTGGTATAAGTTGAGGTGATAAAATTACAGACTCATTAAAAGTATTTACACCTGTAAAAGTTTGACTATTTGCTAAATATGCTACACCACCTGGTATTGTACCAGTTGGACCTGTATATCCAGTATAACCAGTATAACCTGTATAACCTGTAGGACCAGTATAACCTGTATAACCTGTATAACCTGTATAACCTGTATAACCTGTATAACCAGTAAAACCTGTATCTCCGGTAAAACCAGTATAACCTGTATAACCAGTAAAACCTGTATAACCTGTGTAACCAGTATATGCTGTAGGACCAATAGGACCAGTATATCCAGTATAACCTGTATAACCTGTGTAACCAGTATATGCTGTAGGACCAATAGGACCAGTATATCCAGTATAACCAGTATAACCTGTAGGACCAGTATATCCAGTATATCCAGTATAACCAGTATAACCAGTATATCCAGTATAACCAGTATAACCTGTAGGACCAGTATATCCAGTATATCCAGTAGGACCAGTATAACCTGTGTAACCAGTATATGCTGTAGGACCAATAGGACCAGTATATCCAGTATAACCAGTATAACCAGTATAACCAGTAGGACCAGTAAAACCAGTAAAACCAGTAAAACCGGTATAACCAGTATATGCTGTAGGACCAATAGGACCAGTATAACCTGTATATCCAGTATAACCTATAGGACCAGTATCTCCAGTATAACCTGTATAACCAGTAAAACCAGTAAAACCGGTATAACCAGTATATGCTGTAGGACCAATAGGACCAGTATAACCTGTATATCCAGTATAACCTGTAGGACCAGTATCTCCAGTATAACCTGTATAACCAGTAAAACCAGTAAAACCGGTATAACCAGTATATGCTGTAGGACCAATAGGACCAGTATAACCTGTATATCCAGTATAACCTGTAGGACCAGTATCTCCAGTATAACCTATAGGACCAGTATCTCCAGTAAAACCTGTATAACCAGTATATGCTGTAGGACCAATAGGACCAGTATAACCTGTATATCCAGTATAACCTGTAGGACCAGTATCTCCAGTATAACCTATAGGACCAGTATCTCCAGTATAACCTGTATAACCAGTATAACCTGTATCTCCAGTATAACCTGTAGGACCAGTATAACCAGTATAACCGGTATAACCAGTATATGCTGTAGGACCAATAGGACCAGTATAACCTGTATATCCTGTATAACCTGTAGGACCAGTATATCCAGTAAAACCAGTAAAACCAGTAAAACCGGTATAACCAGTATATGCTGTAGGACCAATAGGACCAGTATAACCTGTATATCCAGTATAACCTGTAGGACCAGTGTATCCAGTAAAACCAGTAAAACCAGTAAAACCGGTATAACCAGTATATGCTGTAGGACCAATAGGACCAGTATAACCTGTATATCCTGTATAACCTGTAGGACCAGTATAACCTGTATAACCTGTAGGACCAGTATCTCCAGTATATCCTGTATACCCTGTAGGACCAGTATAACCTGTATAACCTGTAGGACCAGTATAACCTGTATATCCTGTATAACCGGTATATCCAGTATAACCTGTATAACCTGTAGGACCAGTATAACCTGTATAACCTGTATAACCGGTATATCCAGTATATCCTGTATAACCTGTAGGACCAGTATCTCCAGTATATCCTGTATAACCTGTAGGACCTGTATCTCCAGTATAACCTGTAGGACCAGTATCTCCAGTATATCCTGTATAACCTGTAGGACCTGTATCTCCAGTATAACCTGTAGGACCAGTATCTCCAGTATATCCTGTATAACCTGTAGGACCTGTAGGACCTGTATAACCTGTAGGACCAGTATCTCCAGTATATCCAGTATAACCTGTAGGACCTGTATCTCCAGTATAACCTGTAGGACCAGTATCTCCAGTATATCCTGTATAACCTGTAGGACCAGTATCTCCAGTATAACCTGTATATGCTGTAGGACCAATAGGACCGGTATATCCAGTATAACCTGTAGGACCAGTATCTCCAGTATATCCAGTATAACCTGTATATGCGGTGGGTCCAATAGGACCGGTATATCCAGTATAACCTGTATAACCAATAGCAAATGGTCCAGTTGGTCCAGCAGGTCCAACTGGACCTACAGTTTTAATATTACAACATTTTTTAGAACCTAAATATTGAGAATAATCCATTATAAATATAATATATGAATATAATAGAATTAAATAATTTTAATTTAACTAATTAAAATTATGAAGAAGGTAAAGCTGCTAAACAAAGTCGTATAGATCCAAGTGAAGCAACTTCATATTTAACCACAAGAGGTAAATCATTTTCTAAATAAACTTCAATTTGAGAACAAAGATTAGTGCATTTAATAAAATAGCCTAAATTTTTAAGAGAGAATTCGCCTTGAATAATTTTAGAAGAGTCTTGTTTTAAAATAAAACCCATACTTCCATCAGATTCAGCACGATGAATTTCAGCAGATGCGAATTGTCCAGAACATTTAAAGATTAATTCATTTCCAACAGATTTAATTTCTAATTTATCAGAAATGCAAGATAAATCACGAATGATTTTTTGAAAATCAGCAGATGGTAAATTAATAATAGATGAGAATTTAACATCAGGATATTGTAATTCTTCAGGTTCAGGTTCAATTAATCTCAATTTTTGTGTTTTACATTGTTTAATTTCGCCATTTTCGAATTTTAAAGCTAAATGTGAAACGATGCCATCAGTATAATCGGCATTTTCGATATAAATAGTTAAAGTATCATCATTATCAATTGAATTAATTAATTTAAATAAATGAAACATATTAACTCCAATAATAATTTTTTCTTTTTTACATTCATAAAATTCAAAATTTTGAGATGCTAAATAAAGATGAGCTAAAATTGTATGAGATTTATCCATATTAATAATACGAATACCATCAGGTTCAAAAGTTATATTTGTTTCTAAAAGTATATCTTTAAGTGCTGTCATTAAAGTTCTAAATGGAGCGATTTGTACAGTTTTAATAGTTAATACATTACCTTCAGTTTGAGTTAATATATTATTTTTATTAGAAAATAGAGACATTATACATGGAATTAATTTTAAACCTTTAAATACTTATGACTTAAAATATTTAACGCATTAATTTTTATTAATTATTTATAATTATAATTTTTATTCATAATTATAATTTTTATTCATATTTATAATTTTTATTCATATTTATAATTTTTATTCATATTCATTAATATATATTATTAAAAAATATTTAAAAACATTCTAGTCTAGTTATTATGACTGAACAAATTATGGTTGATAATCCACATAATTCACAATTTATCGATGTAATTAATCTACTTACTAAAGAATATAAAGACAATGAATATATGACTCAACGATTATATAATCATATCGTTTTATATTTACCTAATACACTTGAAAATGAATTCAAAAATCATCAAAAACGCAAAATTCGTAATAATTTTTTAACTAATGAGCAACAACTTTTTATTCAAGTCTTTTTAAGCAAACATAAATATTTCTATTTATCTAATAATAATTTATTTTATGAATATAATGGAGAAAAATATCTAATTATTAAAGAAGATGATATTATTCATAAACTTCTATCTACTATATCTAATGATAGAGTTTTATTACAGTGGAAACATAAAACTAAAATTAATATTATTAAACAAATTAAAGAAAGAACACTTTTCAGTTCTATACCTGAATCTGATACTATTCAAAATGTATTAAATGTTTTTTATCCATCCATTTTCTCTTCTAAAAATTATGCTAAATATTTTCTTACTATCATCGGCGATAATATTTTAAAAAAAAATTCTAATAATATTTTTCTTGTTAGTCAGAAAATGAAACAATTCCTAAATCAACTCGATAATGTCGCTTTATTGTCTATCGGAAATAATAATACTATTCATAATTTTATGACTAAATATCACGAAAATCATTCTTATGAAAATTGCAGATTTATTAAATTCAATGAATATTTCTCCACTGAAGTTTGGAGAGAAATACTTAAAAAAATAGGACTTGATCTATTATGTGTTGCTGCTCATTATTCTAAACGTTATGAAAATTCTGACAATTTTATTGATATTTATGCTGATGAAGAATTGAAAATATATACTTATTATCTTAAAAATTCTACACCTAATTCTATCGTTGATGATTTTTGCAATAAATATATTGTTACTACTTCTAATACTAATACTAATAATACTCTTATTCCATACAAAATGGAATGGAAAAATTTACATTTCGTTTGGAAACAATTCATTTATACTTCCAATTTTATTAATATTATTTATTCTAATACTTTAAAAAATATTCTTAAAACAAAATATTCATATGATGATAACACCGACTCTTTCTTGCAAATCACTAGCAAATATCTTCCCTTTTATAGCGATTTTATTAAATTTTGGGAAAATACAATCACTATTCATAATACAACTGATACTAATATATTTGAATATGACATCGAAATTGATGAATTCACTTCTATTTTTAAATATTGGACTAAACTTACCGATGAAACACTTATGACTAATGGTAACATCACTGAAGAAAATATTTTACAAATTTTAAAACATTTCTTTCCATCTATTGAAATTTTTGAAGATAAATATGTTTTAAATGTCACTTCTTCTCTATGGGATAAAAATAATAATATTTATTCATCTTTTCATTTTATTAATCAACAAATTAATATTAATAATGATACTTTAATTTCATTCGATGATGCTTACAATTATTATTATAAATTTTGTAATATATCTTCTTTGAAATTTATCGTTAGCAAACGATATTTTGAAAAATATTTATATTATAAATTCTCCGATTCTATTGTATATGATAAATTCATCGAAACTAAATGGATTCTTACTACTACTCACACATAATTCAATAATACATATTTAATTACTTATTTGTATTATTGAACTATTCTATTATTGAACTATTCTATTATTGAACTATTAATTACCATTACCCGCTATAAATTGTAACGCATTACCTGAGGTATGTACTCCTTTACCATCATAATATGAAGGAGCTAACATACCACCTAAAGCCATACCACCATTCATTCTTCTTCTTCTCTTGGTCGATCTTGAACTATTTTTATGAAATAATTTAAACACACCTCGTGTTGTTTTATAACCCGCTTTTACTAAAAATTTATTCTTTTTCGCAAAAAAATGCTTCTTTCTTGATACAATACGACCATGTTTATTTTTCATTAAACCATTTTTTGTTATACTACCACTTGTATGTTTCGCTGTTCCATGATATACTTCGGCACGACTACCTACCGTTTTCTTATAATTATTACTTTTCGATACCATTATAATATTTACAGAGAAAATAATATATACTTACATTACAATTACTTATATTAAAAATTATTTACTAAAGAACTTCCACTTCCACCAGCCATACCTTCTATTCTACCTAAATAATTTATATTTAAAGGATTTCCTAAATAAAAATTTCCATATTGCGATTTACCACCTTTATTATTATTTATTATTTGAGATATTCTTGTTTTTTTTGATATTCTCGCATTTGATACAATATTATTTTTATCATATGAATTTGTATTTTGAATACATTCACTTATTTTTTGCGAACCTGGATATTTAGCATTATAATTTGCTATATAATTTATACAATTTATTGAATTACTTTTTCTTCCTGGAGTAAAAGATTGATATGAATACATTATATATATACATATATATTTGCGGTATTTATATTTTATATTTTATATTTATATATTATATATTATATATTTATATGGCACATATAATTGAGTTAAATAATATAGCTAAAAAAAGAGGTCTAGTAAACCTAGAAGAAGAAGGCTACACGTCGCAAGAATCGCAGTCGTCGCAGTCGACGTCGTCGTCGCAAAATGCAAAGCAAAAAGCAAGACGTGAACCTCAATATCAATTATTTCAATCTCAATTATCTCAACCTCAACCTAAAAAACTATCTGATTTAGAATATGTACCATATGATACTCAAGCTAAATTTCAATATTATAATTTATTAACGTGTAATGATATAGATCTTTTAAAAATATTAAAACAATATTCTTTCTATTTAATTTCTGATTATTTAATTAATAATACTAACGAAACACTTTTCGTTCCTAATTTACTACCTTCAACTAAATTATATGATTTTCAACTAAATACATCTTTTAAAAATAAAACTTTTAATAATCATTTAAAAATTGAGAATTATATTTTAAGATCAATCGTTGCGGAAAGTTTTAATTATTTTACTCCTGAGAATTCTTTTAGTAGTTATCTTTTATTATCAGAACCTGAAGAAAGTGTACAACATTTTTTTGTATCATGTCAATATAATAACTATTCTGAAAGTTTATGTTATGAATTAATTAATTTATACATTATTATGGAAATTGAAGAAAAAATTTCCAATTGTAAACAACAAATTCTACAAAAACAAGTTGGAGGAAGTTGTGATGCTATTAATTTAGATACTGTTAATACTTATAATAATGAAGCTTCATTATTAATTTGTAAATTAATATTTGAATGGGAACACGATTTTAAAAAAGTAATAAAAATAAAAGAAATTTACAATGCTGTAAACATTGTTTTTAAATTATGGATTAATTTAATTAATGCTAATTGTATAACTCCTGTTTATGATGATGGTAAAATCATAGAAGATTTAACTTATACAGCAACTAATGGTTTAATTAGTGAACCTAATTATATGAAAATTGTAATGGAATATGTTAGAGACAATTGTATAGGTCGTTATGAAAATTTTGAATATACTGAAACAATTTCTTTTAAAACAAATATTGGTGAAATTGATAATATTTTACAATATTTTAAAGGTTGTTTTTATATGATAAAACCTAGTGATAATATCAACTCAATACATTTAACTATTTCATATGATGAAAATTTTGACGATGCACAAAATTATCATGATAGACCAATACAATATACATTAACTGATATTTCTTTAGAGAATCAAGATATGGCTCTGGGAATTAAAAAAAAAACTTTATATCAACAATTCATATATGATGAAATACCTTCTAAATTAAATATAAAATTAAAAGAAAACCTTTTGAGTGAATTAGAAAGCATTGGAATAATAAATAATATCAAAACAGATCAAATAACTGATATCTGCACACCTTCCACAATAATAGATCCTGGAACTACACCATCAAATGGGGAGGTATATAATAATAAAGCAAATGAATCAATTAGTCAAATATTTAGTATATTTAAGTTAGATATAGAAATTGATAAAATTATCTATAGAAATAGTGATGTATTAAAAGAATTTAATACTGATACTCATCCTGATGATATATCAATAATAGAAGGATATTATTTTAAAATAAAAAGAAAGAATGATGAAACAACTAATATGGTTAGTTTTCCATTATATCGTCGTGATATTTGTATTTCAAATGTTGTTAAGACAATCAACTATGTTTATGATGAAAGTGGACATGGAAGTGCACAATTCAACGATGTAACTGAAAAAGAAGTAAGAGATCGTTTAATATTCGCGGCAACATGTATTTATAACTTATTAGATGATGAATATAGAGTTAATAGTACTGAAATATCAGTAAAAATGACTATATTGGCATTTTTTAAATCTTTAGGTGATGAATGGCAAAAAATGACGTGTTTATTTATAAATAACAATACCACTTCTCATACCACTTCTCCCTCCTCCTCCTCCTTTATGGAAACATCAATAGAACTACAACCAAACATTATTTATACACTATTAGAAAAGACTCAATTAAAAGAAAAGGCTCAATTAAAAGAAAATATAAAAATCTTAGGACTTGAAACAAACTTAGTAGATTTAAAAAAATTAGAAGATGTACTAAACGAATTGAGTCTACTTATTTCTGCTTCTTCTTCTTCTTCTTCTTCTTCTTCTTCTTCTTCTTCTTCTTCTTCGTCTTCTTCTTCTTCTTCTTCTTCTTCTTCTTCTTCTTCTTCTTCTTCGTATCCTGCTAATGTTTCTACTTTTCCTGATAATGGACTTCTATTTTTTATTACAAAAGATACAATATTAGTTGGTTCAAGTATTATAGATAATATTCCTTTATTAACTGATTTAAAAATACCATTTTTGTCGACACATCTAAATGACAAACCAAACAACACATCTGGGTCAACTAGAGGTGGGACTTTATTAACTTGTATAGATAAAATTAATCCTGAATCTGATATAACAAAAATACAAAATATACTATCTAATTGTTTACTTATCATTAATTCATTATTAAACAAACAAATCATCACATTTACAAATGTAGCATTTAGGATTAATATTACTAATCTATTAACTAACATAATTAATAACATCTCTCAAACTGATTCTCAAATATTAACTATATTTGATACAATGAGTGGTATATTAAATCAAATAAATTTATATACAGAATATTTTGGTTGTACAAATATTGAACAATTAATAAATATTCAAGTTAAAACAGCAATATGTTCAATGAATATTGATACAACAGAAAAAATAATTTTAACCACAAACACTAAAACATTAATTGATAGATTACTTAAAAGTGACGTTTCTTCAAATAATGTTTGTAATATAGTAAAAGCTTATATTAATGGTTGTAATTATTTTATTAACAAAATAGATAAATATATTAAATTATTAAACAATTATAATATAAATGGTAATATTGAAATAAATATTGCTTATAAAAGTATTATATCTGACATACATAAAATTAAATTAAAATTTATTAACGAGCAAATAAAACGAACTGAACAAAAATATATAGAGAATCTAAATTCATTAGTGAGTGATAAAGGAACAAACAGTAGAAATAAACAAAAAGATGTATCAGGTATTGGTATTATTAAAAAAGAAATACAAGAAAAAATAAATTCAATAATTGTAAAATTTGATTCTTCTTCTTCTTTTACGCTCGAGATGGTTTTGTCGGATAGTACACTTCTTGATGATATACATGTATATGCGGCACAATTCTTAAAACCTAGTAAATATTTAACAGATTTGGATACAATTATTGCTAAATATTATAGTACACTTAAAACTCCAAGTGAATTAAAAAAAGTAAATGTTAAAATTGATAAAATAATGAATCTACTTAAAAAAGATATAATAATAACACAGATAGACAACAAATGTGAACAAAATAATATTGTAAATAATACTAGTGATTATTTAATGCATTTACGAGGGATTCAAACCGAAATTAAAAAAGAGACTATTATAAAAACAGCAGCAACAGAAGAAGAAACAGAAGAAACAGAAGAAGCAGCAGCAGCAACAGCAGCAACAGCAGTAGCAGCAGCAACAGCAGAAGAAGCAGTTGTAGCAGCAACAGCAGCAGCAGCAACAGCAGCAGCAGCAGAAGAAGCAAAAGAAAAAGCAAAAGAAGCAGTAGAAAAAGCAATACAAGCAGCAGCAGCAGCAGAAACAGCAGCAACAGCAGCAACAGCAGCAACAGCAGCAACAGCAGCAACAGCAGCAACAGCAGCAGTAGCAGCAGCAGAAGCAGCAGAAGAAGCAGCAGAAGAAACTTATAATGAACTATGTATTTGTGAAAAAAAAACACATTTATTCAATTATTCTTTTGATTATATATTCAAAAATACGGGTGTAGAATCAAACTTAAGAAAATATTTGAATAATAATAATGTTCATGAGGTTGATGATATTATAGATAATATTAAAAAGACTACATTTAATGGATTAGATTACAATGCTATATTTATATCTGTAGAAAATGTTTTACAAAAATTTCCATCTATCGCTGATACAGAAGGATATGTATATGAAATTACAGATATTATGTGTATGTATAATCCTGCTACTAATGTTACTACTTCTGCGGTTACTACTTCTCCGGGTACACCATCATCAGCACCATCATCATCATCATCATCATCATCATCATCATCATCATCATCATCATCATCATCATCATCATCATCATCATCATTATCATCATCATTATTACCACCACCAGCAACACCACCACCAATTACTTCTATTACTACTGTTTCTGTTGCTTCTCCTGCTACTCTGGGTACACCATCATCAGCACCATCATCATCATCATCATCATCATCATCATCATTATTACTACCACCATCATTATCATCATCATTATTACCACCACCAGCAACACCACCACCAATTACTACTACTACTACTACTACTACTGTTGAAGTCTACGCTAAAAAACAATATGATGAATGGTACGAATATATAACAACTACAAATAATGATTTTATCATACAAGAATTAAAAGAATTAAAAAAATTAAGTCAACTATTGAATGATGTTTCAACGGAATCGAACTCCTCAAAGGGTGACTCAGAGGGTGCAGAGGGTGACTCAGAGGGTGACTCAGAGGGTGACTCAGAGGGTGACTCAGAGGGTGCAGAGGGCGAGGATGTTTCAATGAGAACAGGTTATGAGGATTATGGTGCGAATGAGACTAAAACGTTTGATTCGGACGGAGGTTCAAACATTAATCATACAAAAACAAAAAAACATATAATAAAAAGAAATAAAATAACTCGATATAACAAAAATAGTAACAAAAATAAAAATAAAAGGAAATCAATAAAAAAAATAAAAAGAAATAAACACAAAAGAACAGTTTAAATTTGAAATTAATATAAAATTGAAATTATTTAAATAGATAAATGTATAAATAAATATCAATATCAAAATGAGTGTTGAAGACGTTAATCTTGCGACGAAATATCAAAAAAAATCAGATACAGAACATATTTTATCAAATCCGGATACATATATAGGTTCAGTTGAAGAAATAGAATCGATTGAATGGATAGTAAATGAATCGAATGATAAAATAATAGAAAAAAAAATAAAATATATTCCAGGTTTATTTAAATTATTTGATGAAGGTATAGTAAATTGTCGAGATCATGTGATACGTATGTTGCAAGCGAAAAGTGTAGGTCAAAAAGATATATTAGAAGTATCAAATATAGAAATCTCAATTAGTGAAGATGGTACGATTACTATGTTGAATGATGGTAATGGTATAGACGTAGCTCAGCATCCAGAACATAATATCTGGATTCCGGAAATGATTTTTGGTCATTTAAGAACATCAACGAATTATGATAAAAGTGAAAAAAAGATAGTTGGTGGAAAGAATGGTTTTGGTTTTAAATTAGTATTGATATGGTCGAGTTATGGTTGTATAGAAACAGTAGACCATATAAGAGGATTAAAATATACTCAAGAATTTAAGAATAATTTGTATGAAATCTGTAAACCATCAATAGTGAAATGTAAAAAAAAGCCATATACGAAAATAACATTTAAACCGGATTATATTCGTTTAGGTATAGATGGTTTGAGTGATGATATAATATGTTTATTAAAGAAAAGAGTGTATGATATAGCGGCGATAACAAATAAGAATTTAAAAGTGAAATTTAATAATAATTTGATAAATATAAAAAATTTCCAGCAATATATAGATATGTATATAGGAGATAAAAGTGTATCAGTTCGTATATATGAAGAGAACGGTGAAAGATGGGAATATGCCGTAGCTATAAGTCCGAATGATGAATTTATGCAAGTTTCATTTGTGAATGGTATTCATACGTCGAAAGGTGGAAAGCATATAGAATATATATTAAATCAAATAATAAGAAAATTAGGAGATTATATTGAAAAGAAGAAGAAAGTGAAAGTGAATATGACAAGTATAAAAGAGCAGTTATTTTTATTTGTGAGATGTGATATAGAGAATCCTTCTTTTGATAGTCAAACGAAAGATTATATGAATACTCCTTCTTTGAAATTTGGTTCGAAATGTGAAATAAGTGATAAATTTATAGAGAAAGTAGCAAAAATGGGTATAATGGATAATGCGTTAAAATTAACTGAAATAAAAGAGAATAAAGCAGCGAAGAAATCGGATGGTGTAAAAAGTAAAAGTATTCGTGGTATTCCAAAGTTAACAGATGCGAATTGGGCTGGAACGGATAAATCAAGTGAATGTATAATAATATTTTGTGAAGGTGATTCAGCGAAAGCAGGTATAATTTCTGGTTTATCATCAGAAGATCGAAATAAAATAGGAGTTTATCCGATGAAAGGAAAGATTTTAAATGTGCGTGGTGAATCAATAAAAAAGATAAGTGAAAACAAAGAGATAACAGAAATAAAAAAGATTTTAGGATTAGAAACGAATAAGATATATAATAAAATAGAAGATGTACATAAATGGTTGCGTTATGGAAAGGTTATATTTATGACAGATCAAGATTTAGATGGGAGTCATATAAAGGGTTTAGCAATAAATTTATTTGAATCAGAATGGTCAGAATTAAGTGGAATAGAAGGATTTATAGGATTTATGAATACTCCGATATTGAAAGCAAGAAAAGGAAATACAGAATTAAATTTTTATAATGATGGTGAATACAATGAATGGAAAAAGTGTAATGATATAAAAGGTTGGAAGATAAAATATTATAAAGGGTTAGGAACAAGTACAGGTAAAGAATTTCGAGAATATTTTGATAATAAGAAAATGGTATATTTTCATCGTTCAGAAAAGAGTAATAATGCGATTGATATGGTTTTTAATAAAAAAAGAGCAGATGATAGGAAAGAATGGTTAAAGAATTACAATAGAGAGATATATTTAGATACATCAAAATCAGAAGTATTATATGAAGATTTTATAGATAAAGAATTAATTCATTATTCGAAATATGATTGTGATAGAAGTATTCCGAATTTGATGGATGGTTTAAAGATAAGTTTAAGAAAGATATTATTTGCTGCGTTTAAAAGAGGGTTAACATCAGAAATAAAGGTAGCTCAATTTTCAGGTTATGTTTCAGAGCATTCAGGATATCATCATGGAGAAGCAAGTTTAAATGCTGCAATTGTAGGTATGGCTCAAGATTATGTAGGTTCGAATAATATAAATTTGCTAATGCCGAATGGTCAATTTGGAGGTAGGCTTTCAGGTGGAAAAGATAGTGCTTCAGAAAGATATATATTTACTCAATTAAATAAAATAACAAGAATAATTTATCCACCAGTAGATGATAATATATTAAGATATTTAAATGATGATGGATTAGAAGTAGAGCCGGTTTATTATGTTCCGATAATTCCAATGATTTTAGTAAATGGTTCGAAAGGTATAGGAACAGGTTTTAGTACTGATATAATGTGTTATAATCCTTTACAAATAATAAGATATATAAAGAATAAGTTATTATCAATTGAAGAAGAAATTGATTTTATGCCTTATTATGAAGGTTTTATAGGAAATATTATAAAAATAGGTAACAATAAATATATGATAAAAGGTGTATATGAAAAAATAGAAAGTGATAAGATAAAAGTGTCAGAATTACCAATTGGTTTTTGGACGGAAGATTTTAAAGAATTATTAGAGAATTTAATAGATCCAGGTGTGGATAAAGATGGAAAGAAGATAATTGCCGTAATAAAAGATTATGATGATATGAGTAAAGATACAAATGTGGATTTTACAATAACATTTATGAAAGGTAAATTAGAATTATATGAAAAAACGAAATATGAAAATGAATGTAATGGTGTAGAAAAGTTATTAAAATTGTGTAATACAAGTAGTGCAACAAATATGCATTTATTTGATGAGAATGATGTATTAAAGAAATATGAAAATATAAATGAAATAATAGATGATTATTATTTAGTAAGATTACAATTATATGAAAAGCGAAAATTGTATATGATAAAAGAGTTGGAAAGTGAATTAGTATTATTATATAATAAATCGAAATATATAAAAGAAATTTTAGATGGAACGATTGATTTACGAAAAAAGAGAAAAGAAGAAGTGATTCAATTATTAATAGAAAAGGGGTATGATATAATAGAAGAGGATATTGATTATAAGTATTTAATAAAAATGTCAATGGATTCGGTAACTGAAGAAAATATAGATAAATTATTAAAAGAAAAGGATTTAAAAATAGAAGAATTAAGCAAAATACGAAATATAACAATTAATGAAATGTGGATAAATGAAATAGACAATTTAAAAGAAATATATCTTAAATATAAAGAAGAACGAGAAATACAAAATTCACATACAAAAAAGAATGAAAAGGTCAAAAAAATAAATAAAAAAATAAAATGAAAATTGACAATAAATTTGTAATTTATAATATTATATATATATAATGAATTATGATTCTATTTCAAGTGATATGAATTATACTAATGCAAGTACAAGCACCAGTAGTAGTACTCCAAATATATCTAGTGCACCATCATCATCCTCATCACCGCATAATACTACAAAAAAGAGTTTAACATTTAAAGATACTATAATTCAATTTTTATATTCAAAAACGGGGACAATAATGGCGCAAGCTATAGGTATAGCAATTGGTTTTGGTTTTAAAGAATTAATTGCTTCAATAATAAATGGTATATTAAAACCATTAATTGTTTATATAATAACAGTTTCTCATTTACAAGAATATTACGATTTTACATCAATAATTGAAGAACAAAAGAAAGGTTTAAGTATAACTAGTTTTATAAGTGCTTTATTAACTTTTGTACTGTTAATAATTACTGTTTATTTTATAAATAAACGTATGACAGCAGAAATAACAACTTTTAGTTAATATAATTTTAAATACTTATTTTACAACATTTTTTTTTCAAATGTTGTAAAATTAAAAAATAATTAGAAAATAAAAAAAATAAAAAGGTGAATAAATTTAAAATAAATATATAATTTATAGTATTATATATAATGAATTATGATATGAATTATACTAACGCAAGTACTAGTACTACTACTAGTAGTAATACATCATCACCATCACATACATCATCACCATCCACATCATATAATACAACAAAAAAAAGTTTAACATTTAAAGATAATATAATTCAATTTTTATATTCAAAAACAGGAACATTAATGGCATACGCAATGGGTTCTGCGATTGGTGGTAGTTTTAAAGAATTAATTGCTTCAATAATAAATGGTATATTAAAGCCATTAATTGTTTATATAATAACAGTTTCTCATTTACAAGAATATTACGATTTTACATCATTAATTGAAGAACAAAAGAAAGGATTAAGTATAACTAATTTTATAAGTGCTTTATTAACTTTTGTACTGTTAATAATTACTGTTTATTTTATAAATAAACATATGACAGCAGAATTACAAAATTTTAGTTAATATAAAAATATATATTAATAATATTTAATCTTTAATATTATTAGAAATAATTTCAATAACTTTTGTTTCATTATATTGTTGACTGCAATCAATAAATTTAAAAATATTTTTAATATTATTTAAATCGAACATTTTTTCAAATGTTGTAAAATAGCACCATTCTTTATTTTGATTATAAAAATGAAGAAATTCAGAATTTAGTTGTTTTAAATAAGTATACGCTTTAGGGTTATTTTTATGCCATCCACTATTAGATTGAAATACGATATTCTCTCTAATTTGAATAATAAGTTTAGTTTGAGGGAATAATTGTTTAAAATATTTGATATAATTTATTCTTTTATTATCATATCTAATTTCTTTAAATCCCCATAAAATGGTATTATTATTATTTTTAAACATAGAAATGATAGTTTGTCGTATATGTTGTTCTATTTCTAAAATATTATATGAGTTATACCATGCAGGTTTAATATTTTGTTTAATAAGATTATCATAAGATTCTGGTTTATAATGTCCAGGAATATATTGAATAGATGAATTATGTAGTTTAATATAAAAGTCTAATAAACTAATAATTGCGGAAAAGTTTTCTCCGCAAATATTACTATTAGGTATAGTATTAATAATTCTTTGCATTGTAGTAGATCCTGAACGTCCGGTAGCACATATTAAAACGATTTTATCTTCCATTCAAATAATATGAATAAATATTTATATTATTTTCTTTAAATATGTTTAAAATATATATAATATAAATTTCTTTAAGTATTAAATGAATTTATAATAATTATACTTCATTATCTTCTTCTACAATAACAAGATGTTTTTTAATTTTTTTAACAATCTTTTTAACCTTTGGTTTAGGTTCAATAATAACTTCTTCTTCAACAGATACTATTTCATTTTGAACTTTATCAATAGGTTCAGTATTTACTGAACTTGTATCATCTTGTTCTTCTGTTTGAACATGTGCTTTTACAATACCGGTAATAAATTTTTGTGCTTGTTTTTTATTATTTTCAATTTCTTTTTCTAATTGTTTTAAGAGTGTGTCATTATATTCACAATACTCAACAATTTCTTTTTGACATTCAACTGAAGGAACTTGTATTTTTATAGTTTCAAAGTCATCAAATGATACAGCAGGATATTGTGCTCCTTTTGCTTTACTTATTAAATCATCACTTACATAATCACTTGTCATAATATAATACAAATATTTTGATAATATTGTATTTGGTTCTTTTACTCTAATATTTGCAAAACCAGTTGAAGCAATACCATTTTGAATATCATCGCTAATATAAACATATCCTTTCAAATTAGGTCTAACAGATGAATATAAAATATCACCTTTCTTAACTATTCTTTTTGCTCTTGATGGAAAATCATTTGTTAATTTTTGTAATTCTAATATTTGTCCTCCTTTAACAGAAGCAATATCAATATAATTAATTTCAGTATATTGTCCTGATTTCATATTTTCAGGATTAATTATACTAATTTCACCTAATTCTTTCACAACATTCTCACCAAATATTTTTTGATTACTCAAACAAAACTCGTTCAGTTGCTTCAATTCTGCAATTTTCTCATTACTTGTTTTGTTTGCCTTTTCGTATATGAAATCTAAATATTTTACGATTTCTTGTTGGCGTTCAAGTGATGGGATTGGGATTTTTATTTTAAATAAATCATCTTCAACTATTGATTTTTGATTAGCACCTTTAAAATATTTTTGTAATAATTCTATATTATGAAATAAATAATAATATACATATTTTGTTTGTAGTTCATTTATTTTTGATTTAAAGTGTATGGTTGTTTCTCCTACATTATATTTATTATTACCATAATATACCATTGCTTTTCCAGAACCATTTGTCTTATTAATAATAATACCATCGCCTGTATAATCAAATGTATCTAAGTATAAATTTCCCAAAATAGAACAATAATACAATGGATATAATCCATTTTCTTTTCCATCTTTACTTCTTTTTTTTTCACCTTTAATTATACTACAAACTTCTCCAAGTGTTTTTACAATTATTCCATCTTCATATTGATCATCTTCTGTTTCATCTTTCATATATTCAGCATAATTAAGTGAATATGAATTACTCACAATTTTCTCAATTGGAACTTCAACCAATAGATTTTTTATATCTTCATAAGGATTGTAATCATAAAACTTTACTTTGGTTGTTTGATGTGTTTTTGAAAACTTGTAATCTCTTCCTGTTTCTTTTTGAGTTTTGGATACTTTAATTTTGGTTTCCAAAACATCAGTTCCTTCTCTCTTTTTCACAAAGTAAAACACACAAGTTTTTATAGATGTGTATGTAAATATACCTGATGGTAGATATATAATTTCTTTCAAATCACACGTTTTCATAAGATATTCTCTAATTGCTACTAATGTTGTGTTTGTTTTTGAAAATAAATCTTGTCCGTCAGGTAATACAACAGCACATTTACCATTAATCTTTAACATATAAATAATTGCTTGAATAAACAAGGAAACCGCATTATCTGTCTTAATAGGAACATATTCACTTTTTAATGGGTTTTGAAAATCGTCATATTTTAATCCTTTAATTCCAAATGGTGGATTTGCAAGAATATTATCAAACTTTCTTATTATAGGAACACGAATACTATCTCCTCTGTCTAGACACTCAAACATATGACCTGATGAGATTAACATATTTGAAACAGCAAGTTGATATGTATCAGGTTCTAATTCTTTACCATATAGTCCTTCTGTTTTGATAAAATCCCAATCAGGTTTAATATTTTTAGCATTTGCTTGTTGTAAAATGTATTGTAAATAGGTAATTAAGAAACCACCTGTCCCCATAGTAGGATCTCCACAAGTATCTATTTTACCATCAGGATGTATTTGCGGATTTATTAGTTTCACCATCATTTTTTTAACTAATGGTTGAGTAAAGAATTGTCCCAGAACTTTACCTGTCATAATATCTTGAATAACTTCTTCATAAGCATTACCCAAAACATCATGTTCAGTTTGAGATAAGTCAAGTGAGATTAGTTTGTCAATTAATTTTTTATAGGTTGATTTGTGTTGAATATCAAACCCTTTACCTTTCAAGAATATATTTTTTGTAATAGGATGATTTGATAAAATATCATCCCATAAATATTTCATATTTACAGGAATATTATCCTCCTTTTCATTTGACAGATTACTAAAACGAACAATTTCTAATAATTTATTTTTATGTTTTTCAATCATTTCATCTTCAATATAACTAAAATCATATTCATAATCATCAATATTTATTTCAGAACCAAAATGAGGTTCAATTAATTTTAATATTAACAAATAAGACAGAGTTCTTAATGCTTTCTCACCAGTTAAACCCTCATTATCTCTCAATATATTTAAACAATTTTTGAATACACTAATAAGTGTAGTTTTATTATTTATTTTAACTTCTGTTGTTTTACTAATTTGTTGCATTTCAGTTAATGTTATACAAGGTGCTTTCTTATTTTGGTGTCTAGTGAAATCATTTTTTTGATTAAAGACTTTTTTACACAAATCGCATGAATATTGTTTTGACATTGCCATAATTATATAAGTTAATATTTCTTTATATTAAAATAATTCAATTTTTTTTAATATTATCAAAAAAAGGATTTTTTCCTTAATTATTTTTAAACATTATAATATACAAATATTTACAAAATAACACCTATTTTCTTTTTATTATTTGTGATAGTAATTATATCTCGTAAATCCTTGACATTATAGTATTCAACCCATAATCCATTTGGTGGAAATAATGTGTCTATTTTACATAATTTATTACTCACATTTGATAAGTTCAAGTAATGTTTTTTTATTTCAGGATATAACAATAAATACTCACCTACTTTATTTTTACAGATTTCCAAATCATAATATACTCGTTCAATACTTAAATATTCTATCCAGTTTGTAAATTGTCCTTTAAATACTATTTCAGGTTCTTTGGATAATCTATTATCTCTTTCACATAATTCATAATAACCTTCTTTGCTTTTTATATTTTTATCAGCAATTATTTTTCTTGCTTTTTCATATGTTGTAGCAAGTGCAGTTCTTTTATTTTCTAATTCTAATAAATTTAATAATATAGGTTTTACAACATTTATTCCATCATATTCATTTGATTTGTGTTCTGCTTCTTTAAAATTAGGTGTATATCTATTTTTAAATTCAATTTCTTCAAATGATATTTCAATATCATATAATAAATATTTTAATACTTCTATTATTTTTTCATATTTATTATCACCATTCTCGTCAATGTACACTGGTAATGATACATTTAATATTTTTTCTCTATTTGTTCCATTTTGTCCTAATTCATCTGGTCTAATTCCTCTTCCAATACATTGTTTAATATCTTGTATTGATAATTTAGGATCACTTAAACAAATAAAATCTAATTTATTAAAATCATATCCTATACTATATTTTGCAACAACATAACCAATACTATGAAGTGTAGTTTCATATATTTTTATATCTCTATAATTATACTCTAATATAATTTGTTGTAATTTTGGTTCTATTTCAATAGTAAAATTATCACTAACTAATAAGAATGGTTTTATATGTGTTTTATCGCTTTTATATTGTGTATAATGCTTGTAAAATAAATTGAATGCATTTTTTTGTTTATTATGAAAACTAAACCCAAAAGTTCTATTTTTTTCACTAAAATCACTAATGATATAATTTACATTATCAATATTTTTTTTATTTTCACTATAAACATAAGGTTTTATTCCAGACAACCAATTTAAATCTATTAATTTTTTTACTTTTATAGGTGAATACAATTTACCAAATATATTTTCATTTTGTGAAATTATTGCTTTATTTGGTGAAGCAGATGTAAATATACGATATTTTATATGTCTGTTATTTAATAACCAAAATTGTGAATTTATATTATCATTTAAACTATCAATCCATTCTTCAATTCCCCAATGTGCTTCATCAAACCAAATCGTTATATTAGTGATTGAATTTGATATTATCTTTTCATACATTTTATTAATGGATTGTATACAACAAATTACAATTTTTTTATCTGACAATCTTAAGTATTCATCAAAGTTATTATCTGTAGAATAATTAAATGTAATATAATTATCTTGTAGTATTTGTAAATATTTTTGTGAAATATTTTGTGAATTTACTATTTTTCTTGGTGAAACAATAATAATAAATTCACTTTTTAAATATTGAAATAAATTATATACTATGTAACTTTTACCTCCTCCTGTTGGTAATTCAAGATATAATTTATTGTGTGATAAAAGTTTATTTTTACTAAAATTTATTATAGTTGTTTGATATTCTCTTTCATTCCAAATATATGGTTTATTTGTTTTCTTGGATTTTAGTATAAGAATTAATGAATGAATGTTTATTTTTTTCATAGTTTGTCTTACTCTGTGGTGTCTTTCCATATCAATAATTTCTTTATTAGATAATTTTTTATATTTAATACCAAGTTTAATTAGATAAGGTTCAATAAAAGTAATAATTATTTTATCGAAAAATTCAGTTCCAGCATCAAATTTAATATTTAATTCACGAAACTCATTATGTAATAAGCGTTCAATATTTCTCATATTTTTAATAGGAACTTCAAATATTTCTACAAAATATCCTCTTTTAATTTCACCAGTAGCATATACCATACCTCTTTCAGGAAAATAATTTGTTATACCCATTTTAATAGCATTATATTCAGCATATGATGAATGAAATCTAAAATAAAGATATCCCCATACTTTAGTATGTATAAGAGAACTCGTGTTCATTTATAAAGTTTATATAATTTATTAATAATATAATTTCATAATTATAAATCAATTTTTATTATATTCAAGAATTATATTATTTTCTTTAAATATGTTTAAAAATATATATTATAAATTTCTTTAAGTAGATTAAAAAAATATAGTTTTAAAAATGAAAATTTATTTATTTTTTCCAAAAGTTTTTTTCAAAAAATGAAAATGGACAAAAATAAATGTCCAATTTTATTTTTGAAAAAAAGTCTTGAAAAAAAATATTTTTTACTGCATAAATATTTTTAAGGTAAGGACACTAAAATAAAATTATTATTTTTGTTATGATAAAAAAATAAAAAAATGGACAAATCTAGTTTGGGTAATTTATGTCATCATTTAATTAATGACATAAATTACTGTTTTTAATGACATAAATTATCCTTAAAAATGTCCAATTATATAAAAATGTCCAATTATATAAAAATGTCCAATTATTCTTTAAATATTTATTATATAATATTTAATTAATATTTATATTATGACTACCATGATAATATTTTAAAGTATTATCAATATTTAGTACTTCATTACCATATATATAATAAATAAGATCACCCCATAATGGTAAATCACCCCATCTTCTTTTATAAATCATTTCACTTAACTCTATTTCTTTTATATATTTCATACACATATCGTTCTCTCTTATTTTACTTAGATATATACCAAATAAATTCGTATATGGACCAGATGGAATTTTTCTATCATAATTTTTAAATATATAATTACTATTTTTATTTATAAAATCTAATGATAAATCATTTAATCCTATTGTCACACAAGCATCATCATTTGCCATTTGTCCAGTTATAAATAAACAAGAATTATTAAATTTATTAAAAATATTATCAATATTAAATTTTATATCACAATCCTCATCTATTCTTAATAACATATCATACTCTTTTACATTTTCCCAAAAATCAACAAACCAAAATGAACACATATGTCTATATTTTATATTATAAATAACCGCTTCTTCATGATGAATTTATTCTTTTTCCTTTTTAAATGAGTTGTTTAATATATTAATAAATATTATATTTAATTCAGGTGTTTGATTTTTAATATATAATTGTTGTTCTTCTATTATATTATTTTCGTGAAAAAATAACATATTAATAGATTTATTATTTAAATTTTGTAATATATGTTTATTTCTACTTATTAACATAGAATACTTATTTATATCACTATATCCTCTTGTTAAAACAGCAATACAACATTTCATATTAATAATATATAATATATATATATATTATTCACGAAAATAATAAATGAGAGATTTTGAAAATAATATTATTAATTTAATATATTTAAATATTAAATATTAAATATTAAATATTAATATTAATATTAATATTAATGAATCATATTTCTGATATAAAACACGTATTTTATATAAATTTAGATTCAAGACCTGATCGAAAAATACATATGGAAAAACAATTAACTAATTTAGGTATTACAGCTAAAAGATTTAAAGCTATTCAATTAAAAAATGGAGCATTAGGATGTAGTATGAGTCATTTAAAAATTTTACAACAAGCACAATTAAACAATTTAGATCATGTATTAATTCTTGAAGATGATATCTTATTTTTAAATCCACCCATATTTATAAATCAATTGAATAAATTTCTCTCTAATCATAAAAAATTTGATGTTCTTTTATTTGCTGGAAATAATATTCCACCATATACACAAATAGATGATTCATGTATTAAAGTAAATAAATGTCAAACTACTACTGGATATTTAGTTAAAAAACATTATTTTAATACTCTTATTGACAATTTTAAAGAAGGAATTCAAAAACTTATACATAATCCCACTTTACATAAATATTATGCTATTGATAAATATTGGTTTAATATTCAAGGTATACATAATTGGTATTTAATAACTCCTTTAACTGTTACACAAAAAGAAGATTATAGTGATATTGAAAAAAGACACACAAATTATAATCATATAATGTTAGATTTAGATAAAATACAATTCTTAAAAATGCAAAAAGAACAACAACGACAATTATTTTTGCCTAAAATGAGTATTTTTTAATTTCACAATATATATTTATTTAAAGTGTATTATATTTTTTTAATTTAAGACTAGAATTTTTTTTTGATTTAAGACTGAATTTACTTTTTGATTTAAGACTGAATTTACTTTTGGATTTAAGTCTTGATTTACTTTTGGATTTACTTTTGGATTTACTTTTGGATTTACTTTTGGATTTAAGACTTGATTTACAAAATGGAGCACATTCATATGTATATGGTATTTTTCTATTATCAATATCTTTTATCAATTTACTTGATTTACATCCTTCATAATTAAGATGATTACCAGCATTACATAATGCGATTTCAATAATTGATTTGTCACCACTCCAATCTAAATAATATCCATTACTAGGAGGATGACAGAATTGTGCAAGTTCATCATATTCATAATGCATATATCCATCTGTTATATTTTTTAATATTAAATCTTTTTTTAAACTAAATTTTTTAATAATTTTATTTTTATGTGCTAAAGCATATCTAGCAGCTGTATTTTCATCATTAGTTAAATATATTATTTTACCATCACTCCATATATGTGATTGTCCCATATATTTAAATGGATATATACAGTTTTCATATCCTCCACCAGAAAATAGAATTGTTCCGGCATTTATTGTAATTTCTTCTTCTTTACTCATTATATTATATAATAATAATATAATGAAATCTCATATTTTATTTTCTTTAATTAATCGTGGAAAATCAGATAATTCAATATCTGTAAAAAATGTATTAGTAGAGATATTTAATATATTTTGTTTATATACATCATCTAAATTAAAACCTATAGCATAATCTTCTAAAAATTCTTTTTGTATATTTTCCTTTCTATTAATTAAAAAAGAAATAGCACTTTTAGAGAGAAAATAAAATCTACCACTACAATATTTAGTTACATATAATGGTAAATGTTTTGGCAACTCATTATGAAATTTATAATACTGAGATAAATAAGGTTGTTTTACATCAACAATATATCCTCCATAATGAGGAATAGGATTCATACTTTTAATTAAATTAGTAATCATATTAAAAAATAGTGGTTTTACTAATATTTGATCATCATCCGTTTTAAATAAGTATTTAAAATTAAATGAATCATAAATGGCTTGATATGAAGCAATAACTTTTGATGGTAAAGAGTTATAATCATCTGCAATTTTTACCCATAAAATATGATTATCATTATCAAAAACATAATCAGTATCTAATGTATCATCTCCAATTACGTGATAATATTTAATATATGATGGAAGTAATTTTAACCAAGTTATTTTTTGAAATTGTGCTTTTTTAATATATTTTTTACAATTCATAATAAGTAATATAAATTCTTGTTCTATCATAATATAAATTCACAAAATTATATTTAAATACTATTTTAAATAATATAATATATATATGATTACATTTTCAAGTTGTTTTTATATTATTAAATCAAAAAATCAGGCAAATATTTATATTCAATGGATGAAATATCTTATTTCAATTGTTAATAATTTTTATTTAGTAATTTATACTGATGCTAATACAAATAAATATATTAATACACTAAATAATACAAATATTAAAATTATTATTAAACCTTTAACTGAATTTTATAACTACAAATATAAAGATTATTGGATACAAAATCATATTAACAATACTTTATTAAATAGTTGTTCTAGTTGGGAATTAAATATGTTATGGTCAGAAAAAATATGGTTTGTAAATGAAACTATACAAAATAAATATTTTGATACTGAATTTTATGGATGGTGTGATATAGGATATTTTCGTAATAGAAATAATGATTTAAATACTTCTCTTTTATCTAAATGGCCGAATTATAATATAATAACAAATATAAATAAAAATAAAATTATATATGGATGTGTTAATAATAATGATAATTATATAAATTATTTGTATAAAATTATTAATAATAAAAATAAATACAATTTACCTAATATTAACATACCACTAGATCAAGTTTCAATTGCTGGAGGATTTTTTATTATACATAAAGATAAAATAAATTGGTGGTCATACATTTATGATACTAAATTACAATTATATTTTAATCATAAATATGTAGTTAAAGATGATCAACTTATTATTATTGATTGTATTTTTTCAAATATTAATCATTTTCAACTTTATAGAGAGAATACTAAATATGATAATTGGTTTATGTTTCAAAGAATATTAAATTAAATTGTAATTTAATATATATTATTATTATTATTATTTAATATATATTATAATAATTTAAATATATCATATCATTTATTATAATAATATGATAAGTATTTTAATGCCTATATTTAATGGAATCGAATTTATTGATGAATCTGTTGGATCTATTTTAAATCAAACATATACTAATTGGGAACTTTTAATTGGAATTAATGGATTTTCAGAAAATTCTAATGAATATCAAATTGCAGCAAAATATGAAAATGCACAAATTAAAGTATTTGATTTTTATAATATTACTGGTAAATCAAATACTTTAAATGAATTGATTAAATATGCCAAATTTGATTTTATTGCATTAATGGATGTTGATGATATCTGGTTTAATGAAAAATTAACTATTCAATCCACATTATTAAATAAATTTGATGTTCTTGGAACTCAATGTATTTGGTTTGGAGATAGAAGTGGAATTATTTCTTCTATACCAACTGGAGATATTTCTAATTTTAATTTTAAATTAGTTAATCCAATAATTAATTCCAGTTCTATTATTAAAAAAAAATTATGTTATTGGATTTCTAATGATGGACTTGAAGATTATGAATTATGGTTAAAATTACGTAAAAATGGATATACATTCTTTAATTTTACTGATATACTTGTTAAACATAGAATACACTCCGATTCTGCATTTAATTCAAAAAATAATACATCTAAATTATTAAATATACTTAAAAATTATTAAATATTTTTTAACATTGAAACATTTATTTTTATCCATTTATTTTTATCCATTCTAAAGGACATATATCAGACGTATTTTTATTTTTATATTCTTCACCAAACCACACTGATGGATAACATACTATTTTAGATTTATTTTCATTTAAATATGCCGACCACCAACTATATGTACTATTCGCTATAATATTATTACTACAACAACTCATTAATAATAATTGATCTTCATCATTTAATTCTTCACCTCCACGACAAAATATATAATTCGGAAAATTGAGTTGTAATTGATTGATTGTTTTCATTACTGTAGATATATCTTCTTCTTCACAAAAATAATAAATTGTATAATTGATATTTTTATTTTTATTTTTAATATATTTTAAAGAATTTTCATAATATGTATATGTTGCTAATGGATGATATTGTTGTTTGTATTTATAATCACCTAGTCTAAAATGCATTCCAATTGAATTTACAAAAGAATATTTATGATTCGTTATATTAATTAATTGTTCTCTCATATTTGTAATATTAAGAATATTACAAATTTGTGTATAATTTTCTTGAAAATATTTATAACTTTGAAAATATCCATATATACATACATTTGGTTTATTCAATTCTATTATAGATAATTCATTAAAATCGCAATTTTGTTCTTTAATAATATATAAATCTGCTGGTAAATTATTATATAAATATACATTTATACTTTTAAAAAAAGTATTCCAAAATGATTGTCTTTTATCAACTCTTTTTACATTTAAAAACCCAAAATTTTTACCCATTTTAATTGCGTATGATATAGTAGTAAAGATTTGAAATAATTGATTACCTAATCCACCCATTAAATGACACGTAATCATATTATAAATATTTATATGAATTATTTTTAAATACTTTTAATATAATTATCATTTTTATTAATAACATATATTATCTATTTATTAATACAATACATATAACATAATATAAACAAATATTATACAAACAAAGAAAGATACTATACCTATTGTAAAAACCATATTATATCTATTATATGATTTATTTTTATACTTTTTAAATACTTAAATATAAGTATTTAATTATAATATTATAATATAAGTATTTAATTATAATATTATAATATTATAATATTATAATGTTATCATCTATTTTATTCGACAATTTTATATTAATAACATCTATTATTAATACACCAGATATTCCTTTATCTTATTCTAATATTCGTTCATATTATACTAATGAAGAAAGATTTCAACAAACTGTTAATACTATTAAAACTATTAAAGATAAAATACCTAATGCTAAAATTATGATTGTTGAATGCTCTAATTTAGAACAAGATAAATTATTATATCTTACTCAAAATTGTGATTATTTCTTAAATTTAATTGATCAACCTGATAAAGTTTCTAATATTTATAGTAATTCTAAATCATTAGGCGAAGGAACTATGACTATCTATGCTTTAGAATATATTTTAAAAAATAATATCATTTTTAAACACTTTTTTAAAATTACAGGAAGATATTATTTAACAGAAGAATTTAATTATTCTAATTTTAATAATTATAATATTGTTTGTATCAATGGTAACTTAACCAATTCTGATAATTATAAAGTCATTCATACATCATTTTATAAAATATATTATTCTAATATTAAAGAATTACTCGAATATTTAATTTCTAATACTGATTTAATGCGTCAATGTTATGAATATGAAAATATACTTGGAGTATTTATTAATTTACCCAAAAAAAATAATATCATTTATTTAGACAAAATTGGTATTAAAGGACAAATAGCTAGTATTCAAAATTGTTTATATGAAAATTAAATATTCTTTAAAAATTAAAGAATATTTAAGATTATAATTATTATTCTTTAAAAATCTTCTGTTAATTCAAATACATTATTATTCACTTTATTTGCTAAACTATATTCTGATAAATTTCTCTCAAACATATTGGTTTTTCCTTCCAAACTAATTAACTCCATCCAATCAAAACAATTTACCACATTATAAATCTTTTTATATCCTAATTGCACACATAAACGATCTGCTACAAATTTTATATATTGACTCATTAAACTTGAATTCATACCTATCAATTTACACGGCAACGCCTCACATATAAATTCTATCTCTATATCTACTGCTTCTTTTATTATATCGTGAATTCGATTTTTATCTAATTTTTTTAATAATTTACTATATAATAGTACTGCAAATTCACAATGCAACGCTTCATCACGAGATATTAATTCGTTTGAAAAAGATAACCCTGGTAATAAACCTCGCTTTTTTAACCAATATATACTACAAAACGCACCACTAAAAAATATACCTTCTACACACGCAAACGCAACTAATCTTGTCGCAAAACTACTTCTATTATCATGTATCCACTTTTGCGACCAATCAGATTTCTTTTTTATACAGGGGAAATTATTTATTGCATTAAACAATTGATGTTTCTCTTCTTTATCTTTTATATATGTTTCTATTAATAAACTATATGTTTCACTATGAATATTCTCCATTGCTATTTGGAAACCATAAAATGCTCTAGCTTCTGAAACTTGTACGTCTTTCATAAATCTACACGCCAAATTCTCTAATACAATTCCATCACTCGCAGCAAAAAATGCTAAAATCCTCGAAATAAAAAATCTTTCCTCATCACTTAAGTTCTCCCAGTGAATCAAATCTTTCGTTAAATCAATTTCTTCCGGACGCCAAAAACAATCTATTTGCTTTTTATACATTTCCCATATATCATCATATTTTATTGGAAACATTACAAATCTATTATCATCTTCATTTAATAATGGCTCGTTTTGATGTTTTGACATTACTAAATTATATATTAGATAGATTTTAAATTTATTTTTTATATAATATAATAATTTCTTATTTTAATAATGAAAATTAAAATATCTTTAAAATCTCCTAAAAATTATGAATCTAATACTAACACTAACACTACCAATTATAACTTAATTGAAAAAGAAAAACAATTCTTACTCCTACAAGATTTAATTTCATCTAAAAAACAAATATTAATTGATTATCAATCTCAATTTAATAATACACTTAAACAAAATGAATTCTTACATGTTGTTAAAAATGATTATGATCATTTACATAATTATATTGAAAAACAAAAAAATGACCAAATTCAAGCCTTACAATTATTAAATCAATATATGAATCAATTAATTATTTCCAAAGAATTAAGCAAATATAATATTCAAGATGCACAATTCGAACAATCTAAAATATTAAAAGAAATTAAACTTATTAAACAAGGACTTTCTCAAATTACATCAACATTAGTTGAACATATATTGTAATTTTATATTTAGTATTTATATTATTATATTCATTTAATATATAAATATGAGCGATACAACACAACCAGATTTTATAACACTATTTATAGACACTATGAACCAATTAAAAGACTTAAATCAATATGATTATAAGAACAATGAAAAAAATACAAAATTTTATAATACAGTAAAATCGGATTTAGCTAATATTAAAACTCAAATTGATAAAATACTCGAATTATTATCCACTTTACATAATACAATCGTTAGTTCTAGTGATGAGTTATCTTCTAATGAAACAACAATAATTGAGTTACGAAAACAAATTGCAATATTAAATGCACAACTACTCAAACGATCTGTAAACAATAATGGAGAAAACCCTGCTGCTGTTGCTGATATTAAGACTGACATAGATAATAGAACTGTTGAAATAACAAAACTTCTAGAGAAGAATGCAGAATATACTAAATTAATAAAAGATTCTACTGTTATAATGCAAAAAAGTATTGAAATACTACAAAACTTACAAAATAATAGTAATATTAACGAAAAAGACCAAATTGAGATTAATACTATTATTAAACAAATAACTGATTCAGTACAAAATATAAATGATAAAATAACAAAAAACAATACAACAACTGTATCTCCAATAGATGCGTTTTATTCACAAACTTCAACTTTTAATGAGGCAAATCCTTCAAAAAACCCACCCACAAAACCTACATCAACAACACAAATCGAACCAACAACACCAATCGAACCAACAAAACCAAGATTGGACTTTGGAAAATTATTGGGTATAAAAAGTTCTTTAACAAAGAATAATCCTTTAACAAATAATCAACAAAAAAGATCGTCAGAAGCAAAAACAAAAACATTATTTAATGAACTACCTTTTGGATTGGGTGGAACTCGTCGAAAAAGAAAAAGTAAAAAGCAAAAAAGAAAAACTAAAAAACCAAAAAGAAAAACACAAAAGAAAAAAAGAAAAACACATAGAAAACATTAACTAATAATTTATTAATTACTTATTAATTACTTATATATACAATAATACTAATTATTAAAAATTAAATATGTATTTAATTTTTAAGTTGATAAAGCATACCTTTTAAACTAGGAACATTGAAGCAATCATTAGGCCATCTTCCTGTATTTTGTTTATGTTTTAAAGCACTTAATTGACATCTTTTAAGTAGTATCTCTTTTATATTTTTAAAAATACTTTTCCATTTACGTTGAATTAATCTAATCCAAAATGTTTTTAAAATAGCAACACAATGAGTTTCATAATAAATACATTGTGCGATTTCAAGTTTGATATAATTAGGGGATGATAATATATTTTTATAATTTTTATAAATTGAATGATTATTAACAAAAGGATGATTACTATTAACTAATTGTAGATACTCTTCATTTAGAAAATGAATAATATTATTTATTTTTGCTAAATTCATTATTTTAAATCTCCATGATACGAAATAATGAAACTGAATTATATCATCATAAGGTTCTCCGTGAAATGATTTATGAAACAGTTCGCATAATACCATATTATATTTAGTTGTACTAATTTCTTCTCCTTCAAAATATATACTATTTTCTTCAGAATCAGAAGAATCAGAAGAATCCGAATATTCACTATTGGTTTGCGACATTTTATAATTAATATTTATAATTAATATTAATAAATAGTAATCATTTTTTTTTAAATAATATATATATATAATGAAAATTCCTTCATCTGTATCAAATTTTCTTACAAATAAATGGGTTTTAAAATTTATAGCAATTATTGCATTTTTTAATGTTATTGGATATATGCTTATAGGTAAATTAAATAATGTTATATATTTTATAGTATTAGCTATACTAATTTCATTTTTTACTAAAAATTATATTATTGTTTTAGGCATTCCTCTTATATGTATAAATTTTTTGTCTATAAATACTTCTCATAAAGAAGGAATGGAAAATACTGATGAAAATACTAGTGAAACTGATGAAACACATAATAAAACAATTAATAAAGTAAATGATGAAAATAGAAAAAAAGAAAATTATCATTTACAAGGAACCGAAAATCCTGAAAATGAAATAAGCACTGATAATGAAACTGTCGATAATGAAGGAGTTGTTTCTTCTAATATTAAAACTGACGAACAATTTGAAGTTGGACGCCATAAAAATAAAAATTCACGTATTGATTATGCTGCTACTATTGAAGATGCGTATGATGATTTAAATAAAATACTTGGAAGTGATGGAATTAAAAGATTAACAGATGATACTCAACATTTAATGAAACAACAAATGGAATTGGCTAAATCAATGGAAGCTATGACACCACTTATACAAGGAATTATGCCTATGGCTAAACAAGCACAATCTATGATGCAAAGTATGGATACTGGTGGAGGAGGATTAGGTAATATTATGGATATCGCAAAAAAAATGTCATCTAGTTTAAAAGGTTCACCTGTTACAAATACTAATTAAAATATTTAAATAGATAGAATAATCTATATAAGTTAAGTATGGATTTATTTAAAGTTTATGCTCTTTGTATTAAAGATAAAGATACAATTGAAGAGGATATTTCTAAAAATATTACTTATAATTGTACAATATTTAAAACTTTAGAAGAACTTAACACAGAAAAAAAATATAAAAATATTAATTTTTATCATATTTTGCCTATTTATGGACCGGAATTTTATTATAAAACTCAAATTAATTTAAATATATATCCTGTTATTTTTCATTCAGATAAATAAATTATGGATCTGCTGTTGCTGCTGCTGCTGTTGCTGTTGTATCTGTTGTATCTGTTGTATCTGTTGTTGCTGCTGGTGTTGCTGATGGTTCTGTTGCTGCTGGTGTATCTAGTTCTGTTGATGATGGTGTATCTGGTGTTGCCATTTGTGTTGCGGCTAGTCCTGCGGCTAGTGCTGATGCATTTATTGATGCGGTTCCATTTTGTGCTCCATCACAATTAATTTTTTGTGCAATTAATGTTGCTGTATAATTAAGTATAATATTTAATGCATCCGAAATAGAAGGAGTAGCAGTAGTTGCCGCATTATCAGTATCTGATTTAGTAGTTGCGGTTTGTTGTGCATTATCAATTTTATCAACTATTTCTTTCAAAGTTTGTGCATTTTGTGTAATATTATTAAGTGCATCATTAGATTGATTAACCGCAGTTATATCATTTGCTTTATTAGTGTTAGAAGCAACAGTTTGAGCTGTTTTGGTCAAAATTGCTGCCGCTTTTAGTAATTCTTCATTTGAGTTTAAATCATCAGTTATTTTCTTAATCGCTTGTTTAGTTTCATCACCAGATGGATCAGTTGCAACCATATTTAAAATTGGGTCTGTAGATTCCTGAGCATTTTTTAGTATTTTATTACTAGCATCAGAAATTATTGGAATAACATTACCAGAACCATCAGCATCAGCATCAGCATCATTATCATCCTCATCATCATCAGTATCCTTATCATCCTTATCATCCTTATCATCCTTATCATTCTCATTAGCATCCTCATCCTTATTATTCTCATCATCATCAGCATTAGCATCAGTATCATTACCAGATGGATCATCTATTTTTGATTGTTTTTCTGCTTCAATAGCAGCATCGGATTGTACCGCCTGTAGTTCTGCATCTGTAGTTGTATCTGTAGTTGTATCTGTAGTTGTATCTATTATTGATTGTTTTTCTGCTTCAATAGCAGCAGCGGATTGTACTGCTTGTAGTTCTATATCAGGTTTTAATGGTTGTTTATTTTGATCAATTTCTTCTTCTCCTCCTCCTCCTATCGTATAATACATTTTTTTTAATGTATTCCTATGTAAATTAATTTTATTATTTCTTCTAAATGTTTTTCTTTTACATAATTTATTTTTATTTTTATAATTTTTTTTATAACTTTGTTTTTTATTATTAAGTAATTTTCTTATTTTACCTTTAGTTAATTTCATTAGTATATAAATAAATTGATATTTTTTATTTATATACTTATATTAATGAGTGAAAATATAAATATATCTTCATCAAATATTTCAGGTAAATGTGATTTAAAGTGTTCTTATAATTATGATTATTCTTCAAGTAATTCGACTGCTACAAATAAAGGTGTATTAATTGAATTAAGTTATGAAAATAGTACATCTCCTCCAGTTTTATATAATAATGAGAAATATTCAGTAATAATAGTATATATAACGTGTCCTTCTATTCATTTATTTAATGGTTCAGTTGCGGCTGGAGAAATCATAATAGAACACACTCCAGTTTCAGGAGGTAAATTATTGAATGTAGCGATTCCAATTATATCTTCAACTGATACTTCATATGCTTCAAATATAATAACAGAAATAATTCAAAGTGTATCAACAAATGCTCCAGCAGAAGGTGATTCAACAACTTTAAATATTCCGAATTTTACTTTACAAAATATAGTTCCGAATAAGCCATTTTATACTTATACAACAGATAATAGTAATTGGATAGTTTATGGAAGTATTTTAGGTATTCCATTAAGTAGTGCGACATTAACTACATTAGGTGAAATAATTAAAGTATTTCCATTACCAACCCCAGGTAATGCATTATTTGTGAATAGTTCAGGTCCGAATATGACAACTACGGTAAATGATGAGATATATATATCGTGTAATCCAACAGGTTCTTCAGAAGAAACAACTGGAGTAACATATACAAAGAATTCACAAAATTTGAATTTATCAAGTTTAATGAATAATTCAATTGTAAAAATTTTATTTGGATGTATTTTTTTTATAGTAATATTATTAATACTTAATAAAATATATACTTTAATTTCAACAGTAAAAAAACCAACTTAAAGAAATAATGTTAAAATAAGTAATTTAAAGAAATAATGTTAAAATAAGTAATTTAAAGAAATAATCTTAAAAATAATCTTAAAAATAATGTTAAAATAAGTAATTTAAAGAAATAATGTTAAAATAAGTAATTTAATTTGAAATATATGAAGCATCATATAATTTTTCTAATAATGGTCTATATGATGCTTTAGTAATAGATGTTCCAGATTGCATTATAGGCGCCATTTTAGTAACAATTTCTTGTTCTAATGTATAAGGGAATTGATTATATGCTGTAAAATGTGATATTTTTTTATCTTCTGAAGGTGCAAATCGTTGAAGAGCATCAATTCCAGTAGTCATAGAAGAAAGTCGAATTAAATCAAAACTAACAAATAATCCTAATACAGCTAAAAGTGGATTAGTATATATAAATAAATAAATAACGATAATAAATAGAACAATTTTACCAATTAAAGAATCGACCATATTAGCGAGTGGTTCAGGTGTTTTATATCCAATAATTAAATAAATAATGAATAATATAATTAAAACTAATTGTCCAATATGATCTTTTTGAAATAAACTGTTAACACTTTCCATATATCATATTAATATATTTTATTTATAAAAATTAAGTTTAGCAAAGGATATAATAAAGAATATATTACTAAATAATAATAAAAAAGTTAATAAAAAATAAAAAATAAAAAATAAAAATAGATAGATAGATTAAAAGAATATTATAAAAATAAAAATAGTATGAAATACATCTAAATAATATAGTATTAAAAAAATAACGTATATAATTTAAATTTAAAGAATATAAACATATATTTACAAATAATATAAATAGTATGAATTACAACAGTTATTTAGGTCAAAAAGGTTATACAATATTAAAGAATGAATTAAATATAGACGAACAAAAAAAAATAAGAAATGATTTAACAATAAAACCATTTGTTATGGGTTCGCCAATAAATAATAATCAGAAATCATTTCCAGTGTATAGAGAAACAATAAATAAATTTTATATTCCGCATTATTATGGTATAGAAAATTTTGGACATCCTAAAGAATATAAGATAAAAGAAGGAGATGATATAAATGTAGATTTTAATGGATTATTACGGGATTATCAAGAGCCTGTAGTGAATAAATTTATAGATCATTGTAAAAATGTGAAATATGGAGGTGGTTTATTAGATTTATTTTGTGCATGGGGGAAAACCTCAGCATCATTATATATATTATCAAAATTAAAAAAGAAAACTCTAGTGATTGTTCATAAAGAATTTTTAATGAATCAATGGATAGAGAGAATAGAACAATTTTTACCAAATGCACGTATAGGTAAAATACAAGGTCCTATAATTGATATAGAAAACAAAGATATAGTTATAGGAATGCTTCAAAGTCTCTCAATGAAAGAATATCCAGTTTCGATGTTTGACAGTTTTGGGTTAACAATTATAGATGAGGTACATCATATATCAAGTGAAGTATTTTCGAATGCGTTATTTAAAATAGTGACTAAATATATGTTAGGATTATCAGCTACAATGAATCGTAAAGATGGAACAACAAAAGTATTTAAAATGTTTTTGGGTGATATCATATTTAAAAGTAGTCGTAATGAAGAAATGAATGTAGTCGTTCAAGCAATAGAATATTATGTAGATGATGAAGATTTTAATGAAGTGAAATTAGATTATAGAGGAAATCCAGCTTATAGCACAATGATATCTAAATTATGTGTATATAATCGTCGAAATGAATTTATAATAAAAGTTCTAAGTGATATGTTTATAAAAAATCCGTCTCAACAAATAATGATTTTAGCTCATAATAAAAATATACTTAAATATTTATATGATTCGATATCACATAAAAATATAGCTACAGTTGGATATTATGTAGGAGGTATGAAACAACAAGCTTTAAAAGAAACCGAAACTAAACAAGTGGTTATAGCTACTTATGCTATGGCAGCAGAGGCCTTAGATATAAAAACGTTAACTACTTTAATAATGGCAACACCTAAAACTGATATAGAACAAAGTGTTGGACGTATTCTTAGGGAAAAACATAGTCGTCCAATTGTAGTAGATATAATTGATAGTCATCAATTATTTAAAAATCAATGGTTAAAAAGAAAAAAATTTTATAAAAAAGAAAATTATAAAATTATTTATACAACTAATGCGCTATATAATAGTGATACTAATACATGGAGAGAAATATATAATCCATCTAAAGATTTAAAAATTAATTCATCTAAAGATTTAAATATTAATGTAAAAAGTATTAAAAACATTTCTATAAAAAGTGATAGTTCAACAGATAAAAGTATTACAACAGATTCAGATGAAGATAATGATGCTATAAAAGTAAATCCTAAAGATAATTATTTATGTGGTAAATGTTTATTATTCATAAAAAAGTAATTGATTAATTAAATCATTTAATTTTAATTTTAATTTTTACTTGAAAATCCTCTACCTGTATAATGATTATAATTATCTATACATTGTCCACTAGTAGGTAATATTTTATATGAAACCGGATTTGCTAAATTCCCTGTAATTCCACTATTTCCGGGAGTTGAATATGTTGGTGAAAATGGTGTATTATTTAAGAATTGTGCACCTCCTTTTTGTTTATAATTATTTCTTTTACTTTTGTTTCTTCTTTTTAAATTACTTTTTCTTCTTTTAATACTACGCATTTTATAACTTTTCTTTCCCATCTTCTTATATTTTTTAGTAATATTTTTTATTTTATTTTTTATAATTCTTGAACTACCTCCTATTATTCCTGCCGCAGCATTCACATTAGATCTCGCACCTACTAATCCGTGAGTTGGTATCACATTACTGCTAAAACTAGCTGGATTATGAGAATTAGTTGAATTTACATAATTTACATTATTTATACTATTTCCAAAAAATGGAGATATATTTGAATAACCCATATTTGAAGCACCTGAACCTGCTGACATATATTATATAAACATATAATATATTTATAATTTATAATTTATAAATATGTTTAAGTTCATCATTTTTAATAATTTCATTATCGGATAATTGAATTGGAGTCCATTTATTAAATGTAGTATTATAAACACACGACATCTTATGTGATTTATTTAAATATACATATTTATCAAATTTATCATTTTCAAATTCTTCTTCAGTATCACTTTCTTCTAATTTATCTAAATTATCATTTTCTTTTATAATTCTAAATAATTTATTCATCATTACACTAGTAGTATAATCAGGAATATTTGCTATACTATATTGTTCTTCTTTTAATTCATTATTTAAACAATATAAATAATATATATCGTCCTTAATATCTGGACGTACTACAAAAACAAATTCTTTATTAATAAATGGTTTTTCTAAAATACAGGTTGGCGCTTTTTTTAAATCACACGTTTTTATTTTTATATAATTTTCATAATTCATATATAAACACGTATTCACTTTATTTAGTATTTTAAATTGAATATTCATTATTTTATATTTTATATTTTTTAGTTTATGTTCAAAATCTTCATTGTTTGAACTCATTAAAGGTAACCCAAATACAATCGAATTTTGTTTTGATAATTTATTTAACTCTTTTTTTAATAATAAATACATTATTTCTAATTTATTATTCCACGTAGTTTTATCTAATTCATTTCCTTTATAAAAATAAATATCTTCACTACAAAATAACATATTATTTAAATAATATATTAATGTTCCATAAAGTATAGTACCAATACCATATGATAAATCAGGTGAAAAACACGTATTTACACGTTTTATATTTATTATTTTTTTATTATGTAATTTCATAATTAAACAAACAATCACATTATTTATAGTTGTAAACCATATAAAACATTTTTTTCCTTCTGGTATTGCAACTAAATAATCATAATTATAAACTTTCTTATGTATTATATTTTCATAAGAAAGTTTTATATCAGGAAAATTCAGAATAATATTTTCTTTTTCTTTTTCACACAACATAATATTAATATTAATATTAATATTAAGTAAATCTTTATATTATTTAAATTTTTGAATATCAATTATTATTAGATATAAAATCTATATTTGTTTCTAAATTGAATTCATTATTTGTTGAATTTTGTAATTGCTTTTTTAAAAAACTTTTTAATTCATTTTTCATAGAACTATCTTCTTCTTGTTTAGGTAATAAATCTATTAATGTATAATTATTAGATTTTTCTGGTTTTTCTTGATTATTTTTTATTATATCGTATATTTTTTCATATTTAGCATTTGTAGTATTTACTAAATCTTTTATTTTTGGAACAGTTAATGTATTTTTAAAAAAAACTATTAAATAATGTATCAAAAATATTAATATTATTGATATTATAGATATTCTAATAATATAATATAGCATATTATATTATATTATTTATTTCACAGATATAAAACACAATAAATACACTTTATTGTATTTAACCTAATATTATAAATAAATATAAACTATTTAAACATTTGTAGCAAATTAATAAATATAACAAATGTCAGTTCCATTAACAATAATCATCGTTGAAAAAACAAGTATTTTAAAAACATTATCTATTAAAGATTTTAAAATAGAAGAATTATATAAAAAATGTGGATTTAAAAAAAGTAATAATTTTATTAAACAATGCGAATGGAATATAAAATTTGATGGAAAAAAAATTTATATTGAAGTATATGGTAAGACAGAAGGACGACCTAATTCAGAAAATAAATATGATTTTCCACCACCATTTGAAAATTTATTATTTTATGGAAATTGTGTTATTTTAACATACATAAAAAAAACAGATGGAACTAAAATATATACTAATTTAACCATACAATTATGGAAACAATATCATGATAAATTATTTGGAGGATTTGATGATTTATCTTCAACTGCTATTGAAGATGAAAATGAAGAAGATGAATTAACTCATATTTCTAAAGATAAAAAAACAAAAGAAGGTTATTTAAAAGATGGATTTGTTGTTGATGGTAGTAGTGATATAGAAGAAAATTCAGATAATGAAGATTTTGATAACATAGAATCATTTGAAGAAAATATTGATGATGAATTAGGATCTGAATTAAGTGAAGAATCATATGATTTTACTCCTCCACCACCTATTTAATTTATATATTTCAATTTATATTTATATTTACACTTCTATTTATGTATTTACAATTATAAATACATAAATTTAAATACTTATTTAGATTAAATAATAAATAATAATATATATATTATGGTACATACTAAAAAAAATTATACAAAACATAAAAGTAATACTATGAAAAAACATTCGTATTCTTGTGAAACAACTTATTGCGGACTACATAAATGGTATAACGAAAAGTTTGAAAAATTAGGATGGATGATTTTAGCAAAAAAAAAAGGATATATGGATAAAGTAAATACTTATCTAAATTCTTTATATAGATTAAAAATGGCAATTCAACATAAAATAAATCATATTCACGATAAAGATAAAAAAGATGATTTAAAAATAATGTTATATAACGTTTTAATTTTAATTGAACACGCTAATAAAGATTTAAAATAAAATTGATATTAATTGATTTAAATGTAAATAATTATATTAAATTAAATCAAATGTCTTTCAACAAAATTGAAAATCCAAAAACATTTCGTAATAATATTAAAAATAAATTAGATAAAATTATACAAAATACAAAAAATAGTTCTAATATTGAAAAAGGTATTTTTAATTTTGCATTAAAAGAAGCAGAACAGCGTAAAGTACTAAAAAAATGGGATAATAAATATTTTGTGCAAATTTATATAGATAGATTAAGAACTATTATGAGTAATTTAAATGAAAATTTTATTACAAATATTAATAATGAAACTTTAAAACCAAATATAATCGCTTTTATGACACATCAAGAATTACTTCCTGAAAAATGGGTTTTATTAATTGACGCAAAAATTAAGAGAGATAAAAATAAATGTGAAACTAATATTTCTGCAGCAACAGATACATTTACATGTAAAAAATGTCGTTGTAATAAATGCACTTATTATCAAATGCAAACTAGATCTGCTGATGAACCTATGACTACTTTTATTCAATGTTTAACATGTGGAAATCGTTGGAAATGTTAATATAAATATTTATATATTATATATTATATATTATATATGTAAACAAACTATTTCATCATCATCGTCATCATCATCATTTATTTCATCATTTATTTTTTTCTTATTTTTTATTTTTAAAGTCATTTCCATATTATAATTTTGTAATTTTATAATAGTAATTATTGCTTTTAGAGTTTTTGGTGAGTCCGCATATTGTACTGAAATTTTTAAACTTGGATAATATTTAAATCCATTCTCATTTTTTTCTTCTTGTGAAATATTCAAAGTTTTAGTTTGTAAAAGAATGTTTCTATTTACTTGATGATATAGATTAATGATTATAGCTCTGAAAGTATATAAATTTATATCTATATTATTGATTTTACATTTTACTATTTTCATTCCTGATAATTCTTTTTCGAGTAATTGTCCTTCACCAATTGATTTAATTTTTTTGGTAAGAATAAGATTTCCATCTATTATTTCCTGTTTATATTGGTCAATATCTGAAATAATCATTGTGTTCATTTTATTAACTTTTTAACTTTAACTTTTTTAATATTCATAATTTATATTCAATTACTTTCAATTTTTTTTTAAAATTGAAAGTAATTTATTTTTTTGTAATTGTGTTTCTCTCAATTTATTTTTTATTTCTTCTGAAAATAATCCTTGTTCTTTTTTGTGTTTTTTTAGTTCTACTTCTTTTAATTTATGTTTAATTTCTTTTGAAAACATTTCTCTTTTCTTTCTTTAAATTGAATTACTTATACTTATATTCAATAAAATTTATTTCAATTTTATTGAATATAAGTAATTCAATATATTTATTAAACAATAGAAAAATATACCATTTTTTAATAATATTAATAATATATTCTTCAAATTTATATATATTATTACACTATATTCTAATAACCTTTTCCTTTTTTCATATGTTTTATCATATTCATATATATAATATTTTAATATATCATTCGGAAATTCTATCCCTATTTTTCTTATAAACATTACATATTCATTGTTTTTTAATTCTTTATTTATAAAAATTATATCATTCTCATTTCCTTCTTTAAATATATGCGGACTTGTACCACTACTCATTCTATTCCAATCTGCTATATGTGTCACATTTGATATTATACCGTTATTATTTAATTCTTTATTACAATATAAAATTATTGCAAATAAACTCTCATTTGCTAATCCACCTTTACATATCAGTTCACTTAATTCCTTTTTGTTATTCATAAAATCTATTATTTGAATTACATTCTTTTTTTTTAATACAAACCACGGATCATTCGCTAAATGCAACTCTTTTGGCAACTTTAATAAATTCGCTCTTTTATGAAATTGAATATTCCACCAAGATGGATTACATCTTATTATACTTTTATTATAATATTTATAAAATAAATACCTGAATTTATTCGGAGAAATTATCGGACAACAAGAATCTGTTAACATACAAAACCATTCATTATTCGTATCATGTAATAACGCATATTTCATTATTGATATATATGCTGGAATCACATAATAATAACTCGTTTCATATATATATGTTGATGGAATAGTATGTTTTAAAATCCACTCTGATTTAATTTGATTTATATTTTTATAATAAAAATATACATTTATTATATCTTTATTTTTTTCAATCCATTCTCTCCAAATATCTTCTTTATTTAATATATGATTATAATTTATTATAAAACATAATGCTATTTTCATATTATTAATCAATTTATTAATATTTATATTACTTTATATTCATATTAATATTAATATTTAATCAATTTATAAATTGATTAAAAAAAAATAAGTCCTAAGACTCATTTTTTTATTTTTTTTATTTTAAAATTTATAAAATTTATAAAATTTATAATATTATATTCTAAATTTTATCTTTATTTATTTATTTATTTATTATTTTAATTTTATCTATCATTATTTCTTCTGACTGAAAAGATTTGTCAGTTAAAGTAGGGATGATTGATTGTGATTCATTTTGTGTTGAATTAGTAGGAGGACTCCACCTTGGTGATGGTCTTTTAAAAGGACTATTCGCATCTAAATCATAATGTTTTGGATAATTGGGGTTCATTATTTCATATTTTGTTTTTCGAAATAACCTACCATTTGCATCTCTACAAGAATAATAAGATTCTGTTGTATTTATATGATATTGATAAGTAGAACCAGCCCATTCTTCATAAGGTTGTCCTTCTGGATATTTTTTTTTAGCAATATCGTGTGCTCCTTCATGATGGTGACAACTAAGACTACGTGAAAAACCATAATATCCGTGGTATATAAAATAAGGATCATTTTCATCTTCTTTAACCCCAAAATAGGGATTAAATAATTTATCATCATCATCATCACCAATATCACCATCATCAATTGCATGATTATATTTTTGTTCTTGTTCTTGTTCTGCTACTACTACTGGTTCGGTTGCTGCTGCGGATTCCATTGAGAAATGAATTTGAGAATTCATCATTTTCTTTACTAAAATACTTTAATATAAATTAAAGAAAAGCATTTCAATTTTTTTTAAATCTTCTCTCATATTTTAAATTTTATATTATTTGTGTAAGTAATTTATATATATTATTTTTTAATTTAAAGAACATTTATATTTTATAACATACAAATAAACAAAATTTATTAATATCAGATTCTATAATATTAAATCCATTTTCTTCTAATAAGTCTCTCAATTTTTTACCTTCTTCACCTTCTATTATATTATCGTTTTCATCTTTTGATGACCATCTTTTTGTTGGTTCAATAATATATAATTTACCATCACTTTCTAAAATACGTGATGCTTCTTTAATATAATCTTTACAATTTGAACCCCACATTGCGAGAGAAAGAATTACAATTTCAACTGTATCATTTTCTTTTGGAACATTTGAAATATCACATTCTATAATCAAGTCATTATTATCTGATATATGATCATAATTTATAAATTCAAATCTTGAATCATTATTAAAATGTCTTGATATTTGTCCTTCTCCACATCCCATATCAACTACTTTTTTTGTTCGCTTTGTTTTTATTTTATTCAATTTTACTATTATTTTATTTCTTGGTATCTCTTCTTCTGGAAATGTTTTTTCATTTTCTTTTGATATTTCGTGATATGTTTTCCATAATGACTTATCTTCTTTAAATAATGTATTTAAGTTTTGAGATGTCATTGATTTATATTTTTGATGTAAGAGAGAAATAGTAGATTTTACTCTTTTTTTCTGTTCTATTTCTGTTTCTTTTTTCTCTCCTTTTTTAGATTTAGTATTACTTAACGACATCGACTTCTTTTGTTTCTTTTTTGGAATAAAAATTATTATTTCTTCTTCTCCTTCTTCTATTTTTTTTAAATTAAAAATATCTTTATATTTTTCTAATGTTTCTCTCCATAAAGTATATATTTCTTTATTTTTCATAATATGTTTACATTGAGTAATATCAATATTATAATTTTGTAGTTGATGATGAATCCAAGATGCTAATTGTTTAATAATTGGATCTTTATCAATTGTAGATGGTCGTTTTTTATATTTTTTAAAATAAGCAATCATTTCATCCTGTTTTAATTTCCATAATTCAACTAGATCAATTACTAAATATTGTTTATATGTATCTAATGTTTCTCTCCATAAATTATATATTTCTTCATTTTTCATAATTTGTTTACATTGAGTAATATCAATATTATAATTACTTAGTTGATTTGTAACCCAAGTTGCTAATTGTTTAATAATTGGATCTTTATCAATTGTAGATGGTCGTTTTGTATATTTAATTAAATAATTAATCATTTCATCCTGTTTCAATTTCCATAATTCAACAGCATCACCTAAATATTGTTTATATGTTTTTAATGTAGCACTCCATAAAGTATGTATTTTTTTATTTTTCATAATTTGTTTACATTGAGTAATATCAATATTATAATTTTTTAGTTGAATTCTAACCCAACCTCCTAATTGTCTAATATTGTCATCTTTATCACTAGCAGCTGGTCGTTTTGTATTTTTTTTAAAATAAGCAATCATTTCATCCTGTTTCAATTTCCATTTTTCAACTAGATCAATTACTAAATATTTTTTATATGTATCTAATGTAGCAGTCCATAAAGTATATATTTCTTCATTTTTCATAATATATTTACATTGAGTAATATCAATATTATAATTAGTTATTTGAGTTTGAATCCAATATCCTAATTGTTTAATAATTGGGTTTTTATCAGTATCAACTGGTCGTTTTTTATATTTTTCAAAATAAGCAATCATTTCATCCTGTTTCAATTTCCATTTTTCAACTAGATCAATTACTAAATATTGTTTATATGTTTTTAATGTAGCAGTCCATAAAGTATATATTTCTTTATTTTTCATAATATATTTACATTGAGTAATATCAATATTATAATTACTTATTTGATGTTGAATCCAAGTTCCTAATTGTTTAATAATTGGATCTTTATCAGTTCTAGACGGTCGTTTTTTATATTTTTCAAAATAAGCAATCATTTCATCCTGTTTTAATTTCCAATTTTCAACTGTATCTATTTTTATAATTTCACAATCAATAACACAACTACATACTTCAGTTAAAATATCAATATTACTTGTAATATTCCATAATACTTTAATATCTGGATTAGTATGAACATTTATATTCAATCTATTTTTACTATTTAATTTATTAATTTTCTCTCTATTTATTTTTTTACCACATTTTTTAATAATAGGTTGATATATAATTTCATTTTCATCCATTTCTTCATTAACAATTTTAATTTTATGTATTCTAATTATTTCTCCATTATTAGATTCTGAATTATAATATTCAATTGGATTTTCAAAGGAATCAGTATGAACTTCAATACATATATTAGTATGTTCTGCTATTTGTAAAATTAATTCTTCATCTGTTAAGAAAGAATAATATTCATCATCAAAATCAATATCTAATTTAGTGTCCAATAAATATTCTACATTATCAATAATACTATTAATATTATCATCTTCTACTATAGTATATCCTTGTTTTTGTAAATTATTTTTTATTTCTAATGGTGAATAAGAGATGGGATAATATAGACAAATATTATACAATTCTTCATCTTCTTGTTTTAATGCACTCATTACATTTAAAATACCATTAAAATTACCTTTTTTATTAATATCTTCCCGAATAATTTCATCACATTTTTCTCTATCATTATTACATTCTAAATATTTATTTTTATCAACAAAACAAGGAATTAAAATAGTAGATTTAATAGAATCTGATTTACGAACAATGCGACCAATATTTTGAATAATTTTTACGAATGAAGATTTAGGATCTACAAATACACACATATTAGCGTTTTTAGTATCAATACCTTCACCGATAGTTTCACAAGATGCAATAATATAAATAGTATTAGTATTTGATGTATCAAATTCATTTAATATACGTATTCGGTCACGTTTAAAAGTAGATGCGTCTAATGAAATCATAACAATATTTGTATAAAAATCAGTTTTATCTGGAAATTCAGTTTCTACCAAGTCTTTAAATACTTTTATAAATAATAATTCATTTATAAAATTATTAACAGAAGTAGGACTGTCAGTATTAACATCAGAATGAAATGTTAATACTCTATTATTTCCGCTTTCCAATATTGCGCGAGAGATTGTTTCGTAAATGGAATTATTTGTATTTTCAGTATAAAAATCAATACGTATTTCAAATGGACTCAAATAATCTTCCATAACTCCTCTAAAATAACTATAATCATAGACTAATTTTCCACACATATTTAAATCCATATTATCACAATCATACATTGTAATTCCATTTGCGTTTTTAGGTGTTGCAGTAAAGAATATTTGTTTTTCACAAAATTGATTTTCAAAAATGGATTGTTGATATATTTCACCTACAGCGTGATGTGCTTCATCGTAGCAGCATATATTAATTTTGATACCATTTAAATTATCAATAAGAGTAGATAGACTTTGATATGTAATACAAATAATTTTATTTTCTTTTTTTTGTAAAAATTCAATAATTTTAAGTGGGTCTGTTGTAGAATCAGTTTCAGATGATATTTTCAATATATCATCACTAGGGAAATCATATAAATAATCAGTTGTAAATTGTTCAATTAACGATAAAGATGGAAATACATAAACGCATAATAGATGATTGATAATTGCTTTTCCATATCTCATAATATAAGATTTACCTGTTCCGCAAAACATTTTTAAAATACATTTATTATTAACAATTAATTCTTCATATATTTTATCATCTGCTTCGGTTTGATAATAACGGGGACTCAGTTTCGTCTTAATTAGTGGTCCTCTTTTAGGAGACAACTTTAGTTGACGAGAAATCATTGATATGATTATTTCTTTTTTCTTTTTAATATATAACAAAATATTATAAAATAATATCATTTTTTTTTCAAATACTATTATTATTTTATTAATAAAAATATATAATTGTTCTCTCTTAAATTATGTTTTAATTTAAAAACACAGAATCTAAATATGGTTTATTATATTTAGCATCACGATATCCATTATAAAATAATTCAACACAACTCATTTTATAGTTATAAAATGTATTAATAAATTCTTTAAATTTATTAATTTTAGTATTTTCATAATTATACCACATATTAGATGATATATGTAAAATAGGAGATTTATTTAAATATGGATAATAACTAAATCCTCCATCAAATGAAAACATATTATAATATTTATGAATAATTCCACCAGTAATAAATGGTATATGAGAACTAGCTAAACAACAATTAATAGCATCTTCTAAATTTTTAAAATCTGAAAAAATATTAATATAAGGTTTAAATTGTTTAATAGTAGTAACACCGATAAATATTTTTTGAAAGTCGAAATCAGTATCTGTATATGTAGAAAGTAAAAAACATTTAATTAAATATTCTAATTCTACAATAGATTTAGTATTATGAATAGATTGTAATAATTTAAAAACAAATTCCCAACTATTTCCTTTATAACACATAAAAAGACAATTCCAAGATCCTGCAGAAGCTCCTGAATAAATAAAATTAGTAGTATTATATGTTTCTTTAATATACGTTAAAGTTCCAAGTAAATATAATCCTTTAAATCCTCCAGGAGCAATAGTGATTATATTTTTATTAACAATTGTGATATCTTCTATAAATTTAATTGCTTCATAATTGCATAAAATTTTATTTTTTTTAGATAATATAATACATTGTTGTTGAATAGTATTAATTGTATTATATGATTTTTTAATAAAAAAATTAAATGATGAAATACTATTATTTGTTGTAATTAATAAAAAAGAACAATACAATAAAATTAAATACATTTAATATAATAATTAAAATATATTTAATATAAAAAAGATAAATATATTAATTTTCTGATTGATCTATTAATATAGTTTTTAATGATTTACATGATTGATTGTGTAATTCTTGGTTATATTTAGTATAATTACTACCAGCTCTATAATGTAAAAATACATTATCATATATTTCACAATAAAAATTTTCACTAGTATTTCTAAAATCAGTTTTAATAAAATCAATTAATGGTTGATTATCTTTTATATTATCTGGAATAGTATTTGTATTCCAAGTATTAGACCATAAATGTTGAATAAAATAAATAGTATCAGTATGAAAAGTTTTATCACTCCAACGTAATTCATCTGTAGTAGGAAATGGAGTTGTTCCCATTTGTAATTGTAACCATTCTTGTGTCCTACCACCAGTATCAGTTCCTGGCGAACAATTCCAACATAATTTATTAATATTTTTCATTTTTGTCATATCAAAATAATAAATTCCATTCCAAAAATAGTTTGTTTTAAAGTTATGTCTACTTTGTAAAACAATAGCACAATCATAATTTGAATATTTATTTATATCAAAATTATCTATTAAAAACATATCACTATCTAATAACAAATATTTATCTGGATTTTGTATTTGATACTTTAAAATAAAATTCATTGAATCTGCAGCTCTATGAGGAGTTGAACTATTGTCATATTTATGATGTTGATTTGGAATATTAATACATTGTATGTTTAATTTTGCACACATTAATTCTATATTGTCTTTAATTGTAATATCATTATTATTAGTAAAATCAGGGAAATCTTTAGCATCATTAAAGACGATAAATTCATATTCACCTTTAACAAATTTTTTTAATGTATAATATTGTATTTCAATAAAATCAACATTATTTACAACAGCAGTAACAATTTTCATTAATAATTAATTATATTCTAATAATTTTAAATACTTATTTTAGTTAATATAAAAATATATTATATATGTGTTTTACTGAAAAGATGTCATTAGCAATAGGTATATGGTATGGTTTTTTACGATAATATACACGAACAACCATCGATATGGTGTTATACTGTAATAGGATAAATGATATTAACTTATTTATTAATAAAATAAGTATTTTAATATTATATTAACTAAAAATATAAAAATAACAATTTATATAATGGATATATATTTTAATAATAATAAAGTTACAAATAATTCAATAATATTAAAAAAAAATACAATAAATAAACCAAATATTAAATTGAAATTAAATGATGTGAAAGATAGTTATTATTCTTTAATAATGTATGATCCAAATTCAGTATCAAGTAGTAAAACATATATACATTGGTTAATAGTAAATATAAATAATAATAATATATTAAATGGTATAGAATTATTACCATATAAATCACCTACACCTCCAGAAAACACCGGATATCATAATTATACTTTAATATTATTAAAACAAAAAGAAAAAATAGAAGATACACAAAATATATTAAATTTAAATAGAGATATGACAATTGATTCAGTATTAGAAATAATAAATAAATCAACTGAATTAAACGAAATAACCAAAACTATATTTAAAACTCAATTTGGAGGTAAAAATAATAAAAATAAAAGAACAAAAAGAAAAAGAAAAAGAGAGAATAAAAAAAAAACAAAAAGAAAAAGATAATATATTAAAATTATTATTAATTATTTATTATATTAAATATATTAAAATGAAATCATTTCTAAATCATTAATATTCCAATATTCATATGCACCTCCTGGAATAGGTCTTCTAATAATAAATGGAATTTTTTTCTCTTTAAGTTCTAATTCAGCAATAATATAACTATCTACAATATTTTCAGGAATTTTAACAAGAGGTTTCGCACCTGTTTCAATTTGTTTAGTTCTACTACCTAGAATTTTCGTTTTTTCATATTTGGTTAAAAATGGTATTGTTTTATGTAAAGGGTCTACAATAATTCCATCTTCATCTCTAGTTACAACAGATAATTTAGAAATTTCATCATAATTATGATTTAAACATTCTGGATGAAATTCATCAATATAATTTTTTATAATTTCATTATCAAATTTATGTAAATAATTTTCATCAATTTCATCATCATCATCATCTTCATATTCATCATCATCATTCATTTCAATTGATGACGCAACTGTAGTATGTTTAGATTTTTTAGATTTAGTAGTAAGTTCTCCAGTTTCATCTATTTCTACATCTTCTTCCTCATCTTCTTCCTCATCTTCTTCCTCATCATCATCATCATCATTATCATCATCAACCTCAATATCAACCTCATCTTCATCTATATTTAATATATTTTTTGCTAAATTATTTATTTCACCACTACCTCCTATTCCTATAATAGGATTTTCTTCTTCATCATCAGAAGAAGGTGGATCGGAATCATCTTCATCGTCATTAGGATAACTATCATCTGAATCAGATTCATCTTCATTAAATTGTACTTCTGAAAAAGTGTGTTGTTTCATTATTATTATTATATTAACTAAAGATACTTTTAAATAATTTATTTCAATTTTCTTTATAAAAAAATAATAAATAATAATATAATAATATAATAACAAATAATATATTTAATTATTTTCATTAGTTTGCCATACAACATCACATGTAGAACATAAATAAACATATTTCATATTAATATCATCATATCTAATATAAATTATTTCTCTTTCAGTATTTTTAGTATTAGTAGTGCAATCTGAATTAGGACATAAAATAGTATTAATGCGTGGTAATGTAGGATCTAATTTAGTATATTTATTAATAATTTGATTAAATGATTGTTCATTTTTTTTAATATATGTTTTAGAAACACATACATTTTCGATAGCAATAACATCATTTTCATTACCGCAATTTCTGCAATAATATATAAGTTTATTGGGATCATCCACATTAATTCGCATATAATACATATTTTTGCAATTACTACAAAAATGCATTTTGTTATATATAATATATATAACATTATATATTTATTTCAATTTTCTTTAAAAGAATAAATTGAAATAATGAACTTTATAATTTATAAATCTTTTAATTTATGAATACCTTTTAATTTATGTAATCGTTGAATAAGTGTATTATAATTAATAATACAAGACATATTATATAATTCAGTAGTTAAAATAGTAGAAGTAGAATTAAATAATAAATTATTATCATTAGCAATCTGTATAATTGTATCAATATTTTTATGAAAATGTTCTATAATATATGAATAAAATATATCAAAAAAAGGTAAAAAAATAGGAGATTTTTTTTCAATAATATCACAAATAGCTATATTTAGATTAGAGAATTCTATAATTTTATTATAATTAGACATATCTTTATGTGTAATATGAACACCAGGTTCATTTAATAATGGATTTTTACAAAGTAAAGTACATAATGTTAAAAGTATAGTAGAAATGGTTTGACAAGAAGTCCATTGTTCTCCACGCCATGTATTTAATATAGAAACACATACTTTTCCACAAGAATATAAATTTGGATTAAAACGTATATTATTATTATTAGTGCAATATTTAATTTTAGGTGGAGTATGAGGATAATCGATTGGATATGTTAATTCAAAAAAATAATATCCGCCAAAATAAGGTGTTTCAGTAGTTCCAATAATAAGTGCATATCCTTTAAGCATATCAGTATTATCATGAATATAATAAATACCATTATCAGTTAAAGGATTTTTAATAATTTGTGTAATGTCTTTTAATAATCTAGAAACAGTTTGTCTTGTAACAATCATCAATATAATAATAATAAATCAATATTTTTATATTGTTTTAAATGTTTTAAATGTTTAAAACATTTGAATATTTATATTTTCTCTCTTTCTCTTAATATTTAGATTAGAAAGAAATAAATATGTTTTCTTATTATAATAATAAGAATGAGTTATGTAAATAATCCAACAGAATATACAGAAAAAGAGATAAATATTGAATACGAGATAACAAATTCTATATCTTTAGATTTAGAAAATTTAACCAGTAATTATAATAATTTATTAATTCAATATAAACAAGCAGTTCTTAATTATGTAAATTATTTAAAACAAGAAACTCAAACACCATGTGGTAGTTATACTTCAACTAGTACAGGAATTGATCAAACTTGTTATAATCAAATTTGGACTGATGCTAAATGTACTGCAACACCGACAGCAATTACTTCATCAATGACCTTAAATAGTATTATTGACAATGTATGGAATTTAGCAACTCAAACAGATTATAATTCAAGAGAATCTTGTTATGGAAATTCAGGTAATCCTTATATTATTCTTGGTATTGGAACTAGTGGTAATTTATGGTCAAGACAAGGATTAGATGCTCCGTGGGTTATTGTAAATGATAATTCTAATGGATCTTTAACATCTATTTGCACTGGTAGTGATGGTACTACCATTTTTGCTTCAACCACATCACAAACTATAATACAAAAATCCAGTTGGAACGCAACTACATGGCAAAGTCCTCTTTCGAATTCTTGTTGTGTTATTTCTATTGCTCAAGGTCAAAATGGCGCTATGATAGGTGTAGGAACACAAAATACTTTATGGACGATGCAAGATTTAAGTAGTAATTGGGTACATACTGAAAGTCCAAATGGAGAATGGATTAGTTCCATTTGTATTGGTCCAAATGGAAGTATATATGGTATAGGAGAAAATCAAATTATTTATTCAAAACCAAGTTATACTACTTTATCTACTGTAAATTGGACGGAAATAAGTAATACGTGTTGTGTAATAGGAATCACTATTGCTCCAGATGGTACATTTATAGGAATTGGAACGAATGATGAATTATATACAATGCCAAATTATACAAGTTTATCTAGTTCTTCATGGTCTGGACCATATAATAATGAAAATAGCAGTTGTTGTGTTACAGATATAACTACTGTTTCAAATCCGAATTATATAGCTGGAAATTATAATACAACTTCTTCAGTGAATTATAATGTAAATGCACAACCATTAGTAACGGTAAAAAATAGTGCTTATTGGGGAACAAGTAGTATTTCACAAAATAGTTCATCTTCAATTCAAGATTGTCAAGCATCGTGTTCTAATACACCAGGATGTAGTGGTGCTACTTTTACAAATCAAAATGGAGAATCGCTGTGTTCTTTAAGAGGTGGTGATAGTAATCCAGTAGTTACACCAAATAGTTATGCTATTGTTCCTAAAGGAAAAGAATTATTAATGATTGTTGAAAATATAAATGGTCAACTTACAAATATTAATAAACAAATACAAAAAGTAACAACAGAAGGACAAGGTGCTTATACAATAGAATCAAATCAACGTAATAATCAAAATAGTAATTTAATAAAAGAATATACTAATTTAATAAAAGAAAGAGAGAAAATAAATAAAATGTTGAATGAATATTCAACAGTAGATCAAAAAGTAATTGAAGGAAGTATTCAAACAAACTCGAATTATTCTTCTTTTTTATTTCTTTTATTTATAGTTTTTATAATTAGTACAATATTATGTATATTACTTTATCCAACATCAACACAACAAAGACATCAAACGGGGGGTAAATTAGGTAAAAATGTATATTATTTTATAATATTTTTAATTCTTGCAATTATTAAAATTATATATTTTCCACGTTTTAATTTTAATTTTTTTTATAAATAAATAATTAATTAAAAATATATTATTTATATATAATGTCTACACAATTTCAAAATTTAAATAGTGAATTTAATTCATTATTAACTCAATATAAAGATACTTATCAAAATTATATTAATGCATTAAATACAAATAATATTAATTTAACAACAGTTCCAAATACTTCATTTGTAGGAACAAGTAATATAAATACTTTAAGCAATTCTACTATTACAAGTTGTAAAACGGCTTGTTCTACAAATACTAGTTGTACTGGTGCTACATTTAATAGTGATTTAAATACATGTATATTAAGTAATGGAACAGGTAGTTTAATTTCAACAAATCAATCTATTGCAATTGTTCAAGAAGCTATTTATTATAGTTACCAATTACAACAATTAAATTCTAAATTAATAAATATTAATAATCAAATGATGAATAACGTAACGCAAAATGAATCACAATATAATCAAAATCAACAACAGAACGCAATACAAAATGAATCTTTAAATAATAATTTTTATACATTACAACAAGAAAAAAATCAAATAAATGAAATGATTCGTCAATATGAAACTTTAAATGCTGCTTATAATAATGGAAATATTGAAGTGAATTCAAATTATTTTAATTATGTAGTGTTATTATTAATTGTTATATTATTAATATTTCTATTAATAAAATTATTTATTAAAAGACAAAGATAAAAAATTAATAATTAATAATTAATAATTTTTGTATGTTATTATATTATTATGACAAGTATATCAAATTTATTTTCAAATTTAGATGATTTTTTAAAACCAACCTCTATTACAGATTATGCATCTAATTATAATAAAAACTTTAATTTAAATTTAAATACATTAACTCCTGGATTAACTCAAGGAGAGAAATTTAAACATTATCAAGAAAAAATACAAAGTAATTTAGAGAAAAATTTATTGAATGTTAATTCAAAAGAAGGATTTCAAAATTCGCCAGAATATCAAAGTAATAATAATATTGATTTTAAAAAAATGAATTTGGATAAAAACGGATTAACAGTTCAATCAAATAGAATTATTCGTAAAAATAATTTATCTCCAGAACAAAATGAAGAAATAAGTGATTTAAAAGAACAATATAATAATACATTAACTGAATATCAGAATCTTTTAGCTAATATTAGTGGTTCAACTACCGGATATATTAATAGAGTAAATTCAAATAATCCTTATTTAAATAAATTTATTCGTTTTTCGGGAGGTCAAGAATGTTATGTAACGAATCAAGGTGTTGCTAAATATATTCCAAGCACTTCAATTATGGATAGTCTTATTAATACTCCAAATAATTTTATTGAACTGAATATTCCGTGGGATAATTCGTATGCTACAGCTGGTGCAACTATTCCAACAACTCCTTCATTAATAACAGGAACTCCAGTTCAAGCAAATCAAAGTTTAGGTAATGAAGGAACTAATATATTTGTAAATGAACTTATTAATAGTAATACTACTGCTACATATAATGGTTGTTATGCGGATAATTCAACTACCAGTTTAATGACTTTTATAGGGGGAGCACCACCCCCCGCTTCCATTTCTATTCAAAATGGCAATTTCGATGAACCACAACTAACTAGTAATAGTTATACATATTTAACACCTAGCACTAGTAATGTTCCAGGATGGGTTTTTAATTGTATATTAGTTAATAATTCAACCGCTTGGGGATTTACTATGCCATATCCTTATGGTAACCAGTGTGCTTGTATTCAAATGACTGGTGAATTAACTTCTGTTGCTATCAATTTTACAACAGGAGTAACTTATAGTTTATCATTTAGTGCTTGTGGTAGAGATTGTTGTGATGGTTCCGGATTAGCAAATCCAATTAATATCGGTTTAAATGGAGTTACATTTTATACATTAAATGCAACAGTTAATGTTTGGACTACTTTTACAACTACATTTACAGTTCAAACTACTGGAAATCAAACTTTAACATTTATCGGAACATCTGTTACTGATGAATCTACTGCTCTACAAAATATTCAATTAACTACAGGACAAACCGATTTAGGAACATATACATATTCACAATGTAAAGAAGCTGCTATTGATGCAGGATATCAATACTTTTCTTTACAAAATGTAAATCCATCTACATCTACTGGTTATTGTGGTATTACTAAAAGTCAACCTACCGCAACTAGTTTGGGCACTAGTTATATTCCAAGTGGTCAAGTCGTATTATGGTCATCTGGAACTAGTGGACAAACTGGAAATACAGCTATTTTAAATACTTCAGGTTCTCTTTCTGTTATTAATTCTGGAGGACAATCTGTTTTTTCTACACCGAATTCATTAGCTACACCCAGCAATTATTTAGGTTGTTATGGAGATTCCGCTACTAGAGCAATGACTTTATATAATGGTGGATCACAAGAATATGATAATCAACAATGTCAACAAATCGCAGCAAGTAATAATAATACTTATTTTGCATTACAAAATTCTACTAGTGGAACTAATGCTCAATGCACGTTAAGTAATGATTTATCTCAAGCAATTGAATATGGAACTGCAGGAAATTGCACTTTATTATCTGATGGAACTTATAGTGGAGGAGGATATTCTAATGCAATTTATAATAATAGCACACCAACTAGTAATTATTATTTAATTCTAGATGATGGTAATTTATCTATTTATAGAGGCACTAATCCTAATGATAATCAAGGATTAATATGGAGTAGTGGTACCACTGGATTACAACAAGATGCTAATCCAAATTATACTGCAGCAAATAGTACATATGGACAAAATTGGATTGCTAGTGGAACTACTTTAGCTGCTGGAGATTTCGTTGGTTCAACTAATGGTAATTTATCATTAATTATGGGAACAGACGGCAATTTAGTATTATATACTTATTCTAATGTAATTAATTGTCAAACAATGAATGATGGTAATACAGGTGGTGGAGTAAATGCAAATGCTTTATATGATATAGGAGTTACTGGAATACCTGGTAATTTATCTCAAGTCGGTTATATTGATCAAAATTCCGAATTACATTCATATCCATCTACTAATGTTCAATATATAAATTCATATACTGAATTTACGGGAACTAATAGTGCAAATAATGATATTGCTGGAGCATCATTTGGAAATGCCACAATTAGTTCTTGTGAAGATACATGTAATAATAATCCAGATTGTGCGGGATTTGTTACTAATACTGATGGAACTATGTGTTGGCCAAAAACAAATAATATGTATCCTACTGGTAAAAGACAAATAAATCCGGATTATAATATGTATGTTAGAAGTAAAGGTCCGATCAGTACTCCTATTGGAGTTCCTAATACGGTTAATAATATAAATTCAATTATGTATGGTAATTATTTTAATGGTGGTAATATTGCAAATGAATATGGATTATCACAAGCTACTAGCGTAGAACAAGAACAATTATCTCAATTACAAGGAATTATGAATTTGTTATCTAATCAAATTAATTTTTTAACTGATAGTTTCAGTCAAGGAACACAACAAGCTGAATCACAATCACAAACAAATGTAACCGGTATTAAAAATTATGTATATGATATAAAAAAAACAAATAAACAAATTAAACATTTTAATAAAAATTTTGATAATATATTAAAAGATAGTGATATAGTTGTTTTACAAAAAAATTATGATTATTTATTTTGGACTATTTTAGCAATTGGAACTATATTAATTTCATTAATTATTATTCGAAAATAATAAATCTTTATTTTAATTATATAATTAATTAATTATATTGTTATAATTTATATAATATGTCTTCTGGATTACCTAATATTTCACAAAATAATGAACAAATACTCAATGACATACAGTCGTTACAACAAATGGAACAAAATTTATTTAATAGTTTAGAAACAAATCCTAATTTATCTTTCCAACAACAACAGCAAATTGTTGAAAAAATGAATCAACTTTCTAATATGCGTATAAATTTATATCAAACCTTAAATGGTGTCAATAATTTCTTTCAAAATGCGTTACAATCTTCGGTTGGAACATTAAAAGAACAAACTATTGCTATTAGCATTGTGGAAAGTGAATTAAATGAATCTAAAAAACAATTACAATTATTAGAAAATGATAAAAATGATAAAATACGTTTGGTTGAAATAAATAATTATTATGGAGATAAATATCAAGAGCATTCTCAAATGATGAAAATAATTATATTTACATTAGTTCCAATTATAATTTTGGCTATTTTATATAATAAAAGAATATTACCACAAAATATATATTATGGATTAGTTTCGTTCATTACTGTAATCGGGTTATTCTTTGGTATTAGGTGTTATGTATCAATTTTAATGCGTGATACTATGAATTATCAAGAATATGATTGGTATTTCGATGCTGCTACTGCTCCTGGTCCTCCTACAAGCACATCTTCATCTGATCCTTGGCAATCTACTGGTGGAGGTACTTGTGTTGGAGAATATTGTTGTTCTAGTAATGCTACTTATGATGCCAGTTTAAATATATGTGTTTTAAATTCAACATCATCTATATCTATACCTACTTCTGCTTCTTTTGCTTCTTCTACTTCTACCACAACAGAATCTTTTGCTACTGAATCTATGATTAATAATGTTTTAACAAAAAAACAATCCAATAAATATAATTCGGATATTAATATGAGCAAACATTATCAAGATAATATGTCTAATAGCTTTATTAATAATTAAATTATTGTAATTATTGTAATTATTGTAATTATTGTAATTATTGTAATTATGTAATAATTTCAATAAGTATTAATTGAAATAAGTATTTCAATTAATATGTAATTAATAGTTATATTATATAATTGTATATTATATGACATCTAATACAGACCAATTTAATAGATTTATAAAACAAGCATCTCAATCTATTACATGTGATTCTGCTTGTCAAAAACAAAAACAAACTGAAAAACTTAAGCAAGATTTATATAATGCTAAAATTAATTTAGTATCAGCACCTAATGAAATCCAAGTTGCTGAAAAAAATTATGTTACATATACAGAAGGATCTTTAGCATATAATGAATTATTAGATTCTCAATTAGAAAAAAAAGCATCAGTTATTACTACTAATTTTATCGATACTTTTAATAATCAAGCTAATCAAGCTAATATGTCTATTGAAACATATGCTGGACTTTTAATAAATTTTAACAATGTTGTAGACCTTTTCACTAAATATAAAAAAGAAAATATTTCTTTAATTAAAGAACTTAAACAAAGTAAAAATGAAGTTTTTACTAATCATCGTAAAACCTATTATGAAGATCAAGAAATCGATGGGTTAAATTTCACCTATTTTTATTTATTATTTTTTATTTATGTTTTATGTGTTATTTGTTTTGTCGCATTCACATTAATATTCCCTTCTAATATTAATTGGATATATTTATTAATTATATCTATTTTATTAATTATATTACCATTCTGTTCTACTTTTATTTTAAGTATTATTATTTGGACATTTTATAAAATGTATTATATTATACCTAAAAATGTATATAAATAATATTTATTAATTAATCTTCTTCTTCTTCTTCGTGTTCTTCTTCTGGATAATTTATTTTTACACCTGACCAACCTGTTTTATATTGAGTAAATTTTAATTTTGTATTTATATATTCAAATAATTCATTGCCTTTGGGAATTTTTTTAGATGATTGATGATTTTCAAACCATTTCTTAAATTCTCCAATTAATTCTGTTTTCTTTATTTTATCTGTTTTATTATTTGTTCTAGTTACACATTCACTTATAAATGCTGTTATATGATCTTGATTTCTTCTATATTTATTCGAAGCATTCAATACTGTAGCACAATCTTCCACTATTCCATTTGTTTCAAAAGCACGTTTAATTAACATACTCGCAAATATCGAGGCATACATAGGCAATTTATCTTTTAAAGATTTATCTTTGGGATATACATATTTCGTTTCATCATTATAGATTTCTCCTTCATCTACGAATTTTGAAATAAAATCGCAATTTCGAATTCTTCTCCAGGTTCCATCATCATTACTTTCTATATCGAATAAATTGTTTGTACATACTACTAAATTAAATTGTGGATCAAATATCTCAGATTCCGAATATAACCCTCTTGCTTGAATTGGATCTCCTCCGGTTAATTCTTTCATTATACCTTCATTCAATTTTACACCTTTAGATGGTTCTTGCATTACAGCATATCTCACACCTTTTAATTTAAGAACTTCATCTGATGTTCCACCGATCAAACCGCGCTTTTCTGTTACAAGAGTTATCGGAACGGTTCCTTTATATTCACCTAATGTTAGAGACATTAAATCCGCTAGGATTGATTTACCATTACTACCACTTCCATGATATACATTAAAGGTTTGATTCTTATTTGTGCCAATTAAACATGAAGATAAATGATCCCACATATATTTATTTAAATCTACAATTGGAAATAATTTATTCATAAAATCTTTCAAAAAATCACATTTTATATTATATTCTTCTTTTTGTTCTTCTGATAAATTTTCAAACATTATATAATTTATTTTTGTTGTTTTTGTAATATAATCTTCTGGATATCCTTCTCTAAATATTTTGTTATTAAAATCTATCACTCCATTATCAAAACACATTAAATATTTATTCGTATCCATATTTTTTATAAATTCACCATCATAAAATATTTCTGCAGCTTCTCGCATTATATTATTTTTATCAATAGTTCTTCTTAATTTTACGGTTAACTCCGATATCAATTTTATCTTATTCTTTAAAAATACTCTTCTTGCATCATCATCAGCATATTCTTGCATCTCTGACTGATAATTATCTGTTAAATTCTTAAATAAATTAAATAATTCTAAAGAAATTTTTGATCTTAGACTTAATCCCTTATCATGTATCCATCTATGATTTTTAAATTGAAACCATATACCTTTTTTTTCATAACTTACACATACATATTTATCTTTATACATTTGCTTTAAAATTAATGCAAAATCATATTCTGTTCCAGTTTCTAATGCTTTTTCTATATAATATTTTATTGTATTTTGTTGTATTTTTTCATATTCTTCAAAATTTTCTTTTCTTAACCAATACATTATTGATTTTCGTGTTACACATTCTCCAGTTGAATTACTTTTATGTAATTTATTCCAAATCTGAAACAATTCTGGAATAGTATTATAATCAAAATCAGTTGCTTTACTTCTTAACATCACCCATGATAAAAATAATTTATCATTTGTATGTTTTAAAGCAAATGCGACTTGTCTATTTAATGCGTGTGACCCGGATTCATAATATTTTTTTGGTAATGCTTGTGCAAATTCGTGTGTTTCTTTTATTTCATAATCGATTAATTCTAATTTATCTAACATTATATTTATTGCTTTTGATAATTTTTCAGCATCTTTTATATCATTTATTGCAATATAATCTTCATTTTCAACATCTGCATCTGTATCATTTATTAAATTCATTTTAATTTTACTAGATTTCTTTTTTTTTAAATTATTATTTTCATTTCTTTTATTATATTCATCTATAATTTTTGGATTCATTTCTAATTTGGGATTTTTCTCATATTGTATTGATAATTTCTCATAATTGTTTTTTAAATCGAATTTTTTTACATCTTTTTCAATCATTTTAAATTCACCATCGCTTTCATCTACTACAATAGATATATGATATGTTAATTCATATGCTTCATTTCCAGGTTTTCTTGATCCAAATAATTGCCAATTGGTATGTCCTTTACTGATACCTTCATCTAATACTGAATTCCAATCATTTATTAGAGGTAAATTATCCCATATACATGATATTTCTTCAATCATTTTTTCACGAATTATCATTTGCATTGTATGATCTATTTGTAGTCCAATAATCATATGAATACCATCTTTTGTTAAAGATTTATCTTCTAATCTATTTATGGTTGGTTTTTCAAATATAAAAACATCAAATTTGGTATTTAGTGTTGATATATAACATTCTGAGATTTTTTCTAAATATTCACATACCATATTTAAGATATCTTCTTTATTATGTTGTCTACTATTTACATGATAATTATATCTAAAATCAAAATCAACTGCCATTGGTCCTCCATTATCTAATTGTTTTTCTGTTAAATATTCTTTACGTTTTTTTACAAAAACACTATCATAATATAAAGAATAAAATATATTTGCATCTTCTTTTGGTATTAAATATGAACCTGGAAATATATTTAATTCTTTATCGGGAATTCTCGTATGTGTAAATACAGTAGAATTCGTATTTTTTGTGCTGTGTTTTGCTAAAAACTCATTCAAATCTTGGTATGTTGATGCCATCATCGTAATATATATAATTGATATAATATACTGTGATTCTTCTATTTCATTTTTTTTAAAATTAAATAATTTATATAATAAGAATTATATATTTATATCAATTATATATATTTTTAATTAACTTAAAGCAATTTGTACATTTGTACATTTTTATATTTTTATATTTTTATATATATTATATAAAAAATATAACATAGACAGATAACTTACTACAATTATCGTATTTTTCTTCTCATAAAAATCTTTATTAGATGTTTGAGAATTAATATTTATATTTATTCTCTCTTTATTAATAATTCTTTTTAATGAATTATTGAGAGAAGTGTTCAAGTATTCTCTTAATAATAAATTATTATGAAACATATTTTTATTAATAAACATATAATAATAATAATATTTAAATATTCATTTTTAACTTAATATATATTTATAACAATTATACCAATTATTAAAATACTTAAAAATAAACCCCAATTTCTTAAATATTTCGAATTATATATTTCTTTATAATTTGTAATTAATTCATTTGATGCATTATATTTATTTTCTACAATACCTAAACTCGACTTTAATTTAAAATTACTTTTTTTTTCTTGTTGTATTGCAACATCCAACTCAAATAATTGATTATTCATTAAATTTGTATTACTATCTACTTCATTTGATATTACAAATAATTCTGAGTTTATTGTATTCAAATTTTTTTGAATATTTTCAAACATTTGATGATATTCTTGAGATTCAGGATTTTTATAATAAAATACATAATATTTTTGATAATCTTTTAAAATAGAAGGTAATTGCGATTGTAATGTAACTATTCTCTCTTTAAATTGAAACGGTTGTTTTAAATTTTGAAATATATCGTTATTTTCCAACTCCATTAATATATATTATTAATATATATATTAATTAAAAAGTTATATCTTCAAAAGAAATAAAACGATTAATTAATCTATTCGCTTCATTATAACTACCTATATAAATATTATCATTAAAAACTATCGGAAAATAAATAATTGTATTATCTAATATTTTATTATTAGATATTTCTTTAATTAAAGATAAAAAAAAATGTTTATCTTCTAAAATATATTCATCACAATCTATTACATTATAAATTAAATGTTTCTCTTTTAATACATTTTTTAATTTAGTACAATTTTTACAACCACTTTTACTGTAAATAGTAAATCCATTTAATGATGGTTTTATAATTTCCATTTATTATAAATAATATTATATTTTAAATACATATTCTATAATAATTGGTAGATATCGCTGTTTTACTATCTCTTATAATATGACACACTTGTCCTGGTCTTAATCCAATCACTTTAGCAACAGGATCAAATCTAGATATATCCGGAAATTGATTTTTATTTGTAATATTAAATTTTGTCATTATTTCTACAACTTCAGTTTCGGATAAAACACGATGCGGTGGAACAAGTATATGATTTAATATATTAAATTGAAGACGTTTTATACTTTCTATAACTATAAAAATTCCATCATTTTCCCATATATGTTTCAATTCATTTATTAAAGTTTCATTTGCATCATCTTTAATTATAATAAATAATGTATCATTTTTTGTTAATGTTTCTGTTAATATAAATAAATCATCAATCATTTCTTGAATATTTTTAGCAGCTGGTCTAACTGACAAATAATATCGAATATACATTTTTTTTTTAATATGTTCAACACTATTATTTTCATCATTTGTTTCTAAAAGCATATCTAATTGATTATTTTGTTTCATAGAATTCACTTCAGAAATACTAAAATGCGAATAATCATTCACATTATAACCTTGTTTTGACATTAAATCTAAAATATTTTTTCTAGAATTGAAAATATGCAAAATTTGAACGTTTATATTTTGACTTGCCATTATAACTTATAATAATATTAATATGAGTTATTTTTATTTCAATTTTATTTAAATTATATTAAATAATAATATATTTAATTTAATTCATTAATTTATTAATTTATTAATTTATTAATTTATTAATTTATTAATTTAATTATATTTTAATTTATTTTTATTATTTTATTATTTTTATTATTATCATCCGTATTTTTTGTTAATTCGTCTGATTTATTATTTAGTGAATTATCTATCTCAAGAATAGAATTTCCACCTGTAAAGCGTATTGGTTTAAATCCTGTAGACGATGAATCTGTTTCTACAGATGTTGTTTGCATAGATGATGGATTTTGTAAAGATAATTGACTAGGAGGATATATTACTAATTCAGGAGGGGCATATTGAGGCGCATATTGAGGAGCAGGTGCTTGTGCATATATTATTACAGGTGCACTAGGAGGTGCATTAGGATTATATACTGGAGAACCAGGTGGTGCATTAGGATTATATACTGGAGAACCTGGAGGTGCGTTAGGATTATATACTGGAGAACCAGGAGGTGTATTAGGATTATAGGCAGGAGAACCTGGAGCATATTCAGGAGAACCAGGAGGTGCGAGTGCATTAGGATTATATGCAGGAGATCCAGTTGCATATACAGGAGAACCAGGTGGATGTTCAAAATCAGTTAAATTTAATACAACAGGTTCAGGGAATTCAGGTGTTTTTTTCGTATAATCGTGTGATATTGTAGATTTATGAATTATAGATTTAGATTTAGATAATACATTTTTAATATTATCATTATATGATTTGATACTATTAGTAATATTAGTTGTATTTAATAATTTATTAATATTATTAGAATATGATAAACTTAATAATTGATCTACATTATCATCGGTAATAATTCTCATTTGAACATTCATAACTAATAATTCGTGTATTAATAATTTAAACGCATATGGAACTTTTAATATACTAAAAGACCTTCCAAATCTGCTTAAATTTTTAATATTTTGAGTTCCATCTTGATTAAGAACGAATTGAATAGGTCCATCAGCATAAGGACTTAAGAATAGATTTTTGGATTGATTATAAATAGCAATTCCACCTGTTTTATTACAAATGGCAATATAATAATCGGATTTTTCACCTCTTACCATAAATGATTCATTTAAGAAATAAGACATTCCGTGAGCTAATACTCCGTCACGTTCCATTTCCCCAATACGAAGTCCTCCATCATTAGCTCTACCTTGAACAGGTTGTCTAGTTAAAACAGTATTAGGTCCTCTAGCACGATAATTAATTTTATCTTTAACCATATGTTTTAAACGCATATAATAAGTGGGTCCAATATATATATTCGCAGTTAATTGTTGACCAGACATTCCATTATACATAATTTGATTACCAGATGAATGAAATCCAGCTTTAACTAGGAGGGGAGCATATGTAGAATAATTCGATCCTTTTACTTGAAAAGCAGTGCAATCTCCAAATGCTCCATAAGTAGTACACACTTTACCGAACAATCCTTCAATGATTTGTCCAATAGTCATTCGAGATGGTATAGCGTGTGGATTAATAATTAAATCTGGTCGTAATCCATCTTCAGTAAAAGGCATATCTTCTTCTGGAATAATTAAACCGATAGTTCCTTTTTGTCCTGCACGACTAGCCATTTTATCTCCAAGTGATGGAATTCTTTCTTCTCGAACTCGTATTTTAGCAATATTAAATCCTTCTTCTCCTGAAGTAATAAACACTTTATCAACATAACCGAGTTGTCCTTTTTTAGGTTTAACAGAATCATCAATCCAAACATCTTTATTCATTAAATTAGAATTGATTTTTCCTATTAAAATCATTTTATCATTTAACTCAACATTTTCTCTGATTAATCCAAAATCATCTAAAAGACTATAATCATATCCTTGTTTTTTTTTAATAACAATATTTTTTTCAATATTAGCGAATTTAGAACTGGTCGTTTTTGTAATTAAAGAACTTTCTTCTTTAGATTCATACATTGAAAAATAAGTAGTTCTAAAAATGCCTCTTTTAAGAGAACCCTCATTAATTAAAATAGCATCTTCAACATTATATCCGGTATAAGACATAATAGCTACAATAGCATTCACTCCATAAGGTTGTTCTTCATTATTAATATATTCTAAATATCTAGATTTAATTAAAGGTATTTGTCCATAATTTAATACAACTCCCATTTTATCAATACGCATTTGATAATTACTATGATATAAAGAAACGGCTTGTTTACTTTGTCCACAAGAAAATGCATTACGTGTGACGGGATTATTTTCTGGATAAATAATCATATTTCCTAATACTCCTAAAATTAAAGATGGTTCAATTTCTAAATGAGTCATCCATTTATTTTTTAAATCATCCATATTTGTAGCGATTAAAGCCGTTTCTTCTTCAGATGTATCAATATAATCAACCACCGATTGTGACTCTTGTAATTTTGCAAAAATCTCTTTTTTATCAATTCCAATATCATTATATAATTCATTTAATTCATACATTTTATTATTATTACTTAAATAATTAGGATCATTTTTAATCATAAATCCAGATATGATTTGTTCCCAAGTGATTTGTTGATTTAAAAATAATGTAATTATATGTTCTCTATCAAAACTTAATTTTTTATCTTCAATATAATAAATAGGTCGAATTAATCTACCAGCATCAGTATAAATATATATAATATTATCTTTATAATTGAATGATATACTTGCATAAATCGGAATTAATCCATTACGTCTATATAATTTAAATAATTTAATTAATTCAATCGGCGTATTAATAATTCCAATCCATTTTCCATTAACAAATATTTTAGAATTTTCATTTAATTCCTCATAAGAAGATTCTAATATAATTCGCATTTCAGTATTAATTCTTAACCATTGAATAATAGGAATTGCAGAAGAACCACTTGTAATATAAGTGATAATAGAAATATGTTTATGAAGACCGATATTTGCTCCATCAGGTGTATCAAGTGGATCAATAAATCCCCATTGTGAACTATTTAATAATCGTGGTCCAATAATTTTTGCACTAGAATCTAAAGGTAAATTGATTTTACGCAATTGTGAAATGAATGAATTCCAACTTAACCTATTTAAATCTTGAACTGATCCTAATCTTTTTGTATAAGCTTGAGATCCCCAATTTCCTTTAAATCCTTTTTTTAAACCTTGTTCTACAATTCTATCTTTAAAAAAAAGATTAAAATTAGATTCGATCAATCCTATAAAATTATCTTTATATTTATTTGTTTTTGATGTATCACTTATCCCTTTTATTCCTTTTGTAGGAACATCATCTTCTATATATTCTCCTTTATGATAATAATATTCTTCATCTATTTTACGTGCTATATCTTTTTTTTGTATTAAATAATATTCTCTAAATAAATCATACATTAGAGCACCTGATAATTCAATTCTTTTAAATTTAAAATTGTCTCGATCTGTCGGTTTATCTTCTTTAGTATATACTTTTAATAATCGATTTACCATATAACCTATAAAATACGCTTTATCTAAAAAATTCAATTCTCCTATATGTGGTAAAAAATAATCTGATAAAATCTCTATAACACTAGATACGGTTCCTCTTTTTGTTAATTCTGCTATAAATTCAATTGCGGTTTGTTGATTAAAAAACTTATTCGCATCATGTATTGAAGGTATAAATAAATCAATATATAAATTATTTTTATTTTTTGGATTATCTAAATCAATTAATAAACAGGTTTGAATTATATCTTTATCTGATATTATTCCTAAAGCTCGCATTAAAATAAAAAGAGGAACCGGCTTTTTTACATTTGGAATACTAATAACAATTTGATTATTACTTAAAACTGTTGATGGTGCTATTATTTTTATTGAAGTGGTTCGAATCGGTTTTGAAGTATCTTCAGAAACAGACCGAACCTCTGCTGAAAAACTATAAATATTATCACTTTTATTTTGTTTTATATAAATCATATTATCTGCAAATTTTTCTTGAGAAATTATTAATTTCTCTTTTCCATCTATTATAAAATATCCTCCATAATCATTTCGACATTCTCCCATATTGAATTTTACTGATTTACTTAATGTATTTAAAATACATACATTTGATTGTAACATTATTGGAATTCGACCAAGATAAATTTGTGGTAATTCTATTGAATGTTCTTTTCTTTCATCACCAACATAATATATAAAATCTACATCAACATCATAATGTATTGTTATACCATATGTCATATTTCTTAAACGTGCGTCATTTGGAAACATATAATGTGTATTATTATCATCATAAATTATCGGTTTTCCATAATATATTTTATTTCCATCTTTTCCACCTAAATATAATATACATTCATTCCTTTTTTCATTTTCTTCTTCTTCTTCTTCTCTCTCTATAAATCTAATTGGATTATTTTCACGAAAAATACGTTTAATTCCATTTTTTATAAAATCATTATACGATTCTAAATGATGTGCTACTAAATTATTTGGATTATCTTTAAAATATTTATCAATTAATTTCCAAGATATATCTTCTTTATTCATTTATATTAATAATCATATTTTTTTATAATATAATTTTTATAATACTTATTTTCAAATAATTTAATTAAATTTAATTATTTAAAATAAGTATTTAATTATTTAATAATTAATAATTAAATAATTAATAATTAATTATTAAATACTTATTTATTATAATTACTGTTCTCTAATTTTTATATGATCGGTTACATCTTTTACGGGATGATATAAATTAGTCTTATTTAATAATTCATAATTTAAACTAAAATTTTCTCTATGAGTTACTGTAATAAATTCTATTGGATTTGAAATATAAGTTAAATTATATTTAACTGCAATTGTTGGAAATAAAGCTTCTAGAAAAAATAAAGTTTTGTTTTGTATTGTATAATCTTTTATAGATTCAAGCATATTTCTAGAAAATCGACATATACACACCATTCCACAATAATAAGGAGTTGGGAAATTTATATTTATTCTATACCATAACCATTCATTTAATTTAGCTTCTTTAAAAGAAGAATTACATAATAAATCTGTTTTATCATATTTATTATCAATATCAATTAAAGTATTTTCATTATAAAAATAAACATCATCTTCCATAAACCATACATAATCATAATTATATGCATGGTTACACGCAAAATAAAATAAAGCTTTATCCCAACCAGCTACTGATTTTTTTAAAGTAATGGAACTTGTATTTTTAAATCCAGAATTCGCACAATTTATATTTTCAATTTGAATAAAATTTATTTTATTATTATATCTCGTTTTTAATTCACTATATGTATTTAAATTATCATCAATTATTACATAAATATCATAATTAATAAATGTTGATAAAAAATCTAAATTCAATTCATTTGGACTAAAAGTAATTAAACAAATTGCTTTCGAATTCATATAATTTATATGATTTTTTATTTAATATCTTTTTATTATTATTATTTGAAAACCTTTCTTTTACTTTTTATTTAATATTTTTTTTGTTTTATTATTTGAAATCATTTTTTTACTTTTACTTTTACTTTTACTTTTATTTAACAATGTAATAGAAAATAAAGTCCACGGTTGAGAAGGTCTATCATGTATATATGGTGTAAATACATTCCATTGTCTATGTTTTTTTGCAAAATCACTTGTTATAAATGGAATACCACACGAATTACCATATCTACCTATAAATGACATTTTTTTTGCTAAATTACTATCACATACCATACCATCTACTGCACCATGAGGAGCATATGGTTTTGGTCTATTTGCTTGACACATATATTCTCTAGCATCTAATTCATAATGAGAACAAACAGTTCTAGAACAAGGATTATTATCTTTTAATAAATATACATCATAATGATCTGCTAAAATTTGTTGAGCTATTGTAATATTCAATTTACCTTTATGTAAATCCATAAGATCACTTAAACGAACCTGTCTCGCTCCTTGATGTCTTCTAATATCATACATTCCAGAATTTTGCACTTCTATATTTCTAATACGTTCATCATAAGGAGCATTAAATCCTATAAAATAACCATTTTTAGTTCTCTCTATATTATGAAATTTTAATCCTAATTCAATGCGAAGTATTTCATTTGTATTTATATCACCAAATAACCAAGAATTTGCATAATCTCCAGAATTTCCTTCTAAAAGTATTTCACAATAATTATCTAATGATCTACCATATTGCATTGCATCTCTTATTCTATAACCAATAGGTATTTTTTTTGCATAAGCTATAAAACCACCAATTGTTGTTTCTGTTCCAATTATACCATTAGATGTTATAAAAAAATCTGTTCCACTCCAAATCATACACGCTGATGTTTGCATAATAATACGACACCCTTTTTTTCCATCTCTCTCTTCTGGATGTAAATCTAAAATTATATTTGAATATTGTCCATCTATATAATCACAAAATGAATTATGAGCACATACAATTTGTCCATCTTCCGTCCAATCTTTTCCTACAGCTATAAAAGCACTACATCTATCTTTTGAACCACTACCACCTTCTTTTCCTACGTGAAATTCAGATTTTGATTTATTAATCCAATAAGAAATAGAACAATAAAAATTCCAAGCAATTATTTCATCAACAGTTGTTTTACACACATTTGTTTTACAACAACCTTCAGCAATTCCCTCCATTTCTTCATAAAATTCTGGATATTTCTCTTTAGTTATTTCTTTAAAATCTTTTGAAATATCTACTATTAAATCAACCCATTGAATTCCATATGTTTCATATATTAAAAATTTTAACATTTCTTGTATTTTTATAAATTCATCTACACATAACTCACCATATGCTTTTCCTCTATCACGCGCATTTCCATATATAGAAATATACTTCCATCCATTTTTATTATATGATAAACCATTTTTTATTTTTATCATTATATAATATTTAATTATTATAATTATCACATATTTATCATAATAAGACCTATTATTACAAATAATAATATCCATGGAAGAAGAATCAGTAACCAAGAAATACCTGTATGTCCATCTTTACAAATTAAATTTAAAACATATGTCCAAAATAATATATAAATTAATTTTACTATAAAAATAATAGCTGTATTCGGAACACGACACGAAAATGAACCTATATTATACATATTATTATTTTTTAAATTTTGTAATAATATAACTACTAAACCTATTATTGAAATTACAAAATAAATCATTGCTGGAACACATAACTCTTTTATTTTTTTTGTAAAATTAACCATTCTAAAATAATAATAGAAAAAAATTATTTAAAAAATGAATATAAATTAGCAAAATTAGGAGTATTCGTCAATTGACCCATCCAAGGTAATGGACTTGGAATAGGTGCATTTCCTTTGTGTATATTAACTAAATTTTGAATTCCTGTAGAAGTTTCTCTAAATAAATTAAGTCTATCTTGTCCAAAAGTATTTGAATAAGCACCACCTTTTTGTTTTTTATTTTTTCTACTTTTTGTATTTTTTCGACCACCTGTAAATGGTTTATTCGCACCCATATTTTTTAGATATCCCACTGGATCTCCTTTATTATAAGAATTTAATTCATAATGATTATAATTGGTATCACCACCACTACCCGACCAATTTGAAGGAGAACTCGTCCAAGGAGAACCTATTAATCCATTCGGATAAGATGACATTCCTCCATGTTGTGATGATGTATTATTAAAAAAATTTATACTACCATTTAATCCTTTATTCGGTAAAGTATTCGAAGGATAATTACCTCCAGTTGTTCCTGGATAAGCTAAAGGAGGACGAATTGAAGGAATATTATTTGTACTACCTGTATATGCTAAATTATTATCTCCTCCTCCTCGTTTTTTGAGATTTTTTTTACTACATCCTTTCATTTTATATATTTTTTTATGTCTTTGAGATTTTTTAACTTTAGGCATTATAATATATATTAAGATATTATTCAATATCAACGTGTGTTAAGAAATGTCTGCGACAACACATTTTTGTCATTTTTAATTCATCCAACACTTCACCTTCAGGTGTTTTTTCAGCAAATTCTTTTGTTAAATATAACACTTTATCTATATCAATAGATTCACTATTCCCTTTTTTAGCCAATTTTTTCATACGCACGTGTTCAATATAATATCTATATTTATCTGCTAAAACCAATCCACAAGTAAAACATTTCACTGGAATAATCATCTTTCTATATATTAAATATTATTTTTATATTATTATAAATTTAAATCAATTTTTTATTATAATATTTATATATTAATGGCAACCAATTTTTTAGTAGGTACTACAGATTTATCTGATATTATATATTACGGTTCATATAAATCTAATGGTTATGGTTTACAATACCTTAAGATACACATTTAGCACCATAACATTTATTTTGAAAATAATAAGTATCCCATTTTTTAGTTTTTCCATTAGTATCAGAATTAAAAGTAGGTCCTTTTATATTTCCCGCTAAACAAGTATTATCACTAGTCCAAACACAACAAGAAGTAGAATTGCAATTATTTTGTGTAAGTTTTCCACAAGATTTTTCTAAAACTTGACTAGCTCCGCGATGACTTTCACAAAAAGCATCATTTTTATTTAATATAGTAGAATTAACCGGAATTTTAGTGTATCCTTCGATTTTTAAAAAAGTATTTAAATAAAAAACAGAATTAATAAATAAAATGAAATAAATGAATAAATAAAAAATTAAAACGATTTTAATATAATATTTTAAATGCATATTATTAATATAATAAAAGTGAATATTTTATATTTCTTGTAGTCGTGTGCCTTTAGTAGTTTTAATTTTTTTAGATCCTTTTTTAGATATGGTATGAATTAGATTATGACAATCTTCACATAATGTCATTAAATTCGCTAAATTATTTTTATGAAATATAGAATCGGTAGTATTAATAGTGCCTGTATTATTTGCGTTAGATTGATGTTGAAGGTGATGAACTTCAGTGCCGAAATTAATATTGCATTTTTCACAAATATTAATAATTTTATTAGAATTATATTGTGAAGTTTTGAGAGAAAGAATGCTTCTGGTTTCAGGGTGATATTTAAGTCTAATTTCATATGCGGCATCTAAAAAAGTTTGTGGAAGATTTAATGATTTACAAACTTCAAGACCATACATACTGTTTCCAGGTCCATCTTTTAATTTGCGATCGTAAATAAGAGTATCATTATGTTTATCATAAAAAACTTCCATATGTTTAAGAACAAGAGTATCTAAAGAAGTGATTTCAGTATAATTAACGATTTCGTGTAAATGTGTAGCAAAAATGAAAGAACTGTTAGAATGATGTAATTGTTGTATTCCAGCGACAAAAATGCTAACTGCACTATGTGTTTCAGTTCCAGAACAAAGTTCATCGCCTAATATTAAACTATTTTCATTAGTGAGTCGTAATATAGTTCGTAATTCGGACATTTCAACAGCAAATGTAGACAATCCTTTAAAGATATTATCATTTCCGATAATACGTGTGAAAAGGTATTTATATGGTTTAAAATTGAATTGAGAACAAGGGACATATAATCCGGCTTGTGCCATAATAATAGAGATGCCTAATGCTTTAATAAGACTTGTTTTTCCCACAGCATTAGTTCCATAAAGTAGCATTCCATCAACATTAGTATTACCTAATACAATATCATTACAAATATATAATTCATTAGATTGGAATCGTTCGATTAAGCAATGTCTTAATTGTTTAGCATCAACGAATGATTTATTATTTTGAACGATATGTGGTTTACAATAATTATATTTAGTAGCAATACTACTTTTAGTATATAAAATATCAATAAGAGTAATAAAATGAATAATAGTTTCTAATTGAGATTGATAAAGTTGGAATTGTAAAATGAATTTATTAAATACACTGGTAATAATATCTTTAATAGATGTTTTAGCAAGTGAAATATTTTTACACAAAGTATGAATTTGTGAATCAATAATAGAATTATTACTAGAAGTTTGTGAATCGTATTTGAATAGTGTTTTAGAAATAGTAAATTCGAATTGTTTATTTTGTGTATTAATTGTATAATTTAATAGAACGATCGTTTCTTTAATAGGTAATGCTTCAACTAATAATTTACATCTTCTATTAGTGCATAATAAAGTAAAGTTATTTTTTTCGGTTTCGTGAATTTTGACAAAATCATTGCCTTTATTATTATTTTTTTCTTTATTAGCGATTAAAGAACTTAAATAATTTTTAATAGCTTCTAATTTAAGTTCAGATTCGAGTAAAATAGAATTTTTTAAATCTAAATCAGTATCAATTCCAGAATTGATAAAATTGATTTCAAAATTTTTGAATTGTTCTATATCTTTAGATAATAATAAATTTAAATTGGTATGAATAAAGGTTGAGATATCAGTGCAAAAAGAGAGAATATCACACATATTTTTGTCAAATAGTGAGAAATAAGAAGTGAGTATAGAATCAGTAGATATTTTTAAATAAATTTGTTGGATAGTTAAAATATTATAATATAAATTAGAGATAGATTTAGGAGATATTTTATTTAAAAAGATTTGTCTTTCCCATTTAGAGAGATCTTTAATAGTAGAAAGATTATTTTTAAAGAAAGTGTCAATTTCAGAATTAGAATTAGAATATGTAGTTAAGAAGTGTTCAGTGATATCATATTCTCTTTGTAAATAGGTTTCATCCCAAACAGGGTTTAATAAATTATATAAGAATTTTCTTTTACCCATAGATGTTAAACAATTATTTAACATTTGTGAAACAGAAGATAATTTATTAGATTTAATAGTATTATCATTAATAATATTTAATTGTTTTAATGAATGATTAGCAAGTATTAATCGTGTAGAGCAATTTTCGAATATAGGTTCATTAATTTTACGTACGAGATGAGGGTTATGTTTATAAATGAAATCTAATAAATAGCAAAAGGATTGAGTAGCAATATTATTTTCATAAAAATTTTGATAAAATACATTAAAATCATCAAATTTGTAAAAAGTGGATAAAATTTCTTTTTGATAAGTTTGTTTTTGACAATTTATAATTTGAGTATATTTAGTATTAGAAGTGTTAGAAATAGTAGGTATATGTATTTTATGAATTAAATTAGAAGTAATTCCGGAATAATTAATGATATAATCGATTTCATTTTCATTAGGTAAATTAGAGATAATAATAACTTCATTAGGGTTATAAATAGAAATGAATCTTTCTAATTCATCATAAGTAGTAGGATTATTAATATAATATTCTTTAAATTGAAAAATAGATGTTTTACCGGTATAAATATCAATATTAGCGATTCCGACAACAACAAATGTGCCTTTAAGTAGAATAGATTGTTGTACTAAATCAATCCAAATACAAGTAGTAGAATTAGTAAGAACAGTAGAATCAGTATGAAAGAAAGTTCCAGGAGAGAATATTCCTGCTAAACTGCGTGTAGTATTTTTAGCAGATTCATCTTGAACGTAAACAACAGCAGTAAATCCGACTTCTTGTATTTTTTTAATATATTTTTCGAGTTGTAAATCTTTAAATCCTGCCATAGAAACTTTATGATTTCCAACACAAGTATTTTTATCAACAACATTTAATTCACAAATAGAAGAGAATTCTAAAATTTTAGTATCATTAGAAGTATTTCCATAAACTTCAAAAAAAGAGCCGACTTGCATAAGCAATATGGTATTAGGACCATATTCAGTTTGGTATTGTTTAGTTAGCTGAAAATATTCGGTAACAAGTGCCATTTTCGATTGTAAAAATATATATATAATATAATACGTAATCTTTATATTATATTATTAATAAATACATTAGCATAATTAGTGTGTATATTATTTATCATCTTTAATATCCACAACAACAAAATCATCAATTTTTTTAAATATAAGTGTGGATAAAATATATTTTTTTAAATAAATGTACCAATCAGCGGATATAATATTTAAAGTATAAAATAAGTATTTAATAACAACTAAACAAATAGTAGCATAAAAAGGTAATTTACTTTTACTATTATGTTCTATTAATATAAATTCTTTAAATTTATCATTATAAATGGAAATTTCGGTAATAAAATTATTATCAGGTTCTTTGTACATAATTTTATATCCATTAATTAAAACATTATTATAATTAAGTCTCCAAACGAATTTTTTAAATGAATAATGTTTAACATTTAAAAAGACTTGTAATTTACTAATAGTGCTATGAATATTATCTGTAAATATAGCAACATCAATATCACTTTTTTTAGGGAAATAATCAAATCTTTGAATACTTCCAAAGAAATAAATTTTAGTATCTAAATAATTTTTTAAACGTGTAAAGAATAAATTATTATATAAAGGCATTTTATTTTGTGTAGTTTCCATATTAAAGTATTAAAAGATAATATTATAATTCAGTATCTTGTTTTGAAATATTATATAATAATGTATCATTATTAATATTAGTGATTTCTCCTGCTAATATAGATGTTTCATATAATTTATTAATAACATCATTAGGTGCGTTACTTCCAATTTTGAGTAAATTATGATCTCTTAAATATTTTTTTTTAATAGTAATTGGTTTTTTTTTAAGTTCTTTTTGTGCGTTAATTATTTTTTTACATGTTTCTTTACTTTTTAATGAAACTCCAATTGTATTTTTACAAGAAGATTTACCTAAAATGTATTTGTGTTTAGTAATTTTTTTAATAATTTTAGATAAATTGGGTGATATATTTGTGGAAGTATTATTAGAATTAGAATGAACAATAGGAGTAGAAATATTAGAAATAGAATTGGAATTAGAATGAATAACAGGAGTAGAAATAGAATCAATAGAATTGATATTATTAACTAAAGGAGATGAAATAGAATTATTAGAATGAATATTAATATTATTTTGTTTATTTTCGTCAGTTTTTAATGCTTGTACTTTTAAACGTATTTTATTTAATCTTTGTTCTCTCTCTATTTTGTCATTATCATGTATAATTGGAGGATTAGTATAATTTTGTAAATTTTTTTTAGTCCATTCTTTTTTTGTTAATTTTGTGCCATTTTTTAATATAGAGAAAAGAGGTGGTGGTGGTATATTTGGTTGTAATTGTATAGGATTATGTTGTTGTGTATATAATGGTTGAAATTGAGTAGTATTCAATGGAATTAAAGGTTGTAATTCTTCGGCTAATTGTATATTTACATCAGGTGAAACAAATAAAGAATGATTTTTAATAGTTTTATTTTCTAAATCCTTTTTTTGTTTAGTTAAATTAGAAGCAATATTATTTTTGTGTTGTTGTGTAGATAATGTTTGTAAATAATTAATAGAATCATTAAATTCATTAGAAAAAGAATCATTGGAATCATTTTCAATATTAGTTTTGTTTTCATTATTTTTTTTTGCGTTATTATTATGTTCAATTTCACGATGTTTATGTTCGTGTATTCTTTTTAATAATTTTTTTTTTAAAACATTAGGAGAGATATTAGAAGAGATTAAATGTAATTTAGAAGTTTTAGGTTTATTTTTTTTTTTAAAACTGCCGCCGACATTAAATAAGTTAGGATTAATTTTAATAGTTTTATTTGACATTTATTATAATATAAAATAAAAAAAGAAAGAATATAACTAGAGAGAAATTAATTAAATAAAAATCGATCAATAGTAGTTTTAACACAAAATAAACGATGTAAAAAAATGCCACTTAAAAATAGCAATATTAAAATAAAATAAAAGTTATATTTTGGAATAAATAAATGAATTAAAAATGCGGCGATTATAGTAAAAATAACATCCATTATAGCGATATTAAATATTCTATAAGAATGAATTCCTTTTCCAACTTTGCCTAATATATCTTTGTATTTACACAACATATATATATAAGTAATTGAATAAAAAATGAGATGAAATAAATAATAACTGAATAATTGTTTTATGAATTATTATTAAAACAATTTAAAAATAAATTGAAATGTAAAATAAGAGTTATACATGACATCATTAAATTCAAATATAATGGAAAATATGAGTTCATCAATTTGTGAAAGTTTTAAAACAAAAGAAGAAAAAGAAACAAGAGAAGAAAAAGAGGTATTTGATATAAAAAAGGACCAATATATTGAAACACCATGGAATATTATAGAATCTTATTTTCGTGGAGATCCTTTAACTAGATTTGTAAGACATCAACTAGAATCATATAATAATTTTGTAGAATATCAAATGATTAAAACAATCAATATGTTTAATCCAATACATATTGTTTCAGAACAAGATTTTGACCCAGTTTCTAAAAATTATTCACTAGAAATTTTTATTACATTTGAAAATTTTAATATTTATAGACCTCAAATACATGAAAATAATGGAGCGATTAAATTAATGTTTCCTCATGAAGCACGTTTAAGAAATTTCACATATGCTTCTGCTACAACTATAGATATAAATATTAAATATGTAGTTCGTAATGGATCTAATCTAGAAAATATTCAAATATTTCATAAAGTTATTCCTAAAATTCATATTGGTAAAATTCCAATTATGATAAAATCCAATATTTGTGTATTAAGTCAATATACTCATTTTGAACATACTCAAACTGGAGAATGTAAATTTGATGTAGGAGGATATTTTATTATTAATGGTTCTGAAAAAATTGTATTAGGACAAGAACGTGCAGCAGAAAATAAAGTATATTGTTTTAATATATCTAAGAATGATACAAAATATACATGGAAAGCAGAAGTAAAATCAGTTCCAGATTTTAAATGTATTTCACCAAAACAAATTAATATGATGATTAGTTCTAAAAATAATGGATTCGGAAATGCCATTTGTGTTGATTTACCACGTGTAAAACAACCTATACCATTATTTATAGTATTTCGTGCTATTGGTGTAATTTCTGATAAAGAAATATGTGAGAGAATTATTCTAAATATAGATGATAAAAAAAATAAACATATGCTTGAAGCATTACAAGGTTCTATTATTGAAGCTAATAAATATTTAACACAAAAAGAATGTATAAAATATATAACTGGATTTGTAATGTATACTCCAATCAATATGGATAAAGAAATAGGAGCAAAGAAAAAACACGATTTCACTATAGAAATATTAAGTAATGATTTATTCCCTCATTGTAATACAACAGAACAAAAAATATATTTTTTGGGATATATGACACATAAATTATTACTCGCATCATTTGAAATTATTAAACAAGATGATAGAGATTCTTATTTAAATAAACGAATAGATTTAACAGGCAGTTTGCTAAATAATCTTTATAGAAATTATTTTAATAAATTAGTAAAAGATATGGAAAAACAAGTAATTAGAGAAATCAATAATGGTTCATGGAAATCAACTGATGATTATGAAAATATTATAAATATGACTAATATTTATAAAGTAATTAAATCAACTACAATTGAAAATGGACTTAAAAGAGCACTTTCTACAGGAGATTTTGGAATTAAACATACAAATTCTAATAAAGTTGGAGTAGCACAAGTATATAATAGATTGAATTATGTTTCTAGTTTAAGTCACGCTAGAAGAATATCCACACCAACTGATAAAAGTGGAAAATTAATCCCACCTCGTAAATTACATAATACAAGTTGGGGATTTTTATGTCCTGCAGAATGTTTCGATCCTGAAACTCAAATTTTGATGTGGGATGGAACTTCAAAACGTGCTGGAGATATAATAATCGGTGATGTTCTTGTTGATGATATGGGAAATTCAACAGAGGTTCGTTCTACTTGTTCTGGATTGAAGAATATGTATGATATTATTCCTAATAAAGACAATTTTATGAAACATAGAGTAACTGATAATCATATTCTAACTCTTAAAATACGTGGTCACAAAGTTATTGGAAATTTTAATAAAAAAGATAAAAAAGATAGAAAATATACTCATATTGTAAAATTTCTTAATCGTGATGAATTAAAGTTTCAAGAAAAATATTTTACATCTTTAAAAGAAGCAGAAGATTTTGTAAATAGTTTTGATGATGATGATACAATAGATATAACTATTGAGAAATACTTAAAATTAAATAAAACAACTCGTGACAATTTAGTTTTATTTAAAGTATTAGGTATTAATTGGACCGTGGAAATGAAACCATATTTAGTTCCTATAGAAAATAAAACACATTTATTAAAAAGTAAATCTTCTATGTGCAGTAAATTTAGTTTAAATGAAGTAGGAATAGGTCCTTACGTAGGATGGCAACTTCACGATAAGCGTGGAAGGTTCTGTTTGAAAGATGGTCTGGTTGTACACAATACTCCTGAAGGTGCAAGTGTTGGAATAATAAAAAATTTAAGTTATATGACACATATAACTATTTATTCAGATTCATTACCATTATATGAATATATATTACCATATGTTATATCTATTGATAAAGAAGGTATTTTATCAGAAGATATGTATGATAAAATAAAAGTATTTATAAATGGTGCCTGGATAGGAATTACAGAGAATCCTCAAGAATTATATTTATCGTTAAAAGATAAAAAATATAAAGGTATAATTAATATTTATACTTCTATAATATTTGATTATAAAATGGGTGAAATTCGTGTTTGTAATGATAGTGGAAGATTAACTAGACCATTATTGCGTGTAAAAGATAAAAATATTTTAATTACACCATCTATTTTAGATAAATTAAATAATAAAACTTTAAATTGGGATAATTTATTAACTAGTTCAATAATTCCAGATTCGGTTATAGAATATATTGATCCTGAAGAACAATCGTGGACATTAATTGCAACTAAACCTAAAGATATAATTGTTAAAAGTGATAATATATATAAATATACACATTGTGAAATTCATCCTTCAACTATATTTGGAGTGTTAGCATCGTGTATTCCATTTCCAGAACACAATCAATCACCTCGTAACACATATCAATGTTTAGATATTAATGAAACAGTATTATTAAGTAATGGAAGTAAAATTGCAATTAAAGAAATAAAAATAGGTGATAATGTGGTTTGTTTTAATCCTATAACAATGGAAATGAATTATACAAGTGTTGTAAATCATTACATAAGAGAAACAGATAAAAAAATGTATAAAATAACAACTTTAAGTGAAAGAGAAATAATTGCAACAGAAGATCATAAATTTATGACATATGAAGGTTGGTGTGAAGTAAAAAATATGATGGTTAATGAAACACGAATTGGAATATTACCATATCAATCGGATTTACCTATTTCAATTGAAGAAGAAAAAATAATATTAACAGAAGAAGAATTTAGAAACTTCTTTATAAATAATAATTTTAAATTAAAATTAATAAATAAATATGTAGATAAATTAAAAGAAATAGGTTTATTACCTCTTTACAATACAAATTATAAATTACCTATTATTGCGAGAATGTTTGGATTTATTCTAGCAGATGGTTCAATAAATATTTATGAAAGATATAATAATAAATTTGCGTCATGTAGTTTTAATTTTGGAACAGAAGATGATGTAAAGATGTTTGAAAATGATATTCAATTATGTGGTTTTAATAAATGTAATTATAATAATTCATCTAGATCTTTTAATGATACAACACATACGACATATGCGGTAACACATAATGGTGTATTTCCGTGTTTATTATTAGCATTAGATGTAAGTTATGGAAGAAAAACAGAACATTATAGAAAAGAAGTTCCATTATGGATTTTAAATGGAAGTAAATTAATAAAACGAGAATTTTTAAGTGGATTTCAAGGAGGTGATGGTTGTAAAATTAGATGGAATAAAATAGATAAAGGTTATAATTTCGTATGTGCTGAAACATCACAACAAATAAATCCTTTATTTGAAAATTCTTTAATTAAATTTATGGAGCAATGTTCAAATTTATTAACGGAATTTGGTATTGAAGTTTTAAATATTAAACCATGTAAAATAGAAAATGAAAGAATAAAAGTAGCTTATAAAATATCAGATAAACAAAGTAATTTAATTAAATATTTTGATAATATTGGATATAGATATTGTTCAACAAAAAATAATCACTCATTTATAATTATAGAATATTTAAAATATAAATTAAATTTATTTGAAGAACATAAAAAAATGATTATATCTATAAGATTATTACATGATATGAAGGAAACTAATACATTTATTGCGAATAAATTTCAGTTAAAAGTAAGTTATATTTCAGATATAATTAGAAGTTATAAACAAAATAGAAAAATTACTATGAGAAATTTAGGTGAAAATACAATTGAAAAATGGTACAGTCAAATTATATTATTAAATAATATGCTTTTTATTCCAATTAAATCTATAAAATTAGTAGATAATAAACAAGTATCTGATATTACAGTAGATTCAGATAATCATAGTTTTATAGCAGGTAATAATTTCTTATCAAGTAATTGTGCCCAAGGTAAGCAAGCGATGGGTGTGTATGTAACTAGTTATGAAAATAGAATGGATAAAACAGCATATGTTTTAAATTATCCAATGAGACCACTAGTAGATACTCGTATTATGAATATGATACAACTGAATAAGATTCCATCAGGAACACAAGTGATTGTTGCAATAATGACACATACTGGTTATAATCAAGAAGATTCATTACTTATAAACCAAGGTTCTATTGATAGAGGTATGTCATTAGTAACTGTATATCATACAGAAAAAGATGAAGATAAACAAAAAATAAATGGAGATGAAGAAATTAGATGTAAGCCTGATATTACAAAAACAAAAGGGATGAAAATGGGTAATTATACAAAAGTAAATTCGAAAGGAGTAATACCTGAAAATACTTTAGTAGAAAATCGAGATGTAATTATTGCGAAAGTTACCCCAATAAAAGAAAATAGAAACGATCACACAAAAGTTATTAAATATGAAGATCAAAGTAAAATTTATAAAACGATTGAAGAAACATATATTGATAAAAATTATATTGATAGAAATGGAGAAGGATATAATTTTGCGAAAGTTCGACTTAGAACTGTTAGAAAACCTGTAATTGGTGATAAGTTTAGTAGTCGTCATGGTCAGAAAGGTACTGTAGGAAATATTATTCCAGAATGTGATATGCCTTTTACAAGTTCAGGTGTTAGACCAGATATTATAATAAATCCACACGCAATTCCATCTCGTATGACTATAGGTCAATTAAAAGAAACTGTTCTTGGAAAAGTATTACTAGAATTAGGTTTATTTGGAGATGGTACATCATTTGGGAATTTTGATATTAAAGATATTTGTGATGAATTATTAAAACTGGGTTATGAAGCTCACGGTAATGAATTATTATATAATGGATTAACTGGAGAACAACACGAATGTAGTGTATTTATTGGTCCTGTATTTTATCAAAGATTAAAACATATGGTTAATGATAAAGTGCATAGTCGTTCTATTGGTCCAATGGTGAATTTAACTAGACAACCAGCTGAAGGACGATCGCGAGATGGAGGGTTAAGGTTTGGAGAAATGGAAAGAGATTGTGAATTGGGTACGACGCAAATCACACTTACTAATGGTCTCAGTATGTTGATACAAGATATGGGAGATTGTAATAATGAAGTATATGGATGGGATGAAACAACAAATAAAATGATACCTTCTAAACAAGTTGGATTTATGTATAAAGGAGAACGTGAATGCATTCAATTAACATTTCAAGATGGTAGAACTAAAAGTTGTACACCAGAACATCCTATATTAACATCAGATAATCAATGGATAAAAGCAAAAGATTTAATAGTTGGAAAACAAAAAGTAAAATCTAGTATTACATGTCCTGTAGTTGATTTTAATGATGAAATCAAAGAATGTAATGGATGGAATTTAAAAGTTGGAGATTTGTTATTTAAAACTGATACACTTGAAAATTATAAAAAAACACTTATATTATCTAAATTAATTGGATATTTAATAACAGATGGACATATTGGTTATCGTAAAAATATATATACAGGAACTATATTTTTAGGACATATGATTGATGTAAATAGTTTTATTAACGATCTTAAACTTTTATGTAATATAAAACAAACTAATTTTAAACATAAAAATTTATATAGTGTAAGAATTCCTGTAGTTTTACTCAATCATATAATTCAATTAGAAGGTTTAATTATTGGAAAAAAAGTTATACAAAAAGCAATACTACCAGAATTTATTCTTGATGAAAATTGTCCTAAACCAATCATTCGCGAATTTTTAGGAGGATTATTCGGAGGAGACGGACATACTTGTGTTCTTGGACTACATAGAGGAAAAAGAGATTTATTATCTTCAATCTCATTTTCACAAACTAAAAATAAACTACATTTAGAATCTCTTACTGAAATGATGAATGATATTAAAAAATTACTACAAAAATTTAATATTAATAAAGTTTCTATTCAACAATTTAAAGAAACTAGTTTTTCAAAAAATAAAAAAAATAGTGATACAAAATTAAATAATTATCAGTTAATTTTACATTTAGATATTGATGAATTAATTCAATTTCACGATCAAATCGGATTTAGATATTGTTGTCATAAATCACAAAGATTAGAAGCAGGTGTTTCTTATAAAAGATTAAGAAATGAAGTTATTAGACAACATAATTGGATTGTAAAACGAGTTGATGAAATTACACAATTTACACGAATTAAAAAAGAAACACCGAATAAAATTGTTCCTACAAAAAATGCTATTGAACAAGCTATTGATGAATTAAATTTATTAGAACCTTTAATACATATATATGCTATTCCATCAGCACACGATATTACAGATCATCTAATTAAAGGAACTAAATTTGGAAAATTTTCAAGTAATTTATTTCCTACAGCAGAAGAATATTTAACAGAAATTGGTGCTTTAGAATGGTTCTTAAATAATGATACAATTCGTAAACAAATTAAAAAAGTTGATATTTATGAAGATGAAAATGAAGATGATGAAGATGCTCTAAATAATAATGATATTGATGATGAAAATAATACATTAAATTTATCAAGTTATGGAGTTAAACGAGAATGTGATGGTTTACCAACTATGAATTTAACAGTTATAGATATTAGACCTATTGGAATACATAAAGTATATGATATTGAAGTTGAAAATACACATTCATTCTTAGCTAATGGAATAGTTGCACATAATTGTATGGTATCACACGGTGCATCTAGATTTACTAAAGGAAGAATATATGATGCTTCAGATAAATATTCAGTACACGTTTGTAAAAAATGTGGTCTTATTGCTGCATACAATGAAAAAATGCATATTCATCATTGCCGAACGTGTGATAATCGTGTAGATTTTGCATATGTAGAAATTCCATATGCTTGTAAATTATTATTTCAAGAATTAAATACAATGAATATTGCTCCACGAATAATGACCACAAATACATAAATTATTTATCTAATAATGGTGTTGTAATTGTTGTATTATTTTGTAAATTATCTGATTTAATATTTAGATTATTAGTATTTGAAGTATCATTTAAATTAGAACTAGAACTTAAAGGATTATTTGATAAATTCATTGTATTAGTATCTATTATATCTCCTTCATCTATATAATTATTATCTTTTATTAATTTAATATCAGTTATTATTTTTTTTAAAATTGAATTATTAGTTTGTTCATAAATACTAATTAGTGTTGCCAACATATTTAAAAATATGCCTACCCATATTAAATTTATATTATTATTTCCTGTAGCATATGAAGTGGTAAATATTCCAGCCGTTTGAACTAAATGAAATAAGTAATTTAAATATAAATTATTAGTATTTAAACATTGACGCTTACTTAAAAATCTTTTTAAGTCATCTAATTTGTTTTTATCTAAAGTATCTTTTATTTCAATAATAATATCTTTTTTATTTAGTGACATATTATATATGTCACTAAATTTTAATATAATTAATTATTTATTAATATTCAAATACTTTTGTAATTTAATCATAATATAAGTAGTTAATGCAAATAATATACCACCCCATAAAGTATCCATAATTACAGTTAAAAATGACCAATTTTCTAATAATGCATAATTGGTTGTTTCATATACACCATAAATTACTATACCTAATATAAACGCATCAGATATACTTTTACTTGGTTTAATTATAAAATAATTAATTCCAATAATTAAAAATATATAACATAATATTATACCTATATAATTTAATTTAGGTTTTTTATTTTGAATACGTTGTATTTGATTTATAAAATACTTTTTTGATAAATTTATATAAATACTATCAATTAATAATAAAATTATTCCACTTAATAACAACGATTTATTTAACATTTATAATATTCATTTATTTTTTTTTTATTTTTTATTTAGATTAAATTATTAATAATATTTTTTTACTATACTATTATATAAATGACATCTATAGGATATACTAGTGCAATTAATGGAAGTAATGTTGCTTTTAATATTTTAGCAACAAGTAAAAAAAGTTCTGGAGGAGCTATACATGGTTGGATTCCTCAACCGACTCAAAATGTGGATAAAAGATATCCAGAATATGAACAAATTCGATTCACTTTAAAACAAGCTTGGAATACAACTTATCCTAGTCAATTAAGACGTAATAATTTAAAACAAAGTGTAACTACTCCTTTTAGAGCTGTTAATAATGCAGGAGACCTTTTAAGTCGTGAAAATTATTCGTGTGGTGGAAGTTGTCAAAGTTTCCAAAGTAGACCAAATCTTAAAGGATTAAAAACACGTTTTGGTTCTGTTTCTGTTTCTTGTACTCCATCTGCTACTTATAGTAGTATTCAATTAATTAAAGATATTCCTGCTGCTGCATGTAATGTAAAATATGTTTATGATAGTTCAGATTATACTACTTATTTAAAACAAAGAGCTGTAAATAAAAACTATAATGATTTATCATATGGTGGCGATCAATCTAATGCTAGTCAAGTAGCACTAAAAGCAGTACGTAGATATTAATTTATATTTAAGTAATGTAAATAATATATAATATAATAAATTGTATTAAAAACAATATAATATATCAAAAAACAGATTTTAATTATATTATATTATATTATGCAACGTATTAAAAACAATATAATATATCAAAAAACAGATTTTAATAAACATTTAATCTGCCAATTACCTAATATATTTAAATGTTCTAAATGCAAATCTAATAATAATATTTTTGTTGAATCACATATTTTTATTCAATATTGTTTATTTTGTAATAATCCCAATTCTGTTAATAGAGAAAATAATAATAAATATATATATTAATATTAATGACTACTCCATATGCAGTATCTAGAAATATAGGTTCTGTATCATATAATAATTATGTTAATGCTCCTATTACTGGACCATTAAGCACTAATCAAACACCTCCTCAAATTCCATATCATAATTATGGAATTTTAACGGGATTAAGACCTACACCACCTCAATTCTATTCAATGCAAGAACCAGTTTATTCTGAAATGAATACTAATGCGAGACATCAATATTTAAGAACTGCTCAAAATCAACAATCTATTATTAATCAAATCATCTCTGGTAAATTATCTACACCATTAGGATATCAAATTAATTCATCTGGAAGAATGGTTTCTACTTCATCTCATACAAATTATATTCCACCTATTTCATCATCTTTACATTTAAATACTATTAAAAGTAATGCTATAGGTAAAAGCGCTTATAAAGTTAACTTACCTAATAATGTACCAATCGGTACTAAAAGTTATTATCCTAGTGGAACTATGACTACTTTAAAAAGAGCTCGTTCTGGCGGATGTGTTGCTCCCAAAAAAAAAGGAGCTATACAAAATATTAATTTAGTTAATGGGAAAATATGTGCTTGGGGATCAATTGTTCGACAAAATTATTAAATTTAAAAATATAATATTTAGTATTATTATAATATGTCAAATTATACGCAAAATGTTGGATATCCTGTTTTAACTCCTTCTTATGGAATTGGAAGTTATGGTAGAACTGGACCTGCATTACTTATTGGTTCCCCGCGTAATAAAATCGGTTCTCAAAACAGAATTTATACTTGGATGAAAAATCACGGACAAGGACCACAATATTTTTCGTTTTTACAAAAAATTATTGGTCCTATACCTCCTAACAGAAATAATTATATTTAATTATTAATATTAAATTATTTATTAATATTATAATGAATAAATATTTAGTTGAATTTTTAGGAACAATGCTCCTTGTATATGTTATTCTTGCAACTAATAATTGGATTGCTATTGGAACAGCATTATCCATAGGATGTTTATTAGGAGGCAAAATTTCTGGAGGAGCATATAATCCAGCTGTTGCTATCTCTTATTATATTTCTGGTAAAATCGCTAAGTATGAATTAATTCCATATATTATTGTTGAAATTCTAGGTGCTTTAGCAGCTTTTTATTGTTTTAAAAAATTCGTTTTAAAAAATTAATAATAATTAATAATAATTATTCATATAATATATATTATTATTATATTATATAAATGACACAAAAAAGACATACTAGACGCACTAGACGCAAAAGACAAAAAGGAGGAGGAGGAGATTGGAATATTTTTGGAACTGGGGAAGAAAATCAGGATAGAAATAGTTCCCCTTCATTTTGGAATAGTTTGAATCCATTTCATAATTCGTCGACTGATCCGAAGAATGAATATCAGCACTCAAATAATAGATATGAGCAACCGCAGCAACAGCGAAACTGGGGTAGATCATTAACGGATGATACTGAACCATCTTATACTTTAACCACAACAACCGGTGGTAGATGTGGTAAATGTGGTGGAATTATAAAACAAAAAGGTGGATTTTCATCACATACAAATTTAGCAAACAATGCTGCATCATTTTCAGGTAAAACTGTAGGTGGTAGAAAAAGAAAAAGTATGAAATTTTGTCGTCGTCACCATCATTTACATTGTAAATCTTGTAAAAATTAAATAAAATATTATATTATATGTCGTCCTGGAATTATTTTGGAAATAAGTTTAATAAATATAAAACAACACTTAAAGAATATAAAAAAACACAAGATGACCAAGATGACCAAGATGACCAAGATAAACAAGATTTAAAGGATTTAAAATTTAAAATTAGATGTACTTCAAATGCATCAGGTGTGTTTAAATGCAGAAAACAATACACTTCATTTCAAAATCAAAATTGTGTTAATAATAATAAGTGTTTAGATGATCAACAATACAATGATATAATACAAGAAAATTTATCTATTAAAGGAGGAAAAAGTAAAAGAAAAAGTAATAAAAATAGAAAAAGTAAAAGAAAAAATAATAAAAATAGAAAAAGTAAAAGAAAAATGAAATATATAAAATGATAATTTATATTTATAAAAAAAAATGAAATATATTTATAAATATAAATTTATAATAATTACAATTTAATGGAGTTAATAAGTGAATCTGATATTTACGAACCGAGTATAAATGAGTTGCATCAATATGTAGATAATATTATACATATAAATAATTTTAAGAATGGATTAAGATGTCCATGTGGAAGTAGAAAAAGTCATTTATTTTATGATAAAGGAAGTTTTTCAATACATATAAAATCGAAATCTCATATTAAATGGATAGACAGTTTAAATGCAAATAAACATAATTATTATATTGAAAATATAAATTTACGTGAAATAATAAATAATCAAAAAATAATAATAGCTCAATTAGAAAAAGATAAAAACACAATATCACAACAAGATAAAATCATTATATCACAACAATATAATGCTATATTAAATTTAACTCAACAATTAATTTTAAAAGAGAATTTATCTAGAAATATAGATTAATAAATTAATTATTAAATTTAATAAAAAAATATTGTATAAATTTTTATTAATATAATTTTTTTCTCTCTATTATAATATATATTAAAATATTTATATTTCAAGAGAATAGAATTAAAAGAGAGATATATAAATTGTGAAAGTGTTTATTTTTTTTATAAAGTATTAAAAAGTATTAATTGGATTTTTTCATAAAACAATATAAGATATAAATAGCAATAGCACTTAAACAAGCGAAATAAATTTTATCTAAAGGATCAGATGACATAATATGTGCTGCATTTTTAGAAACACTATTATTTTTAAAAACACCAGTTTGAAATGTTTCACTACATTTAGAATTTGAAACAGGATTAGTTCCATTTGAAAAAGAACACGCATCCATATTAGAAATATCAGTTAATGTGACATAATGAGTTTCAGAAGACGAATTATTATTAGTATCAATTGTTTGCATAGTAAGTTCTTGACAAGGAGGTGTGGATCCTGACATAAAAGAACTTAAAATAGCATAAGGATTTAATACATTTAAATTTCCCAAAGCGCCAGGAATTAATCCTTTAAAATCCGAAAAGTTTTCTCCTAATCCACTTGATATGAATGGTATATCTCCATTTGGTACATTATTGACATAAATATATCTGTCAACAGTTTGACAATTCGAAGGATCCGCAGTGCAATTTGTTCCTGCAGAACATTTTGCACCAGTTTGTAAAAAGAATTTATTTCCTAAAGGTCCGCCTGTTGTAGAAGCGGAACTATCACCTGTAACTAATACATCGACATATTGTATTAATCCAGTAATATTTTTACCGACTTGTGGTATAGTTCCATTAGCATTCATTCCAAGTTCTGAAGGAGATTTTATATTTTGATAATAAGGATATGTAGGTCCAAGTAAATTAGTTTCTACGCCGGTTGCATCAGTTAATACTTGTTCAAATATATTAGACATTATTATTAAATTATATTAATATTTTATATAATTTAATTTAAATAGAATAGTAAATAGTAATATTAAAAGTGAAATAGTGTTATTAAGAAGTGGTATCTGTAGAAGTTGTAGAAGATGTAGAACCTGTAGAAGTTGTAGAAGCTGTAGAACCTGTAATTACAGGGGGTGTAGTTCCAAGCATATTAGATGTATATTGTTGATTAGCTTGAACTAAAGTATTAACTTGATTTTGTAAAGTGGTTACATTACCGCTTAAATCTTGAATTTCAGTATTCATATTTTGAAATGAAGCGATAGATTGGTATAAGTATTCAATATTTTCAGCATTTTGTATTGCTAAAGTTAAAGCATTCGTAGGAGCAGTAGTTGTATCATATGGAGTATATGATGTACCTGTTCCGATAGTAGTTCCAACGGCAGTTCCAGCAATTCCAGTTCCAGTTACGGTTGAAGTGGTTAATCCTTCTATAGTAGAATTATTAATAATTACTTGATAAGTAATTAATATAATAAAAAATAATATTAAAATATATATAAATGATACCATTTATATAATATATTACTTTATTTCTTTTTATTTCTTTATTTTCTTTTATTTTCTTTTATAATATTATAAATGTCAACAGCGGTTTATCCATTAGGAATGAGATCTATGCCTGCATCAGGTTATAATCATAATAGCACATATTATAATCAACAATATATTTCATGGAAAGGAACAGGTATTAATAGTAATCCAGTTGGAACAGCTCCAGGACACATTAGACCTTTAACAAATAATGATGTTGGAAATGTTTTTAAATCCGGTTCATTTCCTTCAAGAACATATTCAAATACAAGAGTATTTATTCCAAGACCAATTAAACATTTTAGAAAAGGTAGAGTTATACCATCTGTGCCAATTCAAGCAAATAATTTAAATGGTAAAGATCCTTATAATAGTAATATTTCTATAACTATTAATGAAGCAGCTTTAATAAATTATAATATGAATAGATTTGTAGCATCTAGTAAAGGAACTTCTCTCGGTGGAGGATTTGGAGGTTCTGGTTTATTAAATGATATGCAAGATAAACCTGGAGCATATACTGTTAAACAGAATGTACCTAATGAAAATAATAATATTAATAAATTATTGACCGATTGTAAAACGTGTCAAGGTGTTGGAATTATTGCTAATTATTTTCCTAATAAAACATTTTTAGAAGAGAATCCTCAAGCAAATACTACAAATCCTATTTTATGTTGTAATGATGAATATAAAGCAAAACGCAGAGCAATTTATGCTAGTACTAATATTAAAAATAATTATTATACTACACATACTCAATATCTTCAAAATAGATGTAAAACTTATACTCAAAAGGCATTTAATTTCTTATCATATAAAACAAATATGGATAATTCTGTTTATAAATCAAATCCTTATTATATTTCTGTAGATGGAAATAAAGGACCTATACCAGGAAGTCCTTTATCTTTAACTAATACTTATTTAGCAAATTGTCAACCGAATGCTCAAATATTTGATGCAACTGAAAATGCTCTTATTTCTCAAATGATAACTATTATGTTTAATAAAAATATTTTAACTCAAAGTGAAGTTAATACATTTAATACTCTTAATATTAATTCTATTCCAGGATTTTTTAATTGGTTAAATACTTTACAAGAACCACATAAAAGTAATTCATTAATTGTATTTACTGAATTTATTAAAAATCCATATTCTGGTATGCCTATTTCTGGACCATCTAATCCTGCTGGTTGTCAATTGGTTGTGTATAAACCTAATAACTTTCAATATGCTAAAGAAGGTGCTGTTGATAGTTCTACTAGAATTCTAAAACTTAATGTTGATACTATTTCAACTAATGCAGCTTCAATTCAAAATTATAATAATACAGGACAAATGTTAGTTACTGCTAATCAGTTATATGCTGGAGATAATCCTAATTATGCTAATTTATATAAAAATAAAGCACCTAATTGTAATTCACCTACTACATATCCATTTCAAAATAAAAAATTGTGTTATTATAAATCATTACCACAGTATCAAAATCAGGTTTCTCAATTAAGTCCATATCGATATTATCCATCTGCTGTATTCAGTTCTAATCATTTCTCTCAATCTCCAAATACATATAATACTACAAGTGGAACTGCTCAATTTGTAAATTAATATTAATATATACAATTTTTATATTTTATATTTATCGAAACATTTCAAATGCCGATTATTTTATATATTATTTTCATTTATAAAATTAGTTATATATACTCCATCCATTATATGAACTAAACCATCACTTAATTCTTTTCTTAAAAATCCATTTTCATCTATATACTTATCATAAATATCAAAAAATATATAATTATTTTCATTACATTTTTCTTTTAATTTTTTATTGAAGTATAAAACATATTTTTTTCGTTCTTCGTCACTACCTAAATAGGGCTGTCTTGAATCTTCTTGTGTATTATGTTTTTGAACGGGTGGAACCACATTATAAACGCACACATTTTTTAATTTAAGTTGAGAAGTGATTACATTTAATTTAATTGCTTCAAAATAATTACAAACTATTTTGTCTATTATATCTTCATATGTATTTGTTTCATTTATATGTTTATTAATATGACATCAACAATCTATTTCACCTAAACAAAAAATAATCGTATCACCATCTTTGACATTAAAATTACGAATATCACAAAAATTTAATTTATCTCTACCAAAACTATAACATAATCTAGCATTTAAATGATGATTAATTATTCCAGACCACCCATTATGTGAATGACTATCGCCAAATGTATGAATTGACATCTTAATTATTATAAATATAATAAAAAACACAAAAAAAATAACTCTATATTATTTATGAAATATAATAAAAAAAAGTTTTATAAACTTTTTTTATTAATTAATATATAAATTAATATTAATATATATACAAATTTTATATTTTATATTTATCGAAACATTTTTATTAGATATACAATAAATATATAAAATATACTTATTGAAAATAATATATTTGTTTTTTCTAATACATCATTACGTTTTTGTGTATATGAAATATTTTGTTGTTGTTGAATAATATATTTGATTGGTTCAAAATCGTTTAATACAACATTACCTTTATTTTTTCGAAATATATTTTCTATTAAATTTAATATTTGTATTTGATTATCAAGTGGGGTTGTTTGAGTAGTATTAAATCTCATCATAAAATCATCAGGTACAAATGTACAACGCTGTATTATTTGGTGATCGTGTAGATGTAATAAGAAATAATTTTCATCATCTTGATTTCTTTCATTTTTATTATAATATTTTAAAATAGGAAATTGATATATATCCCGTATAAGACTACAAATATTTCCATTATAAGGTATTTTTTTTTCAAAAATATCAAAATTACCAGTTGAATATAAATTAAATTTATATATACTTAAATAATTATTATTAATTGGTCGTCTAAATGGTCCATTACATTTAAAATAATCTCCTATCACTAATTCTTTGACAAAGAATTGATTGTATGGTCTGTCCATTTTGTTAGTGTTCTTCAATGTATATAAATAAAAGAATGAAAAGTATTTCATTTTTTTATTAAATTAATAAATTAAATAAAAAGGTTTAAAAAAAAAGTTTTATAAACTTTTTTTTATTAATATATATATATAAATAAATTATACACTTTTAATATTATTATTTTCGAAAATTTTTTATTAGATATATAATAATTATAAATAATAAAATTATTGAAAATAATATATTCATTTTTTCTAATTCATCATTACGTGTTGAAAATAATATATTCATTTTTTCTAATTCATCATTATGTGTTGAAAATAATATATTCATTTTTTCTAATACATCATACCGTTTTGAAGATAATATATTCATTTTTTCTAATTCATCATTACGTTTTTGTTTATGTGAAATATGTTGTTGTTGTTGAATAATATATTTAATTGATTCAAAATCATCTAATACAACATTACCTTTATTTTTTCGAAATATATTTTCTATTAAATTTAATATTTCTGCGTGATTATCAAGTGGTGTTGTTTGAGTAGTATTAAATCGCATCATAAATTCATCAGGTACAAATGTGCATCGATCTAATATTTCGTTATAATATGGGGCTTGATTTTGATAATAAATGTCATATTGGTCCATTTCAATTGGGTTCATTCTATTCATTTCATTTTTTTCATTATTTTGTCTAGCATAAAATTTTAAAACAGGAAATATTTCTGCCCTATCCATTCGCATCATAGAACAAGGTAATATTTTTTCAAAAATATCAAAATTTCCAGTTGAATATAAATTTATTTTATATACCTTACCTCCTTGACACCCAAATGGTCCCGGTTGGAAATGGCGTATATCCGCTTCCACTAATTCTTTGACAAAGAATTGATTGTATGGTCTGTCCATTTCGTTAGTTTCGTTAGTTTTCTCTTCAATGTATATAAATAAAAGAATGAAAAGTATTTCATTTTTATATATTAATAATATAAATAATGTATAACAAAAAATTTATATAAATTGTTCAATTAAATTATCATGTTTAAATTGTGGTAAAAAAATATTATTTTTATCAGATAAAATATTATATGAAATTTTAAATTTTTCACACCAAAGAATTGATTTTTGAATATTTGTTTTGGACATTAATTCTATTTTATCTTTTTTATTTTTATTCATTAATAAATTCATTAATGAATTTAAAATTTCTAATTGTTGATTTCCCATTATAATATTGATATCATTAATTTTCATTTTAAAATATAATGAAATATCATAATTTAATAATGATATAATATTTGTATTAGGGTTATCAGATAGAATAATATTTAATTTAGAATAATTTAGCATCAAATGACTATTATTTATTTCAGATGGTTCAAATTTTTTACAAACGATATATTTATCAGATGAAGTTAAATTACTGGTAGTTGGTTTTAAAATATATACTTTATTATATAAAGTTGATAATATATATAAAATATCAATAATTGGTTTAAACAAAATAGTATTAATTTTAAGAATACATGTTCCATTAAATTCTTGATTTTTAAAAATGATCATAATAAATTCAATTAAAGAATTTATATATTTAATTAAATTAGTTTCTATTGATTCAAAATATAAAAAATGAAATTTAGTATTTTCAATTAAATTAATAATTGTATTATTAATTTTATCATATATATGTATTTCATCAGTATAATTGTCACGTAACATTTTAATACATTCTATACTATCATAATTATTGGTTAAATGTAATATTTTAATAGGATATTTATATATATTAAAAATATTGAGTGTTACAAATATTTCGAATAAATCATAAAATAGATATGTTTTAAAATTAAGTTTGCTAACAGATATATTTATTCCAGGTATTTTATTAAAAATGTATTCATATGGATTCATTATTTTTAGCATATCATTTAAATTTATATTTTTATTTATACATATAGTAGTAATTTCATTAAGTATTTCAATATGATATTTAAAAAGACTAAATGAAATATATGGATTGGTTATATTATCTGGATTACTTGTTGGAGATATTATAATTGTAGATTGTATTTTTGGTAATAAATAAGTATTCATTCTTTATTATTATTATATTTTATTTATTTAAGTATGTTAGAAAATATTATAGTTATATAAATTGTAAATATTAATCACATTAAGGTTATAATATTAATTTTATTTTTTCTTTTTTTCTTGTGCTTTAAGTGCTTTTTCTTGTGCTTTTTGTTCGGCTTTTTCGGCTTTTTCTTGTTCTTTTTGTTGTGCTTTAAGTGCTTTTTCTTGTTCTTTTTGTTCGGCTTTAAGTGCTTTTTCTTGTTCTTTTAGTTCGGCTTTTTCCGTTTTTTCTTTTACTTTTTCTTGAGCTTTTAGTTCGGCTTTTTCTGCTTTTTCTGCTTTTGCGGTTTTTGCGGTTTTTTCTTGTGCTTTTTCTTGAGCTTTTTCCGCTTTTTCAGTTTTTGCTTTTTCCGCTTTTTCAACTTTTTCCGCTTTTTCTTGTTCTTTTTGTTGTGCTTTAAGTGATTTTTCTTGTTCTTTAAGTGCTTTTTCTTGTTCTTTTTGTTGTGCTTTAAGTGCTTTTTCTTGTGCTTTTTCTTGAGCTTTTTCTGCTTTTTCAGCTTTTGCTTTTTCAGTTTTACTTATTTTTTCTTCTTTTTGTTGAGCGACAACAACAGGTGTTTCTTTTTGTTGAGCAACTTCAGAAGGTTCTTCATCAGATATTAATATAAATTTATTTAATTTTTTAATAGTGGGTTTTTTAACTTTTATTTTTGGTGCGGCAACTTCTTCTTCAACAGCAATAGGAACAAGTGGAAGTTGTATAGCATATTCTTCGATATCAATTTTAACTGTATCTGTATTAACATTAATTATTTTTTTATAAACAAAATATCTATTTAAAAATGAGATTTGTTTTTCATTATGTGTCATATATGGTGCTTTACCATAATCTTTTGCTTTAATTTTATTTTTAGAGATGTCATCCATCATAAATGAAAACATTTCACTAAATAATCCAGAACCTTCAGGTAAACCGAAACTACGAGCTTCATCTTGATGAATAATTTCAAATCCAAAATTGAGCATAACACGATTTAAATAATTAAAATTGACTAAATATTCAGTGATTAATTGATTAATAGATTCTTGATATACATCAATTCTATATCCAATAGAACTCGAATCATCATTAAAAGTTTCATTATCATATCCTTTAACTATTTCCCATATTTTTTTTTTATTATCAAATAGTTGAATACTTTCGCCTTGGTGAATTTGTTTAAGTTTATTAAACACTAAATTTCCATCATAACAAGTTCCAATAAAATATCCATTTAGTTTTGTACATTCAGCAACATTTTTAATAAAATTGGTTAAAGTATCTGGATTTTCAAAAAAGTAATGAATGGCAAATTGACAAGAAGAAATATTAAATCCTTCAATTCCTTTATCATATTGTCTGATAACTCCTTTTCCTAATAATTCTGGATCTTTAGTTCCTTTTCCGAAAATAGCATTAGTGATTTGTTTTGCTTTTTCATTTAACATTGCGCTGCCATCTTTAATATTAAAACTGCTATTTCCATTAACGAATAACACATCTGGGACGTGTCTATTTGTTTTTTTTAATTTTAAGAATCTGCTACAAGCGCCATCAATACGATTTTCTAAATTATCTTTAGATAAATCAATTCCAAATACAAAAGATAATTTAGCATTAATCCATTTTGGAAGATCTCCTGCTTTACCACAAGCGAAATCAATAAATGTATCTCCTGGTTTGGATATTCCAGTAATGAGTATTTTTTTAATATATAAATTATGAAAATTTTTCATTGCTTCTGTTTTAAATTTACCGACAGTTGTATTATAATATTTATCTTCACTGACACTGATGGTAGGAATATTTAATCCAGTAGATAACATATTTTCAGTAATTCTACCAGTAGGATGTATAGATTTCCAATTTTCATTACACGTTTTATATGAATTTCCAAATTCTTTTTCGCCTCTTTTTAATTTAGCGGTTTTATCATATCTAACTCTTAAAGGTATCCATTTCCATCCATCATCTTTATCTAAATCATATCTAAACTCTACGATAGTGTTATCTTCAAATACTTCATTTTCTTCTGTAAACATTTTAGGATTACCTATACTGTCTGATCGTAATAATATATTACATAATCCAGCATTAACATCATATGGTTCAGTAGGATAAAATCTTTTTGGTAAATAATCATCCGTTTTATCATCGGTTTTATATATAAATTCAGGTAAATTATCATCAATAATATTTTGACAAGGATTTATAAATCCATCTTTATTTTCACTAAATCCGCATCTTAATTCAATAGTTTTATATTGATTATATTGAGTAGTTTCAGCATTATTCATACCATCTTGAAATAAAGAATGAATTGTATCAATACCATTAGAATTTTTAACGGTAGTAATTAAAAAGTCAATTGTATTATATTGAGGTGGTTTCCATTTAAATGAATATTCCCAAGTTATTTTTGTTTTTGGTCCAGATTTGCCGATTTCATTAGATCCTACTCCAAATAATGAATGTGAAAATATTAATCCATCAGTATTATATTCAAATCTACCTTCTCTTTCTTTTTCTAAAATTAAATTACACGCTTCAAATATAGTTTGATTATTATTATTAGGATAAAAATCCTTTGATACAATTCGAATTGGTGAAATGAATTCATTTAATTTTTTATTACGTTTTACTATACTAGTAATAGATTGTTCTTCTTTTTTACGGTTATCTGTAATACAAACTGGATTTAAGTTTTTATTAATGAATTGTAATATTTGATATCTTGATTTAGTAATATCTTTTTCTTCTTGTAATAACAAGAATGAAAATGTTCTGACATCTTTATTTTTTATATAATATACATCAAATGCAGCATATAAATTTATAAATTTCCCGTGTTTATCGTGTAATATTAATTCTCCATCTAATAATGTATTAAAACATTCCAAATTAGTTGTTATAGCACCAGTAAATATAATATCCATATTAGTATTAATTAAGAATATTTTGCCTTCTTTAGAAATATATAATAAATGTCTAATGCCATCTGCTTTATCAGTGACAATAAAGTCTGTGCGAATATTAGGTTGATTTGAATTTGTATCGAATGGTGCGATATTAATAAGTTGTAATGTAATAGAATTAGGACCGATAAAATTTTTACTAGTAATATGTTTTTTTACATCATAATCGCTACCCCAAATTAATTTCATATAAGAATCCAAAACATATTGTTGTTCTGAATATGAAACAGGATAATTAGTTCCTTGGAGTCCTGATAAAATTAATTTAATTACTTTTCTTAAGGATTCTAATATTAATAATGGAGAATTAAATTGAGTATTTGGTCCGATTTTAGTATTATCGATTTCGATTTCGATTTCAAATACTTCTGTATTATTAAATATATTAGATTCATTTAAATTATATACTCTAATAGTTTGTCCTCTATTTTCACGTCCATATTTATCTGTAGTTCTATTACCGAATTTTACTATACTAACATCAATTACAAATGGATAATCTTCATGTTGAAATGATACACGATTAATAAATCTAAATTCTTTTTTTGATTTTTTCCAATTATCTATTATAAAATTTTTAATTCCGTGTTTGGTTTTTTCTTCAGTTTGATAAGATACTCTAAAATTGAAATCATCAAAATCTACAGGATATATTTTTTCTCTATTGATATTTCCCATTTTTTTATGAATAAAATCTATACATGTTACATTATTTGCGTATAATGATTTGATATCATTATTTTTACAATATTCTTCAATATTATATAATCCTTTAATTTCAGTTCTTACATCAGATAATTTAATTCTGCCTGTTCCACTATCTAAAAATTCGCAATTTATGCGTAAATAATAATCTCCTGAATTATTTCCTTTAATTATAAATCCGGATGATTTAATTTTTTTTATTACATTATCATAATCATTTCGCATTAAAGGTCGGATATGTTTTGTGCCAAATTTTACTTCTAATTCGTGATTTATTGTAGAATATGAATATGGTTTCATAGCATAAAATGAATTCATCATATTTTCAAAACGTATTTGTTGTGGTCCTTCTTTTTTTATTTTTTGAATAACTTCTTCAGTTTCTTCTTCTTCTTCATCATTTTCTTCTTTTTCGGGTTTTTCAGGTTCTTCATCTTCAGGTTCAATTTCTTTTCGTTCTTCTTTTTTTTGTGAACTTGCTAATTTTTTTTTATTTACAATTTGTTTTATTATTCTAAATTTATCACGAATATTTTGTGCATCTAATTTTTCTTGTGTTGATTTAGGTAAATTATTATAATATGTTTGTAATTCAGGATGATTTATATCTTTTAAAAGTTCTATTTGATCTTCTTTTTTCTGCATTTTAAGTATTTGACTTTGTGATTTTATGTCTAATTCTTTAAATAAATCATTTAAATATGATTTACCAAAATCAATTGTTTCTTCTAAAACGTCCGTTTTTGATTTTTCAAAAGAACTCATTCTTATTTATATATAATAAGACATATTTTTAAATCATAGTTCAATTTTTTTTTATTTATAAATATAATTTATAAATAAATTATATTTATTTATTTATAAATTTGTAAGAATTATTTCATATAACTCATTTTTTGATTTATTTTTATTAGTATCTTTATTTATTATTTCAATTTCTAGTTTTTTACAAATATTTATTAAATCTAATATTTTATAAAATGTGATTGATTTAATTGGTTTATTAATATTTTCAATTTTAAATAATGTATTTTTTATATTATTTAATGAATTCTCTGAAGCTAATTCATATCCATATTTACAATTGTATTTATTTTCATTTTGTATTTGATTAATAATATAAATTTTATTAGAATCATTCATTAATAATTCATAATATGTTTTATTATGAATATAAATAATATTAATATTTGAAACACTACATAATACTAAAAATGTTTTTATATTTATATATTTATCAATACCTAAATTACTTTCAATATTTGATATAGTATCGAATTTATATTTTTTAAAAATATCTTTATATTTTCGTATTTCAATTACTAATTCTATTTTTAATTGCATTGCTAATATGAAATTTTTATTATTTAATAATTGATAATTAATCTCGCCATTTTTTATAATATAAAAACACCAAAATAATGTATCTTGTTGATTTGGAATAAAAAGAGTAGATTTATTATTATTATTATTATTATTATTAGTATTATTATTAGTATTATTATTATTAGTATTATTATTATTAGTATTATTATTATTATTAGTATTACTATAATTAATCGTATTACTATGATTAATTATAGTTTTTAATAATTGTTGTATATTTGTTTCAGTTAACATATAATTTTGTAATTTATCAAATATATTTGATACCATTATTAAATTATTTATAAATAAATTATTTATTATCTTTAATATCTTTTGATTTAATATCTTTTGATTTAATATCTTTTGATTTAATATCTTTTGTTTTTAAATCTTTTAATTTAATATCTTTTATTTTTGTATCTTTTGAGAAATAAGTATTTCTATAATTTTCTTTTTGTAATTCAATTGTATTAAGTGTTTGTTCTTGAGTATTTACATATTTAATATATAAATACAATTCATTAATAATTTCTTCTTTTAATTCAGTAAGATTAATATGAATTCCATATTTATTTTCATTTAATATAACATTAGATTCTTTACTAAGAATTCGTAAAATTTCAATTTGATTAAATTTATTCATATTTTCAATTGTTTCTCTAATATTATTTAATTCATTAATTGAATAATTATTTATCTCAACTGTAGAATTAACATTAATATTCATTTAAATAATACTTTAGTATTATTTAAATTATTATAATAATATATTTTTATAATAATGAATAATTAAGAATTAATTTACAAAAAAAAATATTGTGAAAAGTTTAATATATTAATGAATAATGAATAATGAATAATGAATAATTAAGAATTAATGTATTTTAATAGGTTGTTTGGATGATTTATAATTTTCTTTATCTTTAATAAGTTCGCCTATAATTGAAATATATTTATCATTAAGTTCAAATCGTTGACCTATAACTCTAACATTTAAATTGTCACCTTGTTTTACTTCTGAAAAATAGGAAACATTAGGATGATGTTCTTTTGCAATAAATATTACAATAGGTGATGGAACATACATAGAACTTTCAGCACGAATACCTGCTTTTGTAATATTTTTGGCTATACAAGAAATAAGCATTCCTTCAACTGGAAAACATATATCACATTCAAATACTACTTCAAAAATAATATTACTTCCACGTTCTATAATACCACTTGAATATGTTATTATTTTAGATGATCCTAATTTAATATATCCTTCTACACTACATTTACCTTCATAATTGCTGACAATATTTTCTTCTATAGTTTCTTTTAAATTTGATCCAATTGTAGTAATTGGTAAAATAATTTTTTTAGTAATTAACCCTCTAGAATATACAGATTGAATTTTAACTTCTCTCTTTTTTTTAAAAGATAACGGATTTTGAATTGATGCTGACATATGTTATTATTATATATATATTATATTTAATAATGTTTCATTCAATTTTATTAATTATAATTAAACAGATATTGTATATAATTTATATAATAGAGCTATTTCTGGTATTAATAACCATTTTTTATTATTTCGTTTAGTGCTATTATAAAACCTTAAAATGAATTCTTGAATAATACATAATTCAATTACTATTGATGTTTTAGTATTTTCACTAGTATATTTTACTTCACCAATAATATCATTTAATTTTGTAATTATTTTTGATTTTCCAGATTCATCACATCTTGCTCCGGTATCTCGAGTAGAAGATAATAATTTTGTTTTAAATACTAAATAACGATTTTTTTTTTCATAACCAATAAAGCCAATAATATTATTATAATCTGCTATTTTAAATAATAAATAGGATTGTATTATAGGTGATTTTTCTATATCAATTATATCTTCTGGTTGAGATTCAACCCATATATTATTTTCATTTAATATCATATATTTTTTTATATTTAATTTATACATTATAAATACTGTAAAGTTTGGTATAATAATACTATTATTTTCGAAATATGATTTTGAAAACCATTCTAATGAATCTTTTGTAATATTTTCTAATGAATATAAGTAATTCATTATTAGTAATTTTTCTTCAAATATTAATAATTCTATCATATGAATAATGACATAACTTACTATATATGGTTCAATTAATGGATATTCTTTTACTAATTGTGTAACAACAATACCGCAATGTTTATACCAATTATCATCACCTCTTGCAACAGATTTTTCTTTAGAAAATTCACGTGTAATTTGTAAATTGGCAATCATAGAATCAATGATTTGTTTTCCTTTATAAAATGTAGGTTCAGTTGGTTTAACAATTAATTCAGGGTTTTCTTTTTCTTTTTCTTTTTCGTTTTCGTTTTCTTTTTCTTTTTCGTTTTCTTTTTCTTTTTCTTTTCCTTTTTTAATTTCAAAATTGATCATATTATGTTTATAATCAATAGGAACAGATCTATCAAATATGGATGCGTTTTTATCTCTTAATTCAATTGGTTGAAATAAATAATAATCTCCGATATTAATTAATTTGCCATTTCTGCCGTATTTATCAACAATAAATTCATTTTCATCTTCAATTAATTGTGTTAAAGCAGAATAAATTTGAATATAAGGGTATTCTTTTTGAATACGAATTAATTTTAATAATACATCTTTTTTATAAAAGAAATTTTCTCTCATTAACATTCGGATTCTTTGTAATATTTTTTCTGAATTTATAATAATATAATTTTCATTATATGTATCTTCATTTAAATTATGTTCATCAATTTGTGCGGATGGTCTGCATAAATAATTACAATCTGCCATATAATCACAAGATGGAGAAAATGGAGCATCTCCTATTTTAAAATTATGTAATATAATTCCACTGGATAATTCTTGAGTAATAGATTCTTTCATATTAGCATTCATTATTTCTTGTGTAAAATTGGTTTGATCATGATTAATAATACAATCTACAGCAGATTCTTTTAAGATTCGTGTAATTTTACCAATTTGAATTGCTTTATATTCAGATACTCGATATACATATAAATCGGCCGCTTCTTCTACATTATCATCTAAAATAGTGCCATACATAAATATTTCTACATTTCTTTTTTCAAAAGGTAAATCTTTATGAGAGAAATTTCTAACAGCACGCCCAATAATTTGTTCAATACGATTTGTATTATACCACGGTTCTAAAATATGTACTTGTCTAATAAATTTTAAATCTATTCCTTCTGATCCAGCTTTAGATATTAATACTACTTTTATATTTTCGCCATATTTATTATTTTCATTAGTTAATCCTTTTATTTCAAAATCATTATTAGGTGATAATCGTGTATCACCAGTAATCATTACATAACGTGCTGGTAAAAAGTTTTGTTTATCTATAGGTGGTTGCATTGTTCTAACATCAACAATATCACATGGTTTATTTTTAAATAAAGGTTTAATACCGTGTGCTCCATATCTGGTAAATCCCAATTCTTCTAAAGCAAGAGTCATAGGAATTAATCCACTATCTAAATATTGTGAATAAATTAATATGATACCTTCTGATACCACATTTGTTTGAGGATTAATAATATTATCTATGATAGATTTTATTTTTCCACTATATTTGCCAATTATTTCACGAGAGAAAATTTTACCGTAAGTATCAATGGTTGATTTTTTATATTCGAATTCGCCTTTAATAGGAGGAGTTTTACTATCTATGAAATGCATCATTCTTTCTAATCCGATTTTTCCGGTTAATTGTCGTGGATCAATAAATCTGGATTTATTAGTTGAAGTGGATTGAATAGGATTTGTAACAATTGGTTGTTCTGGATATTCTAATTCTTCAGTACTTTTTTCTGGTATAATTCCAATTGATTCTATTTCTGGTTGTTCTGGATCTTCTAATTCTTCTGGTTCGTGTTGTTCTTTTTCTGGTTGATGTGTAGTTTCTTCTGAAAAACTATGAGAGAATTCTTCAGATACTGTTTCGTGTATTTCACTTAATATAGGTTTTAATGAAGCTAATGGATATGAAATAATAAGAGATTCCAAAGGTAGTTGAAGTAATGTGTATCCGAATGATTCCATATTTTGAAAATTAGGCATATCTTTAACAATTCCAGTTTTAGTTGTAATTGAGAATTGTTTATTTCTTAAATTATAAATAATATATTTATAAGAACAATATTGACATGTTCCGCAATTATTACATCCTCCGATTCGAATTAAATATAAACTTAGAATGCGATTTTTATCTACATTTTGTATTTTTTTTAAATTCATTTGATAAGAAGGATAAGGTATAGCAGGAAATGTATTTTGTGGTGAAAAATCAGTTGGATAAACTCTATAAGGGAATGTGTAAGGATTTTCACCACGTACAAATGATACATATCCAGTAGCTTTTTGAATAAGTAATTCTTCTCCATTAGGTTTAAAATTGCCATTATTATCAAAAATATCTTTAACAGAGATTCGTCCTCTTCTATCGTTAGTATTTAATAAATTAAGAAGCCAAACAATTTCTTTATAACTATTATACATTGGAGTTGCCGATAGAAGTAAAAACCGCATATTTAATGCTGATTTGATTAATAATTCAAGATTAATAGCGACTTTTTTATTTTCATTTTCATCTGTTTTTCGAATATTATGAACTTCATCAATAACAATTAATCTATTATTAAATTCATTGCGTAATCGTGTAATAATTCTGGAATTAAGTTCTAATTTAGCATCTTTAAATATTTGTATTTGTGATTTCTCTCCGCTTTTTCTTATTTCTTTTTTTTTAATAAAACTTTGTTTAACGATTTCTTCATCATAATTCATAGTTTTAATAATATAATTTGCGAATTGTATATATCCTAAAAATATATAATAATTATTAATTAAATTTTTGATTTGACTTACAATTTTTTCTTTAGTCATTCCTTTCATATTCATTGGATTAATTTCTTTTAACAATTTATTTCCAGTGCAAGATTTTAAATTCCATAATCCATCTACTAATTTTAATTTTCTTTCATCAAATAATTGTGTTTTAAAATTTTCTTGTACGTTTTCAGAAGCTACAATAATAATTCGTTTTGTATTACCTGTTTGTTTTATATAATCTCTCATTTCTTCACAAACTCCTATAGCACTACACGTTTTACCTGTTCCTAATCCGTGATATAGTAATAAACTATTATATGGTGTTTGAAAGGATAAGAAATTTTTAACAAATGCTTGATGTGGAGCTAATTCGAAATCAGCATTAGCCAAAATATCGGATTGTTCTTTAATATTATCGTAAATAGTTCCATCATATTTTGTATCATTAAATTCTTTTTTATTTGATATTTTAATATTAAAATTTTTATCATTTAAGTTAGGATATAAATAAGAGTTTTCATCATTATGATTAGATAAATAACTTTTTTCCATTAATTCTTTTTTAAGTAAGAATTTATTACAATCAGTTAAGAAATATTTTTCATTATTACAATCAAGTTTGGAATATTCTTCTGCAAGTTGTTTTAATTGTGTATCTAAATCTTGAGGGTTAGGAGAGATAGGAGAGTTAGGAGGACTAGGAGAGATAGGAGGATTAGGATGAGACATTGAATGAATTGGTGAAGGATTAGGATGAGACATTGAATGAATTGGTGAAGGATTAGGATGAGACATTGAATGAATTGGTGGAGGAGGTGAAGGATTAGAATGAACTGGTGGAGGAGGTGAAGGATTAGAATGAATTGGTGGAGGAGGTGAAGGATTAGAATGAATTGGTGAAGGAGGTGAAGGATTAGAATGAATTGGTGGAGGATTAGGATTAGGATTAGGATGAGACATTGAATGAATTGGTTCTGGGTTCGATTTTGGATCCGGATTTATTGAAGGTACAGTATTACTTTTACTCGTTTTTTTATTTGATGTTATCATATAAAAATATAAATATTTTTATATTATATTTTTACATTATTATTATGAATATAATATAATTTCATTTAATAAATTATCAATATTAGTAATTAATTCTTTTTTCTCTAAATTATATGGTCGTATAGATTCTAAACATTTATTAATACTTTTCCATTCTAAATTACTTACTTCTGTTAATTGATACTTATTTAAAGATATCATAGTATTGTCAGATATATAAGCTAAAAAATATTTATGTTTGTATGATTTATGATTAGTTCCAATAAAAATTTCTTCAAATGGTAATACATTTTCAATAATTTTAATTTTAAATTTAGATATACCGGTTTCTTCTTCAAATTCTCTCAAAGCACAATCTAAATCTTTTTCTTTATAATTACGTCTTCCTTTAGGAAATTCCCATTCAGTTTCAGTCCATTGTGTTGGACTATTCTCTAATAAATTTTGTAATGTTATCTGTTTATCATCAACCATAATACCTGTTTTAATTAATTCCATTTTTTTTAAAGATAATTGTCCCTCACTTTTATATTGTAAATTATAAGTTTCTCCCCACATATTATTCCATAATTCATCATATGATTTTGTTAAAATAGAGTGTTTTTCTAGTAACGTCATTTGATTAATTATATTTTGTAATTGAAAAATATTATAAGGAGAATATTTACCTCTAATAAAATCTATATATCCATAACTATCTTTGCGTCTAATCATCATATACATATTTCCATCTAGAGTTTTTTTAAAAAGGATAATTCCATAACTAGTAATTGGTAATTTACATTGATGCAATAAATGACCGTATTTGCCACAATTATTACAAATATTAATATTTTTATTCATAATAAATAATATTAAGTATTATTTTTAAATAATAATTTAAATACTATTATAAATAAAAAATACGTTGTTATGATAGTTTAAAATATAAATATTTTTTAATTTAAATAGTAATGTCAAATATTTATTTAGATCCTAAAGTATGGGGACCTCATTATTGGTTTTTTTTACATACATTATCAATGACATATCCGTTATATCCAAGTACAGTAACAAAAAAAAAATATTATGAATTTATTCAAAATTTGCCTTTATTTATTCCAGTTGAAATAATTTCAGGTGAATTAAGTAAATTAATAGAAATGTATCCAATAACTCCTTATTTAGATAATCGAGATTCTTTTGTTCGTTGGATGCATTTTATTCATAATAAAATAAATGAAAAACTAGAGAAGCCTCAATTATCTTTAAATGACTTTTTTATTAAATATTATAATAATTATAAATCAAAAAATGAAATTATGTCAAAATATAATTATTATATTAAAAGAGTTGTATACTTTGTAATAATAATAATAATATTATTAATTATATATTATTTATATGATAAATAATTATATAATTTCATTCTATATAAATATAATTATTAAGTAAATAAAAAAATTAACTTAAGTAATTTAATTATTTATAATATTTAATAATATATATAATGAAATTACAACATTTATATAATAGTTTGTGTACTCCAGCTAAAGTTTATTTAATTATTGCACTTTTTGCTTCAATATGTGGACTATTTCAGAGAAATATGTTAATGATGGTATGTATTAAATTAATATTTGCAGTAATATGGACCTGTGTGTTAGAATGGTTATGTAAGAAAGGATATAGTGAAATATCTTGGTTCTTAGTTTTATTACCATATATTATATTAATTTTAGCGATATTTCATATTTATAAAACAAATTCAAGTGAAAAAAATATAATGCGTTCATTAAAATTACAAGGACTTTTTGGAAGAGAACCTTTTAGCAATTCCAAATCTAAAAGTGCATCAAAATCTAAATAATAGATAAAATTTTATAAATAATATTAAATATTATGATAATATAGTCATAATATTTAATTACTAATTATATATATAATGAGATTAGAAATTTTTATACTAGGATTAACTGCATTTTTTGTATATAATGCTTATTCAGATGGTAAATATACTAAAATGTTAATGTCATTTAAAAAATATTATAAAATGATATTTTATGTTCTATTAGGTATAGGTATATATTTATTATTAAAAAGAAATCCAGCACAAGGTAGAAATATGTTATTATATGCAAATAATATAGTAAAATTTATGCCGATAGATAAATCATCTATGGATGTATTAAGTCCAATATTTGATTTTACATCACATCAAGATGATACTTCTTTTATGCAATCATTAAATGGAATTAATTCTTCTAAAATTCTTCCAGAATTCTCTCAAGAGAGAAAAACAGCAACAAAACGATGTGTAAGTGAAACTAAAAAAAAGTATGTTGCTTCTAATCAAGAATGGAAATGTGGAAATTGTTTTTCACAATTAGATCATACATTTGAAATTGATCATAAAATACGTTTAGAATATGGAGGTGGAAATGATGTTCAAAATTTAATCGCTTTATGTCGTAATTGTCACGGTAAAAAAACCGCTAGTGAAAATATGTAATAAATACAAATAATAATGAAATAATATTATATTATAATATGAATAATATAAATAGTTATTTCAATATTAATAATTATTTAACACAAAATACAATACATAGTATTATATTTACTTTGATATTATCTTTAATAACTGGATTATTAATTTTTATATTAAATTATAATAATACAACAAATAAAAATATATTGCATTCACTATTATTTTCAATATTATGTTTAATTAGTGCATTTATTATAATATGGTTAATTTATATTATTATTAATTTTTCAGGTTATTCGCCATTATTATTAAAGATATTTATTTGTATAATAATCATATTATTTTTATATAAAACATTTCATACAAAGTTGCCTGTAGGAAATTCGAATAAAAACGCATTTTATGGATTAATTTCGAATATTATATTATATATTTATTGTTTATTTAATGATAATATTAAAAATGTGAAACATTTTTCAAAATTGCACTATACGGAAGTAACAGAAGGAACAGGAGATACATATACATATGGATGTATATTTTTGATTATACTAACAATAATATTATTATTAATTTATTATGAAACACCAATACTTTTTAATAAAATGAATCTTCAAGGAGGACAACAATTAATTAATAATCCAATCAATCTTAACTCAGAGAAAATATTAGGTAATTATCTTGAATTAAATGGAAATAATAATTTAAATTATACATATGCTATTTCATTTTGGTTTTATTTAAATGCCACTTCAAATACAAATGCGAGTTATTCTAAATATACAACTTTATTAAATTATGGTAATAAACCGAATATAAGTTATAATAGTTCAATAAATTCATTATTAATTACAATAGAACAAAAAGATTTAAATAGTTCAAATTCAAATAAATTGACGGATTTTGATGAAAATAATAATAGAATTTTGTATAAAAAAGATAATATATTATTTCAAAAATGGAATAATATAATTATTAATTATAATGGAGGTATTTTAGATGTTTTTTTAAATGGTGAATTAGTTAAATCTGATATAGGAGTTGTTCCTTATTATAAAATAGATAATTTAACAATAGGAGAGAATGATGGAATCATTGGAGATATTTGTAATGTTGTATATTTTAATCGTGCTTTAAATTCATCAAATATATATTATTTATATAATATGGTTAAAAATAAAACACCTCCAATACTAAATATTAATAATATATATAATTTGTAAATAACTTATAATATAATTTATATTTATATCTAGATATATGTATTGTAATATTTATTTATTTGTATTTATTTTAATAAATATATTAAAATAAATAAAATATTAATTAATGAATTAATTAAATTAACTAGAAAATTTCTAAATCTATATTATAGAATGTCTGTTCTTACTATTATAATCACTATAGTAATAATTATTATTATTTTTATGTTAGTAAAACATTATATGTCAGACCCTAATACTATACTAAAATTGCAAAATGGACAAACAGCAGCAATTATAAATGCTACATCTTTAGCAACAAATGGAACTTCTGTTCCTTCAACTAATTTTGCATATTCTGTATGGTTTTATATAAATAATTGGAATTATCGTTATGGAGAACCAAAAGTAATATTTGGTAGAATGAGTTCTGTAAGCTCACAAGGTCAAGGTTCTGTTTCTGGTATAAATGGTTTAGATCCATGCCCATCAGTTGTTTTAGGAGCTCTTGAAAATAATATATCGATTTCTTTAGGTTGTTATCCAGGAGTAGATCAACAACCAACTACAACTGGTGGTACTACAGTTGTGCATACATGTTCTATTACAAATGTTCCTATTCAAAAATGGGTTAATTTAACAATGAGTGTTTATGGAAGATCAATGGACGTTTATATTGATGGAAAATTAGTAAAAACGTGTTTATTACCTGGCATTGCTAATGTAAATAATAGTGCAAATATATACGTTACTCCTCTAGGAGGGTTTGATGGGTGGACTTCGAAATTACAATATTATCCTAATGCATTAAATCCTCAAGATGCATGGAATATATATTCTAAAGGTTATACTACTGCATCATTATCAAGTTTATTTGGTGCATATCAAGTTGAAGTATCTTTAATCGATAATGGAACTACTCAAAATAGTGTTACTTTTTAATTGATTATAAATTATAAAAAAAAAAATATTTTCTTATTTAATTAATATATAAATGACTAATAATAATAATTATAATTCTTCAAATAATCAAAGATTTAACACAAGAGATTTTTTAGATTCAAATTCTTTAATTGCTAAATTCGCATTTTTAATATTAATAATTTTTAGTTTTGTAATATTATTAAGAATAGGTATTTTAGTAATAACTGCTTTATTTAAAAAGAGTGAATCGCCACGTCTTATTAATGGAATGGTTGATGCTTCACAATTAATTGTTTTTCAACAAGATCCAAGTTATAATGGTGCTGTTACTGTTTATAGATCGGTAAATGCTACTGATGGTATAGAATTTACATGGTCTGTATGGATTTATATAGATAATTTATCTGTAAATCAAGGAATTTATAAACATATTTTTAGTAAAGGAAATAGTACATTACAAGAGAATGGATTAATTTTTCCAAATAATGCTCCTGGATTATATATTCGTCCAAATAGTAATGATTTAGTTGTGATGATGAATACTTTTAATGTTATTAATGAAGAAATAATTATACCAGATATACCATTAAATAAATGGGTTAATGTTATTATTAGATGTCAACATACTACTTTAGATATTTATATTAATGGAACCATTATTAGAAGTATTAATTTAGTTGGTGTTCCTAAACAGAATTATGGAGATGTGTATGTTGCTATGAATGGTGGATTTAGTGGAAATATTTCTAATTTATGGTATTTTAATTATTCATTAGGAACTACTGAAATTCAAAAATTAGTGCGTGATGGACCTAATACTACCCCTGTTAATTCTACTTCATCTACAAATAATAAAGATTCTAGTTATTTATCTTTAAGATGGTTTTTTAATGATTCTGGAGATTTATATAATCCAGTGAGTAAACAAATTAATTAAATAATAATATATTATATATTAATATGTCAAATACTTATTTACCTATTCCAGCTAGAGTTTGGTCTAGAGTTCAAAATTCTTGCACTTATACAATACCTAATAATACATATAGTTCAATTTTTATACCATTAACAAATAAAACCGTTTCATTAGCTGAAGCTGATTATGAAAAAAAATTATTATATAAAGGTAATATTTTACAATATAAAGCAAATAGTTCTAGATTAACTAAAAATCAAAAATATACGCAAATTTCTAAAGGATTATGGTGTAATAGAACTAAGGTTTTTGCTACACAAACACAAACTTATACAAATCCAAATACAACTAGTTTGTTACGTGTTAATTATACTGAACTTCCATTTCCAAATCAAATTGTAGGACAACCTAATAATATTTCGGGACCTTTTCAATATAATGTTCCAAATCCATTTGATTGTTCTAGTAATATGATACAAGTAGGTGGCAATTTAGTATGTGGAACTTATGTTAATCCTTGTAGTAATCAAATTATTCAATTTCAACCACAAGGACCACAGTGTTATTCTACTTCTTGTTCGGATGTTCCTGGAAAACCACAATTATTATGTTGGAATTCTAAACTGCAATCGTGGTTTCCTAGAAGTCAATATACTATGAATAATAGTAATAATAAATGGCCACAAGGATATAAAGGATTCGTAAGTGCTGTTACACCATTATCACCTAATTTATTATCTGCTACGGTAAATTTAAATTCAGTTACTTTATTATGGAGTATAAATAATAATAATAATTGTATCCCGATTTCTAGTTTTAATATTTATCAAAATAATATATTAATACAAAATGTACCTTATACAACTACTTCAATAACAATTTATAATTTAATTAGTAAAACTAATTATACTTTTTATATAAAAAGTATAAGTACAACTATTTTATCTGCTAGTTCGAATAGTTTAACTATAAGTATTTAATAATTATATAATAAATTTAAATATTATATAATTTAAGTTTTTATCTTAAGTTCTTAAATTTGGATTTATACATAAAGTTTGACTTGGGAATATATCTCCAGACATACATTTATCATTTACTCCAACCTGACCACACGTTCGATATCCTCTATCTTCACCAATAAAACACCATCCAGTTTGATTAGATGAATTAATTGTGCTAGATGATTCAGATGCTTGATAATCAGGTTGTGATGGTTGTTGAGATTTAGAAGTATTTAATGCTTTATTTAATGTATTCATATTAGTGTTAGTTGAAGTTGAAGTAGTAGGTTGAACGGGTTGAACTGTTTCAGATTTATTTTTATTTAAAGAAGTAGGTGATGTGACATTTTCAATTTCAGTTAATCCTTTTTCAAGAACATCAGCGGTTCCTTTAACAACATCATTAGCACCTTGAGCTGAAACATTAATAGTTTTACCTGTAATTAATAAAAATAATCCAAAAACTTTATCAACTAATGGTTTAAAAATATTAGTGATATCTTGAGTACCTTTAGCTAAATAAGTAAAAATATTAAAACCTAAAAATGATAAAATAAAAATAATAAGAATCCATGTAGTAAAAGTCATATTTTTAAAATAATCAAAAAAACTATTATTGTTAGAAGAGGTATTATTTAAAGAACTTGTATTTTGAAATAATGTATTAGTATTATCATTAGCTAAAGTAGAATTTTCCATTATAATTAAAATATATATTAATTATAATATTAATTCGCATATTTAATTTAAAGACAATAAATATAATAATTGATTCATATCACCTAAAATAGTATCTCGAATATTATATAAATCGGTATTAGACATTTGCAACATAGCTTTATTAAAATTTAAATTGATTAAATATTTTTTAAATTCATAAATTTTAAATTTAAAACTGTCAACAGAATTTAAATCAATAAGTTGTATATTTTTATGATTCATTAAATCGGTTCTTTTTCCTGTTTTTCCTAAAAGAACTTCAATAAAACTATCTATATTTGTATTTAATTTACTATATGCTTCATCAGTTGCTTTATGTATAGCATAACTGGTTGTTTTCCAGTGAAATAATTTTATCATTAAAAGTATTTCTAAAAATAAAATAGTAATTTCTTTTTGAAAATTAGAAAATAAATTGTTATCGATATATTTATTTTTTAAACTCTTAGTAATAGTTTTAGTTTTTAAACTTTTAGTTTTTGGTTTTAAACTTTTAGTTTTAGTTTTTAACATATAATTACATAATATTAAATATTAAAAATATTAAAAATATTAATACAACTCTAAAATACAACAGATCAATTATTAAATACGAGGAACAAATGTTTCGCCAAAAGTGTTCATTTTTTCTAATTTTTCAATAGTTTTTTCTAAATTTGCAGATTTAACATCTTTAAATAAATATTCAGTTCCAGGTGATTTTTCATTTTTTTTAATTTGTTTATAAATAAGATCGGTTTTTTTTAAAATATTATGAATAATTTCTTGTTGTGAGATTCGCATAATTTCTTCATTATTAATAACATTTTCACATAATAATGAAATAGCAAAATATAAAACATATTTTTTTTTTTTTTGAGAACCAGTAGTATATTTTAATGTGAATAAATTAAATAAAGAATCCATAATTTTTTTTAAAAATAAGGAACGTTTAGATGATTCATTTAAAAATAAATCCCATACTATCCAAATAATATCCATTTGATATTTAGAATCTACTTGTTTAAAATTTCTTCTTTGACATTTTATATTTTCATTTTTATTTTTACAAATAGTTTCAAATTCTATGATCCATTCAATCCAATAACAAGCATTCATTATATCTTTACCTTCAAGAGAGATATTATAAGAGATTTCATTAATTGCTGGAAATAATTCTTTTGGGTCATCTTCTTTAAAAATATCTGATGCGAATTTATTACTATTAGCTTTAAATTTGTATCTTAATTGAGTCATATCAAAATCTTCTTTTTTAATTTTGATACTATCAAAGCTATGTTTTTGTTTAGCATCACATAAGATACACATTATTTCAGCAAATATTTTTCTAATTTTAGAATTATTTCTCAATATTAATTCATTATTTAAATATCCACTATTAATAATTGCTTTAAAATTATTAATTCTTAATTCAAGATATATAGAAATTTTAGGATTACCTAAATGAATATGTTTTGTATAAAATAAAATAATAACTTCCCATAAATCATTATAATGTCCGGAACAAATTAATTCAGCACTCCAATAACAAGCTGGTTCAATTTTACATTTAATTAAACTATTTAGCAATTCTTTTTTAACATCAGTTTTTTTAAAATTTGAAAATGATATACCTTTGAAATTATTATAATTTCTAATATCATTAATTTCAGAATCTTCCATATATACAATTTAATATAAAAAAAATATTGATATAATTTATAATTGTTGTCAATATGAAAGTGAAGTAAATATATAAAAATAAATTATTATATTTATTTTTATATATAATGAAAATAATAAAATCAATAACGAATTGTTATAAAAAATTATCCAATTTTGGAAAAATATTACTATTAGTAGGTATATTTTTAATAATATTAATATTATCTAAAAATCGATTTAAAGAAAATATGACAACAAATAATCGATTTACATTTTTAGAAGATGAAGCAGTATATGATGAATTTTATGCAAATATTTATGATGATTTAGTGTATAGTGGTTTAAAAAATAATTATGAACTAGATATAATTATAAAAAATAGTTCTCCAAATGAATCCAGTATGATAGTGGATATTGGTTGTGGAACAGGTCATCATGTGAATGATTTAACAAATAAGAATTTAAAAGTGATAGGAATAGATATATCTCCTTCAATGATAGAATTAGCAAAACACACTTATCCAAAATCCAAATTTAAAATAGGTAATGCATTAAATGAGTCTTTATTTAATAATAATTCATTAACACATATTTTATGTTTTTATTTTACGATTTATTATTTTAAAAATAAAAGTAATTTTTTTAATAATTGTATGCAATGGTTAATGCCTGGAGGTTATTTAATAGTTCATTTAGTCGATAGAGAATCATTTGATCCGATATTACCACCTGGTAATCCTTTATATATAGTATCTCCTCAAAAATATGCTAAAGATAGAATTACGAAAACAAAAGTAACATTTAATAATTTTGTATATCAAGCCAATTTTAATTTAGATTATAATAATGATATAGCAACATTTGATGAAAAATTTAAATTTAAGGATGGAAAAGTTCGTAAACAACAACAGAAATTATATATGGAAGATACTTCTGCAATTATAAATATTGCACAATCGTGTGGTTTTATACTTCAAGGTAAAATTAATATGGTGAAATGTGCTTATGAACATCAATTTATATATATATTTATAAAACCATCTTAAAATATAATATATTATAATAATATAAATATAAATAATTTATTAAATATATTGAAATGGTGACGACAACTTTAACATCTTGGGTAACTTCATGGTTGGATTTATTACAATATATAGTATATATATTATATATTCATATAATTTATGAATGGGTATATAATTTTAACATATTTTATTATTTTTTATATAAAATAATAAATGATTTTATAAAATTATATAAAATAAATATATTAAAAAATGGTTATTATATTTATTTGATTACTTGTGTATTATTATATAATTATAATATATTTATAGCTTTATTTATAAGTTTAAAATTGTATTCAATTAATTATTTTTATTGGTATGGAACAAAACTATCTATTTTTGAAAATCCTAATTTTAATTGGATAAAACAATTTATTCGTTTAACAGATACAGGACATATTGCTTCTTGCATGGTATTCATAAATTATAAATTATTATCGTTATCACATAATGTGCATTTTATAATATTTATAGGTTATTTTGCGTGTAAATTAATGTTTAATTTGGAAGATGCGGATAGATTAATAGATGATGAATTAAATCTATCTCATATGGATATATCAACTTATATACATCATAGTGTACCTTATATGTTGTCATTATATCATATGTATATAACAGCAGCTAGTAATAATTGTGAAATTATGTATAATTATTCAAATATAATAAATACATATATTTGGTTATTTATGTGGTTTTTTTGTATATATATTCCGTGGCGTATTATTACAAATGATATAGTATATTCTATATTAGATACTAGAAATAAATATAATTTATGTATATCAATTTGTATAATTAGTTGTTTGCCTTTATTAGCAAATAATGTTGGATTTAAGATATGTAATTATTTTGAGAATAGTATATATTATAATTATGATGAATAAATAATATAATAAAACGATTTAAAGAAATTATTTTACATATTTAGTTTTATCTGTTTTATGTCTTTTTGAAATACTTATATGATAATTATCTATTTCTTTTACTTACACATTTAGTTTTATCTGTTTTATGTCTAGTATATCCAGTAGGACATTTTTTTCCATTTAAATTAATAGTATCAATTGGAGGAGCTATTGGAGGAGCAGCTGGAGGAGCTATTGGAGGAGCTATTGGAGGAGCTATTGGATGAGCTATTGGAGGAGCTATTGGATGAGCTATTGGAGGAGTTATTGGAACTTTATAATTTATTTTACTTACACATTTAGTTTTATCTGTTTTATGTCTAGTATATCCAGTAGGACATTTTTTTCCATTTAAATTTATAATATTTTGTTGTTTAGGAGGAGAAGGAGGAGAAATATTTTTATTTTTTTTAGTTTTACTTTTATTTAAAATTATATCATCAGATTTAATAAAAGAAAGAATTTTTTTTTGTTCACTTTTATTTCCGATTATATTTATATTATCTTGTTTAGAAAGATTTTTTTTAGATTTAATAAAAGAAAAAATTTTATTTTTATGATTTATATTTTTTTTTATACATTTTGTTTTATCTATTTTTGATTTAATATATCCATTAGGACATTTTTTTCCATTTAAATTTATAATAATATCATTATTTTCATTCAAATTATCTCTTGCCTCAAGAGCATCAATAATGATTGGTGGAGGAATTTCAGAAAGTTCTGGATTTTTTAATATAGGAACATCTAGCAATGGAACTTTTAATATAGATTTTCGTGATGGTATTATTAAATTTATATTTATAATTATTTGTTTTTCTACTAATGTATTAATGAATATAATAAATGGTTCTTGTTGAAAAAAAAATTCATCCAAAATAGTAAAATATTCTATTAGTTCACCCCAAGTATTTTTTACTATATAATAACATTTATCATTTTTCATTATATATCCAATTATTACCATACTGTGCGTGTGTGTAGTAGTAGAACTTCGGTTATACAATTTTTTAAATGGATTAATTTTAGATATATCAAATGATACATATATATATGCACCATTATCAAGTAATGATTTTACTATTTTACATCTATTCTCAAGATAAGATGGATTATTATTAATGAAACTTATCGTTAATTCATAATTATTATTAATTATAGATTCTTCATCTGATGAAAAGTCCAATGCTCTTTCAGGCGGAGCGTTTTTAAAAGACATCATTTTTATTAAATCAGAATTATTAAAAAAATTAGTTAATAATTGTATATTTGTTGGATTAAAAAAATTACTAACTTTTTTAATTTTTAAAGTTTTAGTTGATATTTGATATAAAAAAAGTGTTATACTTTCAAATGTTAAAAAAACTATACTTTTTCTATTAGATGAAGGATGTTTAGGATCTTTATTTAATGGGTCATATGGATGTATTTCATAATTTCTTCTTGTTATAATGTCTAAATAAAGAACTATAAAAATAAATACTACAATATTTATATATTCAATATCACCACATAAAATAGAAGATATTTTATCTTGATTTAAATAAAAGGCAGTTAAATCATAAAAATTATTACAATTTTCTTTATTTTTAATATTTAATTGTGGAATGATTTTTTTAAAAAATCTTAAAATCATACGAGCTGATGCGTATGCCCAACAATTACTATAAAATCCTTGATGGGTTCTTGTTAAAGATTTTATATCTTGTATATTTACACTTACATTACTCATATATATATTAATTATATATATATATTGAAATACTTATTGAATAAATGTTGAATATTTATAATAAACGATTTAAAGAGATTATCTATTTCTTTTACTTACACATTTAGTTTTATCTGTTTTATGTCTAGTATATCCAGTAGGACATTTTTTTCTTCCATTTAAATTAATAGTATCAATTAGAGGAGCAATTGGACGAGCAGCTGGAGGAACTATTGGAGGAACTATTGGAGGAACTATTGGAGGAGCTATTGGAACTTTATAATTTCTTTTACTTACACATTTAGTTTTATCTGTTTTATGTCTAGTATATCCAGTAGGACATTTTTTTCTTCCATTTAAATTAATAGTATCAATTAGAGGAGCAATTGGACGAGCAGCTGGAGGAACTATTGGAGGAACTATTGGAGGAACTATTGGAGGAGCTATTGGAACTTTATAATTTCTTTTACTTACACATTTAGTTTTATCTGTTTTATGTCTAGTATATCCAGTAGGACATTTTTTTCTTCCATTTAAATTAATAGTATCAATTAGAGGAGCAATTGGACGAGCAGCTGGAGGAACTATTGGAGGAGCTATTGGAGGAGCTATTGGAGGAACTATTGGAGGAACTATTGGAGGAGCTATTGGACGAGCTATTGGAGGAACTATTGGAGGAACTATTGGAGGAGCTATTGGACGAGCTATTGGAGGAACTATTGGAGGAGCTATTGGACGAGCTATTGGACGAGCTATATTTCCTTGTAATAATTGTGATATATTTAATTTTGATATAACACGATCATTTTTTGTGAAATCAATAAATATAACTCGATGATGTTTTATTTTTAATAAATCTTCTTCTAATATTGGAATTATATTTAATAATTTACCCCAAGAATTTTTAATTACAAAAACAGTATTATTATTATCATCAACAAAATAATGAATAATTATAAGAGAATGACCATATGCGCTTTGTCCTTTAACAAGTTGATTAAAACTAGATATATCATAATATACATATAAATTTTTATCAAGAATACTTTTAATTTTAGGAATTAATTTTTTATTAAGAACCATTTCATATTTTTTTGAATTATTAAAATCATTAATAGAATAATTTTTTTTATTACAACTATTAATTAAAGTGTTATTATTAAAGAAGTTACGTAATAATTGTAATTGTTCATTAGTAAATAAATGTGTATTTTGAACTAAATTAAAATCTATTTTTTTATGTGATATTTGATGAAAGAATTTATGAATAGTATAATAAATATTTTTAGTACTAGCACCTCTTATACATGATGGATGTTTAGGATCTTTATTTAATGGATCATATTTATAAATACTAACTTTAGGATTCATTATTTCATCTAAATAAATAACTATAAAAATATATAAAACAAGATTTATATATTCTATATTATCTCCACAAAAATGAGGAGATATTCTATTTTTATTTAAATAAAAAGCATTTAAATTATATAAATCATTACAATTTGTTTTTTTTTGAATATTTAATTCTGGAAATATATTTTTAATAAATTTTAAAATCAAACGAGCAGTAGCATATTCCCAACAATTTGCATATATATTTTGATCAGTAATTGTTGGAGATAGTTTATTAATTGCAGACATATATATAGTTATAATATTTATAATATAATTATAATTATGGTTATTTATATATAATAATTAAGTATTTTCAAAAAATGCTTTCTAAGTATAATGTGTGTTTTACATAAGAAAAAGTGTAAAAAAATGTATAAAATATATTGATAATATATATAGTAAATAATGTTTACTAAATTATATTTAGAAACTACAAATCCTAAATTGCCCTTTTCTGGGTTATTTAAACCTACCATATTTATGGTTATCATTATTTCTATTATTTTTCATACTTTTATTTACACTTCTTTTTCAAACTTAGTTAGTTATATATTTTTTGGTAAAATATTATCAAAGAGCATTAATATTCGATTGATTGTTTCTCTCTTACTCATTATGTTTTTTGGTTTTTTTGGTAGGTTTTTTCATGTAAAAGATATATATAAAGCATATGATTACAATATGGAAAAAACCAGAGAGCATCTAGATAAATTTTTTATAAATTGGATTTTTATTTCATAATAAAAGTAAGAATAAATTTATATATATAATAATATTTATTATTTTGAATATTACTAATATATAATTTGCAGTTATATATTAGTAATAATTTTATAATATATATAAATATGTTAGAATATTTATCATATATATTATGTTTTGGAATACTTATAATATTAATAATTTATTCTTATATAAAAATAAAATATGGATTTTGGGTAATTCAACCAGTATTTCATATATATGATATAGGATATATGTTGAATCCGCCAGGTATTATAGATACATTATTACCTAAAATAAATAAGTATTGTAATTTAAAAAATATAGAAACAATTGTATTTGATAAACTCACTTCATTACAAAATCAAAAATTTGTCAATTTTATAAAATTAAATTATCTTCAGAATAAAGATAATATTTTCTCTCCTCAATTAAATAATGTAATTCCTTATTTTAATAGTCATAATGATATATCATTTATTTCTTTTTTTAATGAAGAAAATAATATAAATGATGTTAAAAATAAAAATACTATAGTGGATTATAAAATTATAGGAGTAATGACATCTAGACCAATTCATATTAGTATTTATAACTCCAAAAAATTATTAGAATTTAAAGCATATTATGTAGATTATTTATGTGTTGATAAATTATATAGAAAAAAGGGTATTGCGCCACAATTAATACAAACTCATCATTATAATCAAAGACATACAAATAAAGATATAGTAGTCTCTCTTTTTAAGAGAGAAGGAGAATTAACTGGTATAGTTCCATTATGTGTGTATTCCACTTATGGATTTGAAGTTACTAAATGGGTAAAACCTGTAAATTTAACTGCAGATTATAAATTAATTGAAATAAATCCTCAAAATTTACATTTTTTAATAGATTTTATAAAAAAAACAAATTCTAGATTTGATATTAAAATAAATACTGAAATATCTAATATAATAGAACTTATAAAAACGAAAAATATATTTATATATGTTATAATAGTTGATGATAATATAATTTGTTCATATTTTTTTAAAAAGTCTTGTATAAAGATTGAGAAAAATATGGAAGTATTAACGTGTTTTGCGTCGATATCTGATACGGATGATAGTATTTTTATTCAAGGTTTTAAAATTTTATTTTGGAAAATAGCTGCTGAAAATAATTTTGGATTTGCAGCTATTGAGAATATTTCACATAATAATATAATAATAAATAATATTGTACAAAAAACAAAACCATTAATAATAAGTCCAACAGCTTATTTTTTTTATAATTTTGCGTATCATACTTTTAAATCTGAAAAAGTATTAATTTTAAATTAACGAATATATTTTCCAACTCGTACAAAAGAATCAGCAATGAAAATAATAAAAATTCCTAAAAAAGAATATAAAACGACTTCTTCCGTTACATTATTAGTTCTCTCATCTTGTTGATCTTCAAGTAATGTTATCATATAATTTAATTTTTGTAATAAAATATCTTGATTTTGAATATTTGGAGGAATATTATAATTTGTATTTTTTATAGGAACATAACCAGGTAATACACTTTTATAATAATCATCATTAGATTTACTATTTCCATAATTATTATAATCATTTAAATCTAAATTACTGCCATTTTGATAATTGGGTTGAGGTGATTTACCTAATGTATTTAATGTAGCATCATTGCTAGAAGTTATATTCATCATTTGTTCAAATGTTTTATCAACTCCGGATGATTTTGGTTTAGGTGGGAAATTATAATTATCATCACTATCATCATCAGCACTATTATGAATTTTTTCTAACACGGAATTTACTTTATTTGTGTCAAAATTTTCCTTTGGATATTTTTTTTGTGTTTTATTATGTGCTTGACGTTTTTTATTAATAATATTATTATCTGAATTATTTGAAAATGTATCCATATTATCATCAAATGGAGCGGCAAACATTGCTAAAGACATTCTTATTAAAAATTTAGATAATAATTTATTAAACAGACTGAAATTTATAAAACAAACTAACAATTATTTTTAAAATAAATTATATAAGAATAATTATATATGAGTTTTAATTTAATTAATAAAAATGTAGTAACTGCTTTCATTACTTTAGCTTGTATTATAATATTAAGTAATCATCATTATTTTAATTTTTGTATAAATACTCCTTTAGGTAGATTAGTTTTAATTTTATTTATTTTAGGAATAACTAGTATTAATGCTATTTTTGGTATAGTATTAGTATTTTTTATTATAATATTTAATCAAAATAATTTTATATATACAGAAGGATTTACCGATTCTTCGAATAATTTAGTAAATAATATTCAAAATAAAAAAAATGAAGTTATTCAAACAATACAAAATAAAATGGCGAATCAAACTGCAACTACAACATCTAGTTCTGCTTCTACTACACCTCCTCCTGTAACGACGACAACTGAAACGTTTGGTGGGAGAGAAGGTTTTCAAATGATAGATAGAGAAAGTGTTATGTTAAAAGGTAAGCGTTCCAATGAAATACCTGTTTTTTCTAATGCGCGTAATCAACAAGATAATGTAGAACCTACTGATAAATCTATATTTATGAATGATTATGCGAGTGTTTAATTCTTTAAGTAGTTTTAAAATATGTATTAAATATTTAAACTATGTATTAAATATTTAATTCTTTAAGTATTTTAAATACTTATTTTTAAGTATAAAAAAATTATATATTTATAATATAATGACAGTATTATTTGTTACTCAGTTCATTCATCTATTGGTAGATTTATTCGTTATGACTTATGCTTTTATATTTAATTCTATATATGATATATATTTCATTTGTTTTCTTTTATCACAAATTTTTCATTGGGGATTATTGAAAAATGAATGTATTATTAGTTATATTGAAAAAAAAATTATTAATCCTAATTATGAATTAGGATCATACCCATTTTGGAGTCCACATAGACAATTGTTTTTTAATAATTATACTAATTCTTTAAGAATATTATTTATTATAGGAGGATTAATTTATATTATATATCGAAATAAAAAATATTACATTAAAATTATAACTATTTTGGCTATCTCATTATGGTTATATTTCAACTTTTCTGTCCCAAAAATAAAATATCTTAATTTATATTAATTTATATTTTTAATTTTTTAGAATGGTTATATCTAATTATACCTATATAACAAAATATACTTAATGTTAAAATTAATAAATATTTAATATTTTTATGTTTATTTCTATAATATATATATAATAATACAGATAATATTATTACAAATTTCATTTTTAAAAAAAAATCATTATAAAATCTTTTCTCAAAAGGAACAAGAGAGATATTACTACCTAATTTATACTTTTTATTTATTAATTTTTTCTCAACATAATTTAATACACATTCATTTTTAAAAAATAACCAATGCAAAAATTGTAAAAATATACTTATAATAAAGTAAAAATCATACATTTGATTAAATAAAAATAAATAACTATATAGAAAAAAATCTAATGATATATGAAAATAATTCGTTACTTCTAATAATGTTTTTTTTTGTTTATTAGAAAGTTTATTAATTATATAATCTATAGTTCTAATTATATTCATCATATATTATATTCTTATATTATATAAACATTATATATATGAAATTTAATTATAACACTAAATGCTATACTTTTAAAAAAATAATATATACAGAAGGATTTTTAGACTATAGTCTTGATGCAACTTATATTATTCATTTAAAAAATAATGGAAGATTACAAGATATTTATGAACAATTGAAAATATATCAACCTACTAAAATAGTATATATCGTTTTTAATGAAGGATTCAAAAATTGTAAAAAACAAAATTATATTACAGATACTGCAGAAGATTTGGTTGATGTCAATATACAAATCTTTAAACACGCTAAAAATATTAATTATAATAATATTTTAATTCTTGAAGATGACTTCTTTTTTTCTGAAAAAATAAAATCTTCATTTCATCAACATAATATAAATACATTTATAAAATCTAATGACAACAATCCATTAATTTATTATTTAGGTTGTATTCCTTCATTATTATTACCATATGATTATTATAATTATAAAGTCATTTCAGCCTGCGTTACACACGCCGTAATTTATAATGCTCAAATAAGAGAAATTATATTAATCAAAGATCAATCCAATATAAAAGATTGGGACGCAGAACTGTATTTGTATATAAATAATAAATATAAATATACATACTATATACCTTTATGTTATCAATTATTTACAGAAACAGATAATTCTAAAACTTGGGGTAAATCAATACCTTTACAATCTTATTTTTCAAGTTATAATTTAATAGCAATGCACATTTTTAATTTTTTGGGAATGAATAAACATGCAGAACCTGGATATAGTATATTTTATTTTTGTTCAAAAATAACCATTTATCTATTAATATTAATTATAATATTGATTTTTATGAAAATATATAATTTAAAGTATTTTAAAAAATATTTTAAAAAGTAATATATAATGAATGTTAATCATAATACTAAATGCTATACTTTTAAAAAAATAATATATACAGAAGGGTTTTTAGATGATAGTGTTGATGCTACTTATATTATTCATTTAAAAGATAATGGAAGATTAGAACACGTTTATGAACAATTGAAAATATATCATCCTACTAAAATAGTATATATCGTTTTTAATGAAGGATTTAAAATTTGTAAAAAACAAAATTATATTACAGATACTGCGGAAGATTTGGTTGATGCAAATATACAAAATTTTAGACACGCAAATAATAATAATTATAAAAATATTTTAGTTTTAGAAGATGATTTTATTTTTTCAGAAAAAATAAAAAGTGATTTTCATCAACATAATATAAATACATTTATAAAATCTAATGACACGAATCCGTTAATTTATTATTTAGGATGTGTTCCTAATATATTATTACCATATGATTATTATAATTATACTGTTTTTAAAGGTGTTGCAGCACATTCTGTAATTTATAATACTAAAATGAGAGAAATTATATTAAATAAAAACCAAGATATAATTAAAGATTGGGATGTAGAATTATGGAATCATTTAAGATATACATATTATATACCTTTATGTTATCAATTATTTACAGATACTGAAAATTCTACAAATTGGGGTAAAGAATCACTATTTGATTTATTGGCATCAAAAATGGCTTTACAAATATATAAAATTTGTGGAATGAATAAACACGCAGAACCTGGATATAGTTTATTTTATTTTATTTCAAAAATAAACATTTATGTAATAATATTAATTATAATATTGATTTTTATGAAAATAAAGAAATTAAAGTGTTTTAAAAATATTTTAAAAAAGTATTTTAAAAAGTAATATATAATGGATGTTAATTATAATACACAATGTTACACTTTTAAAAAAATAATATATACAGAAGGGTTTTTAGATGATAGTGTTGATGCTACTTATATTATTCATTTAAAAGATAATGGAAGATTAGAACATATTTATGAACAATTGAAAATATATCAACCTACTAAAATAGTATATTTAATTTATAATGAAGGATTTAAAAATTGTAAAAAAAAATTAATAGAACAAATCTCATATCAAGATTTAACTGATGCATTTTTACAATGTTTTAAACACGCTAATAATAATAATTATAATAATATTCTTATATTGGAAGATGATTTTATTTTTAATTCTAATATAAAAAATAGAGAGACTTTACAAAATATAAATCATTTTTTAAATAAATATAAAGAAACTCAATTTATATATTATTTAGGATGTAATCCTATTTTTATTATTCCTTATACTTTAGATTTAAAACATTATAAATCATATAAATCTTGTTCTACGCATTCTATAATTTATTCTAAAAAAACTAGACAAACCAACTTAAATTTGTATTTAAAACATTGGGATGTTATTATGGAAAATAATATCAAAAATAGATATTTATATTATATACCATTGTGTTATCAAACATATCCAGATACGGAAAATAAAGAAACTTGGGTTGAAAAAGATAATATTGTTATTTTTTATATTAAAAAAAAAAGTATTCAAATATTAAATTTAGATAAATTTCCTGAACCCGGATTTACTATTATATATACGTTCTCCAAATTATTATTTGTTATAATAAGTATTTTAATTATTTATTTATTATATAAATATTTATTTATTTTTTATTTAAAAAATAAAAATAAACATAAACATAAATAAATATATTTTTTACTTTTTAATTTTATAATTTTAATTTTATAATTTTAATTTTATAATTTTAATTTTATAATTTTAATTTTATAATTTTAATTTTATAATTTTAATTTTAATTATAAAATTATAATTATATATGAAATATTTATATTTTTATATTTGTTTTTTAATTTTTATTATTTGTATATTTGCATATTTTAATGTAAAACAAAGTGTAGAAGCATTCACTCCAAAAATACGTTCGCTTTATAGACCATATATTAGAAAAGCACGTATTATGAGCAAAAATATGTATGATAAAACATCTAGTAATGTTTCTAATATTTTTAGAAAAACAGGATTAATTTAAAATATAATATTCTATTTTATTATATAATGAGAGATAAAGATAAAATACAACAACCACAATTCGGTGGAGAAGGAATGTCCTTTTTTTCATCAGGACTTTATTTTTTTAATCATCATATTATGTATTTAAATAATAGTAAATTTTTTGCAGGTATAATTATGATACTTCTTAATATTGGTTCTAAATTTATTACAATTCAATTTAGTAGATCGACAGAAGAATATATGAAATATACTGTAAGCAAACAAATATTAGTATTTGCTATGGCTTGGATGGGTACTCGTGATATTTATACTGCACTTGGTTTAACTGCTATATTTACTATTTTATCTGAACATTTATTTAATGAAGAAAGTTCTTTATGTATTGTACCTACTGATTATAGAATTTTACATAAATTATTAGATACTAATGAAGATGGAGTTGTTAGTGAAATCGAATTAGCCGCAGCTATTACTGTATTGGAAAAAGCAAAAAAAGAAAAACAAAGAAAAAAACAAAAAGAATCTTTTCAAAATTTTCAATTTACTAAGATATAATCTTATGTTTATGTTTACGTGTTTTATTTTTGTATGTTATTAAATTAGATTTTTGTGTAATAGTATGTTTATTATTTTCTAAATTTGAATCTTCGTCATCAATACCACCACCGTTTATATTATCTGAAGAATTAAGATCTTCAGCAATTTTTTTTGAAAGTTCTAAAATAAGTTGATTTGGAATATTAGAAGAATCATTAGAAGAATCATTTGAAGAATCATTTGAAGAATCATTCGAAGAATCATCTTGACATACTGCTGGAATAACATATGGTTTACCTATAAAATTATAATATGATTTTTTTACTGCATTTTTTTGATGATTGCATTTTAATTTACTTAATTTATCATCAGGTATAGTTGTACCCGGATATAAATACAATTCGACTGTTATATAATATGATAATAATGAATTAGTTGTTTGAGTATTAGAAGTATTTGTCTGAGAAGTTATTGATTTATTAAATTCTGAGTCTGTATTATAATTTTCTCCTTGTTTAATTTGACTTGGAATTTTATTTAATTGTTCATCAGCAATACTATTTTGATCTGTTGAATTATTTTTTTTCTTCTCAATAATCCAATTACCTTTATCCCATTGAACATCTGTAATAACATATGGTTTGTTATCAATATATATAATACTATATTCTGGAAATAACATATCAACAGTAATACCAATATTACTATCTATATCTTTATTATTAGTAGCATCAGTTAAAAGTTTAATTTTATCATCATCACCAGTTTCATCTTTTGTTGATTTTTCATCTTTTGTTGATTTTTCATCTGTTGTTGATTTTTCATCTGTTGTTGATTTTTCATCTGTTGTTGATTTTTCATCTTTTGAACTTTGAGATGTATCGTCTAAATCTATACTATTTGTAAAATTTATTAAAGTTTCAAATAATTGTGTATTAAAAAAAAAAGATTGTATTTTTTTTTTAGGTATAATATTTAGAACTTTTGAATTTAAATTAGTTAAAGGATTAAATAATATTATAGAACTATCTATATTAGGTATTGTCATAGTTGGTTTATAATTTATTTTTGTATGTCCATTAACACCTGTAATAAGTATTATATTTAATTCATTTGGTATTATGGAATATTTATCCTTATCATTATCATTATCATTATCAGTATTAGTATCAGTATTAGTATCAGTATTAGTATCAGTATTAGTATCAGTCTTTTTATCATCATCATCATCATCTTTAATTATAGTACTCATAATTTATATAATAATAATATATATTTAAATAATAATATTATTAATATTATAAATTTAATACAACATCATTACTAATAATATCACTATGAATAATACTATTTAATTCTAATTTATAATTTAATCTAAAATTATTAATATCATTTTGATTCCACCAAATATCTTCAATATTTACATAATTACAAATATTAAATATTAATCGTACATGAATAATATTATTGAATTGTATTTTCTTTTTTTTTTTTTTAAAAA